GACAAACGTAAAGATAGTTCTGGTAATGTTATTGAGGATGGTACACTTAATATACCATTCTTTTTAATTAGTTATGGTATCCAAAATCAACACTATTTCAAGAGTGTTAAGATAGACCAAAGTGAATTTACTGAAACTGACGAATCGCTTCAAATTATTGAAGACATTTCACAAACTGGTGATAAGAGACAACCAGTTTATAATGGTCAAAACTTATTCAATGTTTACTCAAGAAGAGGTTATAATGTAAACGTTGAAATGATGGGTGATGCCATGATTCAACCTATGATGTATTTCCAATTGGATGATATACCAATGTTTAGAGGTGCTTATCAAATTTATAAGGTTAGTCATAGTATAACACCACATAATATGGTGACTAGATTTACTGGTAATAGAGTTAAGAGGACTAGAACACCACTTATAACTGCTCAAGAATTATTTATGAATTTATTAGGTAGTCTTGAATCTCTTAATGAAGCGACTGGTGGTTCTGGTGGTAATAATTCAAATACTAGTAATAAAACACCTAACCTTACGACTATTAATGGTTCAGATGGTTTCTATGTTGAAGTTAATGGTAACATATATATTGCTGATAAAAGTAATGGTTTAGCTGGTGAAAAACTTAGAGAATTTATGAAGGATTTAAGTGATTATTTAGCTGCTGCTTTCCCTTCTAAAAATATTAGTCTAGCTTCTAATGGTATCACCAGAAGTTTACAAGAAACAGTTGCTGGTGGCCCAGGAAGGGATAAAAAATCTAAACATGGAGCTGGTTTAGCAATTGATGTTGTTTTCACTGGTAATTATAATGGTGTTATATTAGGTAACCCATACAATAAGAATGATAAAAGAGACCCATATGGTTGGGTTAGTGGTAATTTAACTGTTGTTAAAGATAATGGTGTAATGACTAAAATAAAAGAATTTTTAACTACTAACACTAAATGGAAAGATACTATTAAGTGGGGTGGAGATTTTAGTAATTCTGGTACAAGAGGTAGGCAGAATATCAAATCAACTGTTAGTGGAATAAATGATTTTAGTATTAGAATAGATGAAGTACATCACTTCGAAATTGTCGATAGTAAAATGGCTCAATTTTTTACTAAATGGGAAACACAGATGAAGAATCTTGGTTTAAGTATACCACAAAAACAAAGTGATTTAGCTGATATTTACCAAAAAGCCTTCTCATTTAATGCTGATAGTAAAATAGTTAATCAAGAATTAAAAGATGATAAAACAACTGGTGACGCAACTAACTATGATACTAATATTAATAGTTAAAATTTGTATTTTCAGTTATTTTTAAGTATATTTGTATCATGATTGGTAACATAATTACTTCTGATAGTTTAAAGGTTGATGAAAACTTTAATGTTGTGGATTCTCTTAATGATATTATAGAGGGAATCCCTACATTAATTATTGGGCTTGATAATGTTAAAAAACTTGATACTAAATTAAACTTTGTAGATAGAAAGTTAGATGATTTAACTTACTGGACATTTAGTAAAAAAGAGAAGAGGGTTCTTTTTGAAGAAGATTTATTTTATTTTATTGAAAATTCTTATAAACACGTTAAGGATAGTGTTGAATATATCTTTATTGATTTTATTTTATTTAGTGATAGAAAAGTTAGTAAAATCTTTAATAAGATAAAAGAATCAAATAATAATATAACTTTTGTTAATGAGAGAATGGTTTATATTTATTCCGAAAAATATTTATTTGGTATTGATTTAAAACAAGTTGAATTTTTAGGATATAATTTAGACTTATTTTTAGTTAAGATAAAAGAATTATCTATGGTCTTTTTGGATAATAGTGAGATACTTATAGAATATAAAAATAACTTAGGAATGCTTGACGATGAAGTTAAGTATATCCCACTATTATATTCTATAAATAAAAATGGATAAAACAATATTATTAGCATCATTTATTTTTCCAGAAAGACTTGATTGGTTTTTAAATTATTTGGATAATAAATTTGGTGTTAATAAAGAAAGTGTATTTGTATTTAAAAACTTAGATGATGAATCTAAGTTAATCGTAACTTTTAAGTTTGTTGTAAAAAATAACAAGAAAGTTAATTTTAAAAATATATTCCCTAATGCAATCCTTATTCACAAGAAAGGTACATGTATTTATACTATTAATGCTTTAAATAAAATGATTGAAAACCAACATCCTGGTAGTGTTGGTAACATTGATTATAAATCTGTTAAAATTAATTGGGAAGAATATCAAGATAAAATACTCTTATACAAAGATAATGAATTGAATATATATAACATAAAGCGTATTTTTTAAGTATTTCCATATATTTATTAGTATAACAAAGGTTAAAATTATAAGTTATGGATAATAAAAATTTAAAAAACAGTTTAAATGATTTTCTTTCTGATGAAGAAAAGAAAAAACAAATGGAAGCTATGCAAAACGACCCTAATATGGATTGCAGTTCTGGTACTTGTGTTATCAAGGGGGATAAATCATTAGTTGAAAGAATCAATAAAAAAATAATTACAGAAGATGGTAGACAACTTCTTTTCTAAACATAAACTAAGATGCGTAAAAATAAATTAAATAAAGAACTACTTAACGAGGAATTAAAAAAGTTTAAATTAATGTCTGAGTACGCTTTTTATGAAGATAGAGCTGAACCAGAATTAAAGAGTGGTGAAGAAATCATTTTAGGTGATTTAAACGAAGAGGACCCAGTTGAGGATGAAGAAGATGCTGGTGATTTACCATTCGGAAGTGAAGATGCTAGTAGTGAAGAATCATCAGATGAAAAATCAGCACCAGAAGAAGAACCAGAAGGAGGAGCGGAAGGTGAAGAAGGTTTATCATTTGGTGATGAAGAAGGTGATGATGAAGAAGACTCTTTTAGTTCTGAAGAACCATCGCCAGAAGAAGAACCAGAAGAAGACTCTGTTGAGTTAGATGTTACCGAATTAGTTAAGGGTTCTGAAGAAGCTAAAGCATCAGCTGACGCTGCAAATGCTAAGATAGACCAATTAATGCAAATGGTTTCTAAATTAGAAAACGCTACAAAGGGTATGGATGCTATAAGTAGTAAGATTGAAAATCTTGAAACTGAATTCGAGAAGAGAAACCCAACCGAAGAGGAAAAATTAGAAATGCGTTCATTAAGTTCCGCACCATATAATCTTAAATTAACTGATTTCTGGAAAGATAAAGAAGGTATTTATGATGTTATGGGTGATGAAAATAAAGAACCAAAAGAGTATGTATTAACTAAAGATGATATTGATGCTGATTATAATGAAATTGATGCTAAAAACAGTATCTATGATAATCCATTTGAAGAAGACGAAATTTAAAAATTAAGTTTAAATACTATATTTAAAGGGGATATTAACGTATCCCCTTTATTTTTTTCATAAAAAACTTGCATTTAGATTTAATATATGGTATATTTGTGAAGAGAGTTAAAAAAAGTGATTAAAAAAAATCTCTAAAGTACTTTACTTTCCTAGGTTTTGAAGTATATTTAGAGTATCAAAAATGTTGCTAATATTGTTTGATATTTTATGAATTTTACGAATATGAATTTTACGAATATGAATTTTACGAATATGAATATTAAAAATTAAGATTTACGAATATTACACTTTATTACAACAATTAATAACAATTTAAAAAAAAATAAAAATTATGAGTGACGTTTTTGAAGCAATGATGAAGCAGTATGAAAATGCTGGAAAGACTAGTACAAACACTAGCACTAACAAGAAGTACGATTTAAAAAATTATTTCAGTACTTATCTAAAAGATGGTATCAATTCTGATACTAAGAGAATAAGAATCTTACCGCCAGATGAAGGACAAGAAACATCATTCACAGTAATGTGGGGTCATAAGGCTAAAGTTGATGGAGAATGGAAGACATTCCCATGTCTTAAACATGAAGAAGGTGAAGCATGTCCATTTTGTGAAGCAAGACAAGTATTGTTAGCTACAGGTAAAGAATCTGATAAAGAATTAGCTAAGAAGTATTCACCTAGAATGATGTATGTTGTTAAGATTATTGATAGAGATAATCCACAAGAAGGTGTTAAGTTCTGGAGATTTAACCACAATTACAAGAAAGACGGTGTATTAGACAAAATTATGGGGGCTATTAAAACAGCCGAGCATGACATTACACATCCAGAAACTGGTAGAGATTTATCTCTTGATATTCAGAGAGACCCTACTAACGGAATTCCAGGTGTAAAATCTATAAACAACGTAATGCAACAAACTCCATTATCTGATGACCCAGAACAAATGAAAGCTTGGTTAGAAGATAAAAGAACATGGAGAGATGTTTATTCTACAAGGTCATATGATTACTTAGCTATCGTAGTAGGTGGTGAAACTCCTGTGTGGGATAAAGAAAAAGAATGTTACGTTTCTAAGGAGTCTAAAAATAAAGAAGCTGACCAAAAAGAAGTTGGTGATTTAGATTCTGAATTAACAATGGGTTTAGCTAACGCAACAACTAAAACCGAAATAAATTTAGAGACTAAAACTTTTGAGGCCCCAGTTGTTGAGGTTAATACTACTGAGGTAAATACAACAACTGAAGAAGATGAGGATGATGACTTACCATTCTAATCTATATAATTAAATTAAATAGGGGTAACTTTAAAGTTACCCTTTTTTAAGTAATAATAAATTGTAAATTTTAAAAATAAATTAAATATGAGTATGGCTAAAAAGGCACCAAAAAAACCAGGTGATAAGAAAGGTTTCGACTTATCATCATTTAAAAAAAATAATGGAATGGATGTAACTGTTAAAGAAAAAGACCTTACATGGATTCCTATGTCAGATGCTTTTCATGAAGCGTTAAAGATTCCAGGTTTAGCTAGAGGGTATTTTACTTCATTTAGAGGCTACTCTAATACAGGTAAATCTACAGCTATTTATGAGGCTGTTGCTGGGGCTCAAAAAATTGGGGACCTTCCAGTAATTATGGAAACTGAAGGTAACTGGTCTTGGGAACACGCTAGAAATATTGGTGTACAATTTGAAGAGATTGTTGACGAACAAACTGGTGAAGTTATTGATTATGAAGGTGATTTTATCTTTATGAATGGTGATGACCTTTTAAAGAGGTATGAAACATTTGATTATTCAAATGGTAAAGATGGTAGTAAACCACTTAGAGGTGAACCAGTTATTGAAGATATTGCTAGATTTATGACTGATTTACTTGATGCACAAGATGCTGGTGATTTACCTAGGAATTTATGTTTCCTTTGGGATTCAGTAGGTTCAATTAATGGATTCAAGTCTGTTATGTCTAAATCTAATAATAATCAATGGAATGCTGGTAGTATGGAGACTGCATTTAAATCTCTTACAAATCATAGAATCCCAGCTTCTAGAAAAGAAGGTAAGCCTTATACTAATACTTTTGCGGTTGTTCAAAAGATTTGGTTGGATAATGAAAATAAAGTTATCAAACATAAGGGTGGTGAAGCATTCTTCTATTCACCAAGAATTATTGTTCACTTTGGTGGTATCCTTTCTCACTCTACATCTAAATTAAAAGCTACTTCTGGTGGTGAAACGTATCAATTTGGTATTGAAACGAAAGTTAGATGTGAAAAGAACCAAGTAAATGGTATTGAGGAACATGGTAAATTAGCATCAACACCACATGGATATTGGAATCCAGCTAAGATTGATGAATACAAAAAAGAACACAAGGATTACATTCTTGCAAGACTTAACACTACTCTTGATGACTTTACAATCGAGAAAGAGGAACAAGGATTCGGAATGGATGACTTAGGAGAGTAAATTTATTGTTTAACCTTTTAAAAAGGTAATATGAAAAGAAGACCGCCAAAAAATGGTAAGGTAACTGAAATACAAAACACATTACTAGTTGACGGGAACGCCCTTTATAAGAGGGGCTTTCTCGGAGCTAGAAATGAATACAATCGAAATGGTGAACATATCGGTGGTATATATCAATTTATAACGGTCCTAAGAAAAATACTTGATGAAAATATATTTCACAAGTGTTATGTTTTTTGGGATGGTGAATTTTCTGGTAAGTTAAGATGGGAGATTTACAAGGATTACAAGAGTGGTCGTGGTAAAGATTATATAAATGGTACAAAACCAGAGGATTTAGAAGAAGTAGCACAACGAATGGTTGTGTTTAATTACCTAGAAGAATTATTTATTCGACAAATAATTCACGAAAAAGTTGAAAGTGACGATTTTATTGCGTATTATTGTAATACTAAATTAGAAAATGAAAAAATAACTATTATTACAAGTGATAGGGATTTATGTCAATTAATTAATGATGATGTTAGAATTTATATGTTAGATAAAAGAACTTACATTAAACCAAGTAATTTTAAGGAACACTTTCCTTATCATTATGAGAACGTTGCATTAATTAAAATCCTTTGTGGTGATAATAGTGATAGTATTAAAGGTGTTAAACGTCTTGGCGAAGGGACATTACTTAAACATTTCCCAGAGTTAGCTGAGAGAAAAATGGAATTAAATGAAATAATCGAAAAAGCTAGAGAGTTACAAGAAGTTAGACTGAGTGAGAAAAAAAAACCACTTGCAGTCTTAGACAATATCATCAATGGTACAACCGATGGTATACAAGGAGACCAACTATATAAAATTAATGAAATGTTGGTTGATTTATCTAAACCACTCTTAACAGAAGATGCATTAGAGGAAATTGATTTACTTAAGCAATCACCACTTACTGGTGATAGAAGTATTAAAAATGCTTACAGAATGCTTAAGGAAGACGGTATTGATACAATGCTTGGTGAGTTTAGATATGATAACTATCTTTTACCCTTTAAAAAATTAATGGAGAGGGAGAAGAAAAATAACGAGGTAATAAATTAAATTAAATATGAAAAACCAAAAAAGTAAGAAGAATTTCTGGGAAAATTTTAGATTTGAATTCATTCTTTACAAAAAGAATGGTAAAGAGAAAAATGGTGATAATCACATCATTTGTCAAAGACTTTTTGATGTAAGGGGTTATAATGAAGATGTTTTAAAATCTTATGAACTTAAAGAGTTAATGGATAACATTGTAGGTGTTGAGGTAGGAACTATTGGTAGTATGGGTATTATCCCTAGCTATTTTAAAAAGCTTTCAAAGGAAGTTTGTTGGAATACTTACAACCCGTATAGAATTAATACTGGTGATGAGAATAAAAATATCTTCGAAGATGAAGACTTATTTACGTTTGAAATTAAGGTTGATAAGAAAGTTGTTGCCACATCAGCATTTTCTGGTAACTGGTTTCAAACTGATGTAAGATATGCAGTTAATATCAGAGAAATTATACCAGATATTATTGATGAAATTCAAGAATATTTTTCTAGAAATAGCTATACAACAACATATGAGGGGTATGACTTAACTTTTGAGTTTCCACCATATGATTTTGAAATTAACTAACATATTTATTAAATACAAGTTTTAAAAAATGGGTAAAATAAACAAAGACAATTTAGGTTATTTAGGTGTAGATTTTCAACACAGATTATTACAACAAATTTTAGTCGATAGAAGGTTTGGTGAGTCTATTGTTGATATTTTAAACCCAAATTATTTTGAAGATAGTTTTTTAAGAGTTGTTTGTGGAAAAATAATTGATTTTTATGATGAATACGAGAATATTCCAGACATTCAAAGTCTGGAATCTATTCTTGTTAGTAATACCACTGATGATATCGAAAAACAGTTACAGTTAGATAGATATGATAGAATTAAGAATGCTGATTTAAATAATGGTTTGTATGTCCAAGATACAGCTATGAAGTTCTGTAAACAACAAGAACTTAAAAAATCAGTTAAGGAAATAAATGAAATTATTGAAAAGGGTGACCTTGAAGACTACATTAAGTGTGAAGAAATACTTAAGAAAGCTTTAGAGGTTGGAGAAAACAAGGATGACGGTATAGATGTATTTAATGATTTAGAACATGTATTAGCCGATGATTTCAGAAACCCAATACCAACTGGTATTAATGGGCTTGATTCGTATATGGATGGTGGTTTATCTAAGGGTGAATTAGCAGTGATTTTAGCGGCTTTTGGTGTTGGTAAGACAACAATGTTCACTAAGATTGCAAACCACGCTAAAAACGTAGGACAAAACGTTCTACAGATATTCTTTGAAGACAACCCAAAGGTTATCCAAAGAAAACACTTGACATGTTGGGCTAACTTAGAACCAGACGTTGATATAACACTTAATGATTTAAGTCCTAATAAGGAATTAGTTTTTAATATAGCTAGTCAAAGAGAAGCGCAACCAGGTGTAATTAAATTAAAGAAATTCCCTAGTGATGGTACAACAATACCTCACATCAAGCAATATATTAAAAAGCTGATTGCGCAAGGATTTAGACCAGATATCGTTTTAGTTGACTACATTGATTGTGTTCAACCTACAAAGGCTTTTAAAGACGAATATGCTGGTGAGGGTAATGTAATGAGACAATTTGAAACCATGTTAGCAGAATTAGATATTGCTGGTTGGACAGCGGTACAAGGTAACAGAAGTGCGATTAACGCAGAAACTGTTGATTCTACAATGATTGGTGGTTCAATTAAGAAAGGTCAAATTGGACACTTTATTGTTTCTATTGCTAAATCCCTTGAACAGAAAGAAAGTGGGCATGCTAATATGGCCATTTTGAAATCTAGATTTGGTAAAGACGGAATCGTATTTGAAGATATCATATTTGATAACGGTAGAATTAAGATTGATATGACCGAAGGTGGAGAACAAGGTAAGACATTCCTTCAAACAGAAGAAGTAAAAGAAGTGAAAGCTCAAGAACGTGTTAACATGTTAAGAGATGCAATGATTAAGAGGCAACAAGCTAGTGGAGTTGAGGATAATAATCAAAATTTAAATTAAAAATAATATGTATTTAAAAAATTCGGATACAGAGAAAAGGTATTCTATTTTCCCTATTAAGAATCAAGACTTATGGGATGCGTACAAGGCAGCTGAGAAACAAACGTGGGTTGCAGAAGAAGTTAATTTAGCTCAAGATAGATACGATGAGTTAAGTAATGATGAGAAGTTTTATTTAAAAAATATTTTAGCTTTCTTTACTATATCTGATGGATTAGTGATTGAAAATCTTTGTGATAATGTTATAACAAACGTAGATATTGAAGAAGCTAAGTATTACTACCAACACCAAGCATTTATTGAACAAGTACATGCTAATGGTTATTCTCTTCTAATCGATACTTATATTAAGGATAATAAAGAGAAGACTGATTTATTCAATTCTATGATTACTAACCCAGCCGTTAATGCTAAAGCTTCATGGGCTGAGAATTGGTTAAATAATGGTACGTTTGTGGAAAAATTAATCGCATTCGCATGTGTTGAAGGTATTGCATTTTCTAGTGTATTTGCTGGTGTGTTCTATTTTAGAAGTAGAAATAAGATGCCAGGATTAGCTGAGATGAATGAACTTATCCTTAGAGATGAAGGTTTTCACTATGAGTTCGCTGTACAAATGTTTAAACAATATGTTAAAGATGAATACAAACCTAGTAAAGAAGCTATGAAAGAAGTTATTCTTTCTTGTTATGAAACTGAAAAGAAATTCGTAGAAGAGTCTTTACCAGAAGGTTTACCAGGCCTTACTAAAGAAATGATGATTCAATATGTTGAATTCGTAACAGATGTTGTGTTAAAGGATTTTATTGGAGAAACACACTTCAATGTTAAGAACCCACTTGATTACATGAAAAAGATTGGATTATCATCTAAAAATAATTTCTTTGAAAGAAGAACTGGGGGTGGTTATACAAGAGTTGAGATGCCAGAAGAACATGAAGATATTTTTGGTTCTGATGATTTTTAATAATTAATATAACAAAAAAAATATAATGAAGATAATAAAAAGAGATGGACGTAAACAAGCGTTTAACCCTAATAAAATCCTTACAAGACTTAAACAACAATCTAAGAGTCTTAAGGTAGATAATACGTTATTATTCCAAAAGGTTGTACCACATATTACTGATGGTATGACTGCTACGGATATTGATGAAATTATAGCATTTCAATGTGCTGATTTATCTATTCAACACCCAGACTACGCTGTGTTAGGTGGGAGGATTCTAATTTCAAGACAATCAAAGTTATTGGAAGTTGAAACAATGCCAGTAGATGATTTATTTGATACATTTGCGGCTTCTACATTCCTTAAGAAGTACTCAATGAAAAATTCAGAAGGGGTACCAGTAGAAATTCCATCAATGATGCATGATAGAGTTGCACATCATTTATATCCAGATTCTTTTAAAGAAAGAAGAAAGTTAAAGGTTGAGTTATCTGAAAAGAAAATTAATTTTGCTACACCTATTCTTTCTAACTCTGGAGTTGAAGGTAGAAATGGTATGATTTCTTGTAACCTTACTACTCTTTATGATGATTCTATTGAGGGTATTAATGCTACTCTTGATAAGATTTCCCATGGTTCTAAAGAAGGTTCTGGTATTGGACTTAATATCGATGTTTTAAGAAGTTCTAGAAGCCTTGTAAAGTCATTTAAGGGTTATGCTGGTGGTGTCGTTAGATTTGCTGATATGGTACAATCTCATATGAGATTCTATAAACAAGGTAATAGGTCTGGTTCTTGTGCTTTATACTTATCAACTTGGCATAGAGATATTCTTGAATTCTTAGAGTTAAGACTTCCTATTGGTGAAGAGTTAAATAGAGCTAGAGATTTATTTACAGCTGTAAGTGTTGATGATGTATTCATGAAAGCACTTACCGATAATCAAGCATATTATTTATTCTGCCCAAATGATATTATCGAAGCTGGTCTTAAACCTTTCCACACTATTCATGGTGAAGAATTTAAAGAAGAATATAATAAAGCTATCGACTTAGGTTTAGGTCACAAAGTCGAACCAAGAAAGATTTGGGATGCAATCATTCGTTCTCAAGTAGAATCTGGTACACCTTATGTTTTCTATAAGGACAATGCTAATAGAAGGAATATGCAAGATAATATTGGTGTGGTTGCACAATCAAATCTTTGTATCGAAATTATGCAAGCTTCTAAACCAGGTTATACACCACAATGTACATTAGCTTCAGTTAATTTAGCTGAACATGATGATATTAAGAGTATTTCAAAATCTGTTAAGGTTTTAGTTAGAGCATTAAATCAAGTAATAACTAGGAATAAATGGTCTGATGAATGGAGTGCTAATGCTGGTATGGACCAAAGAGCTATTGCTATTGGTGTTGCTGGTATGGCTGACTTTTTTGCTAAGAAAAAAATATCTTTTGAATCTGAAGAGGCTAAGGAATGGACTGAAAAGATTTTTGAAGCAATGTATAAATCTGCTGTTGAAGAATCAATGGCTTTAGCTATAGAAACTGGTGAAAATTATCCAGCATATGAAGGTTCAATGTATTCAAGAGGTGAAACTTATATTGAAGGATGGTCCCCATTAAAAGAGGGTGAACCAATCCCTATGATGAATTCACTTTTATTAGGTCTTATGCCTACCGCATCATCTGCAATTCTTTTAGGTGCGTTTGAATGTTTTGAACCAATCACATCTAATATTTTTACAAGAATGGTTGGTGATGGTGAGTTTATTGTTGTAAACAAGTACTTAGTTGAAGAATTAGATGAATTAGGGTTATGGACTGAAGAGGTTAGGAATCAATTAATCGCCAATGAAGGTAGTGTTCAAGATATTTCTGAGATTCCAGAAGATATAAGATTCAGATATAAAACTGTTTGGGAAATCCCTCAAAAGGCTTTATTAGACTTATCTATTATAAGAAATAAGTATGTAGACCAGTCACAATCTCTTAATGTGTACCATTCGGATGCTAAGTACTCAAAAATTTCAAGCGCATTAGTTTATGCTTGGAAGAATGGACTTAAAACTGGTGCTTATTATACTAGAACTAAATCTAAATTAGGTAGCAATAAGAAATTATCTGCTACTGACAATACACAAGTTGTTAAGAAACCAGAAAACTCTATGTTTACCTGTGCTGGTGGTGGATGCGATGCGTGAGGCTGTGAAGCTTAAATTTTTTTAATATTAAAAGGGGATTTCGAAAGATTTCCCCTTTTTTTATTGTTCTATTTATTTTTCAAAAATATTTATTATCATATTTATCTATAAAGTGAATAATATGGCTGGAAACGGAAAATATATAAATATAGCATTCCCATTTCAAGAAAGTAAAAGAGGTTTCTTTGTTGAATTAAATAATAGTGATAAACACGCTATTAAATCAGATTTAATGCATTTAATACTTACTAGGAAGGGTGAAAGGCTTTACATGCCAGAATTTGGTACTGATTTACTTAAATTTATTTTTGAACCAAATGATACGACAACACTTAATGCTATTAAACAAGATATTACTGATACAGTAAAAAAATATTTACCTAATTTACAAATAAACGATGTTATTGTTGAGCAATCAGAAGAAAATGAAGCTTTAACTACTATAAGAATTGATTACACAGTAACAGAAGGTGTTTTTCAAGAAACTGACTTTGTTATTATACAAGTATAAAAAAAACTAATTATGGCTAAAAAAATAAATTATTACGCTAGGAATTTTGCCGATGTAAGAACAGAACTACTTAGTTTTGTTAGACAATATTATCCAGATATTTTTAATGACTATAACGATGCCAGTGTTGGTATGATGCTTTTGGAACTTAACGCTGCTGTTGGGGATATGCTTTCATTCCATACTGACCGAATGTTTCAAGAAACACAAATTGATTTTGCACAAGAAAGAAATTCAATTCTTTCAATGGCTAGAACGTTTGGCCTTAAGGTTCCTGGTAAAAGACCATCAGTGACTATCTGTGACTTTTCAGTTACGGTACCAGTATTAGGGGATACATTTGATGTTAGTTATTGCCCTATTATTGATAGGGGGTGTCAAGTTAGTGGTGCTGGTAAAATATTTGAAACAATGGATGAAATTGATTTTTCTAGTCCATTTACTACTGGTGGTATTCCTAATAGACTTGTTTTACCAAATCTTGATAACAATGGTAATGTCATCAATTATACAATAACAAAGAGAGAAATGGTTGTTAATGGTTTAACTAAGATTTTCAAAAGAACTATTAGTAGTTCAGATGTTAAACCGTTTTTTGAGGTTATATTACCAGATGATAATGTATTATCAATTAACTCAATAATTACACTTGATGGTACAAATTATTCAAATAACCCAACAAATGCTCAATTTTATAGTGAAGACCTTAGATGGTATGAAGTTAACGCCTTAGCTGATGATTTATTATTTATACCAGACAATACAAGGTTAAGTGATAATTCAACTGTTAAGCCAGGTAAATTCAAAAGAATAGACCAAAGATTTATTAGAGAATATACGGATAATGGATTTACTAAGATTATATTTGGAGGTGGTACTGAAGACATTTCAGCGCTTTGTGAATTTGACGTAAATAAAAACTTAGTTAATAGGATAGGTGACTTTATTAATAATACATCATTAGGGTTAACAGTAAGTCCTAATAAAACGATGTTTATATCATATAGAGTTGGTGGTGGTGCTAATACAAATATAGGACCTAATGTTATAACAACTGTTACGCAAAAAAACATGGCAGTTAACGGTTCTAACCCTACTAATAACCAAAGAGTTATTAATTCACTTAAGGTTAATAATCCACTACCAGCATTAGGTGGTAAGGATGAACCTTCAATAGAAGAATTAAGGAATCTTGTTAGATATAATTTCTCGTCACAAGAAAGATGTGTTACTATTGAAGATTATAAAACAAGAATTGCTCTTATGCCAGGGGAATTTGGTATTCCATTCAGAAATAATGTAATGGAGATTCAAAACAAAGTTAAGGTTTATACCCTTGTATTAGATGAAGAAAGTAAGTTAAGTACTTCATTAACATCAACACTTAAGGACAATATAGCGACTTATCTTTCTGACTACAGAATGATTAATGACTATATAGAAGTTGATAATGGTAAAGTCTTTAATTTAGGTTTTGAAGCTGATTTATTTGTTGATAAACAGTTCTCTCAATCAGAAGTGATTTCTCAAGTAGTTACCACTATAAGAGATTATTTTGATATTAATAAATGGGGTATGGGTGATAATATTTATTTAGCACAACTTATTGAGCAAATAAATAATGTACCAGGTGTATTGAATGTCATTGATTTAAGAGTTTATAATAAAGTTGGGGGTGGTAAGTATTCAAGTAATGAAGTACCTCAACCATATAGTGATAATGCTACAAGACAAATAGACTTATTGGGTGAATACACACTTTTTGGCGACCCAATTGGTATGTTTGAAATTAAATATCCAGCAACAGATATAAAGGTAAGAGTTAAATAATATTCACTTTATCTTTTTTAATTGTTATATTTAATTATAACAGTTTAAAAAAAAAATAAAAATTATGGGTTGTAATTGTAAAAGTGGTAGAGAAAATGTTTTAGGATTCGATACCAATGAAAATGTTGAAATAAAAAATAGATTCAGTTGGGTTGGTTTATTAATTTTTATAGTTAAAACATTTTTATACCTTATTTCATTAGTGATAATATTACCTATCATATTCCCTTTTACTGCATATATTTTGTTTAAAACGATTTATTTGAACGAAAGTGTTAATGTAACAGGTGCTTTAGTTAGTATAGGTACTACTTTAGGGATTAAAGATAAGGGTGATGATGAAGATTATGATGATGATGATGAGTATGATGAAGAAGACCTTGTTATGATGGATGTTGAAGATATAACAGACGAGGAAAAATAAAATATAAATGTCGGATAATATTAGAATAAGAACCACTCCTGGTGGTGGAGAAAAATCAGTAAATTTAAAAATCGACCAAAAGTTCGATTTTATTGAAATACTTTCGCTTAAGATTTCACAAGATGAAGCTTATAGAAGATTTTGTTCTGACTACGGTGTTGTGGTAGGTAGAGTTATAGTTAATAACGGTCTTGGTGTACCAAACACAAAAGTTTCTATATTTATTCCGATTGATGAAGAAGATAAATTAGACCCAGAAATATTTGGGTTATACCCATATGAAATTGTAACAGATAAAGATAAGGATGGGATACCTTATAATTTATTACAAAGGAACGGTAGAGGTAAGGATGAATGTTTTACACCAGTAGGGACATTCCCAAATAAGAGACAAGTACAAGATAACCCAGAAATGGGTGAAATATTTTGTAAATATTATAAATTTACAACAACAACAAATCAGTCTGGTGACTTTATGATTTTTGGTGTACCAGTAGGTACTCATTACATGCATGTTGAAGCAGATTTATCAGATATTGGTTATTTATCACAAAAACCATATGATTTAATTAAAGAAGGTGTTAGTGAATTTAAATTTGAATCAAATACAAAATTTAAGGGTAGAGATGAAGACCCTAAACCTACGCAAATAAAAACCATATCACCTATTAGTGTTACAGTGTTACCTTTTTGGGGTGATACTGAAGAATGTGAAATAGGTATCACTAGAACTGATGTCGATTTAAACACCAGAATTGTCCCAAATGCATTATTTATAGGTTCTATATTTACTGATAATGATAAAAATTCAGTAAATAAGAAGTGTAGACCTAGAAAAAATTTAGGTAACATGTCAGATGTGGTTACTGGTGAAGGTAGAATCGAAATGCTTAGAAAAACACCTAATGGTAATGTTGAAAGATATGATTTCCAAGGAGGTGAATTAATTGATGAAGATGGTACTTGGGCTTATCAAGTACCTATGAATTTAGAATATAAGGTAACCGCTGAAGACGGTACTTTAGTACCATCAAATGACCCAACTAAGGGTGTACCTACTAAGGGTAAATATAGGTTTAGAATCAGTATGAGTGAAACTGGTGGGGAAGGTAGACTTAGAACAAGAGCTAAATACCTTGTACCTCATAACCCAGTTAATTATAATGATTCAGATTACAGTTTTGATAATACAACTAGGAATAAACATTTTGCTGAAATGTCTTGGAATAAGATTTATACAGTGAAGAATTTATTACCTAGATTACAACCAAATAAAAGTGTTGAGAATAGGAACTTTATAGGTATTAAAGATGTTGATGAAGGTTCTAATAACCCATTCCCATTTAATAGATTAGACACTAAACTTAACCCGTTGTTTACTGTTTTATGTATTATTCTTAAAGTAATAGCAACTTTAATAGTACTAATTAATTCTATCTTAATACCTTTATTAAATATTATAGTTGCATTACTTAATGTTATTTTAAGGTTAATATGTGTTACTATTTTAGCTCTAGCTACTTTAGTCTGTGTTATTAGGGTTACAATATCTAAACTACCTTTTATAAAAAGTATTAGTTTTAAAAGTTGTATGCAAGGTTTTTGTATTGGTTGTGTTAATTCTAATGGTAATTGTAGCTGTAAAGCGATTATACCATATATACCTTACATTACCCTTGAGTGTGGTAATGAAAAATACGCTCCAGGTGGAATTAAAAACCCATTCCCATATACCAAAACTTGGGAGGCAACTCAAAAATTCACTGGAGTTTCAAATGACGAACCAAGCGAGAAGAATTCATGTCCATCACCACCACCAAATGGTAGTGCTTTACAATTTCATTATCCAGATGATGGTGACCCAGGCCATAAATTTTTTGATACAATACCACCAGGTGATGCTGGTTGGAGTAATTGTGTGGCTATACAATTGGCTGAACAATTAAATGTTTTTAAATTTGATTTTTATAATGATTGGATAAACGGTACTCTTTATTCATTTTTACTTAAGTATAAACTTAAAGTTAAGAAAAGTGGTAATAAAGAAAAATATTGTGACTTTAATTGTGAAAAATCGGGTTCAGATAATAATTGTAAAACTAACTATATTGTTGATTCTGGTACCATTGGATGGCCTCAATTTGTTGCAGACACTACACCTAACCCTATAGGTGTTAACAGTAGAAGACATGTTAAAACTAAAGAAGGTTATATAAAGAAATTTGGTGATGAATTTTATTATGCTGCTTACTCCAGAACATCTAATATGAAATTATGGGCTACTGATATTGTTAGTCTTGGTTCAATGTCAGATTGTGATTGGGAAGGTATACCAAAAGTGTATGATTCATTCGTAGACACTACTTTTAATAAACCACCGCTTACATCAGAATATGAAGAAACTGTATACAATGCTAGTACAGGTAAGTGGGAAGAAAGTGGTGTTATTGAAGTAAGTGGTTTTGACACCGATGGATTTATTAACCCAGGTTCACTTATAGCTTCTGTAACATGTATTGGGATTATAACTAATAAAGATAATACCACTAACATTAGAAGACTTTGTGAGCTTGGTGTTGGTTTAGATGAGCTTAGAGAAGATAATTCTGGTAGTATATTAACAGTTGATGATAAAATAACAAATACAGATGTTGATAATGCGTTTATTAGAGGTACGTTTGCTTATGTAAATGGTTTAACTCCTGTTGTAACCCCAGGGAATCCAACAGTAGTACCAAATAGTATACCATTCGTATATTTTGATAAGGCACCAACTATTACATCAATCTTCCCTACTAGTAATTCTGTTCTACAAGATAAAAATTATGAAAACTTTAGAGGTCCTATAACTAATAATGATGTTTGGCAATATGAAAATTCATTTTATTTTTACTTTGGTTTAATACCAGGTAAAACAGCATTACAAAAAATGAAAAGAAAATACTTTGTACCATGTATAACTGAACAAGAAGTAGACTTTACATGTATAGTTAAAGAATTAGTTAATGATGATGACGACCCTAATAACGGTACTGGTAAAATAACAATTGAAATGCTTGGTGGTGTTCCACCATACACTTATAAATGGACTGGACCTACAGTGACCATAAGTGGTAATATAGTACAATACCCATTAGTTGATGACCAACCAACAATTGATAATTTATTTGGTGGGGTTTATAGTGTTAAAGTATTAGATTCTATAGGTAATGAAAGTAATTGTTCATTTACAGTTCCAGGACCCCAAGGTGTTACTTGTTTTATTGATTCACAACCAGCAAGTCAGCAAGGTTCTAATGATGGTGTTATAACAATTAACGCTTCTCAAGGCCTACCAGACTATATTTACGAAATATTTGATTCAAATAATATTTTAATTACTAGTGGTACTTTCCAAAGTTCAGTGACTGTAACTGGTGATAACACTAAACCATTAATTGCTGGGGAATATACAATAGTTGTTAAGGATAGTGGTGATGTACAAACTCAATGTCAAAGTAGTGTTATCATTAAAGAACCAGATTTACCAATTATTACGTTAAATACTACTGATATAACATGTTTTGGTGCTGATGATGGTATAGCTTCATTAAATGTTACTGGAGGTGTTCAAGGTACTAATCCAGCACCAAAAATTGAATGGAAAGATTCTGCTGGTAATTTAGTGCTAGGTAGTTACGGTACTGATAGTGGTGGGGTATATCAAAGTTTTAATTTAATAAATGATTTTAGTCAAGGTACCTATGATGTGATTTATACCGATGCTGCTGGTCAAACTGTTAGTCAATCATTTACAATTAACGAACCATCACAAATTCAAATATCTACTCAGAACAAGAAAAATATTTCTTGTTATGGTGGTAATGATGGTTATTTAGAATATAAAGTTATTGGTGGTACTGGTAATTACGAAGTTACCATTAATGGTGCAGCCCCAAATAATACTTTATTAAATGACTCACCACTTCCAAGTGGTAGCGGGTGGCAAGTGTTAAATAATTTATACTCATCAAGTTTAAATGATGGTGGTGGTAACTTAAAAATTAAAGTTAAAGATGAAAATGATTGTGAAGAGGAAATAGAAGTAGAAATATTAGGTCCATACTCAGCTCTTATTGGCGGTAGAATAAATGAAATAAAACCTTTAAAAGTTGAATGGTATGACGACCCTATACAAGGTTGTATTCCAGATTATCTTAATTCACCATGTCAAAATTTAAAAATTGAAGTTAAAGATTTTGATGGTGGATGGGGTGATACATACGCTAGTAGAAATTCATTTAATACAGGTACTGGTACTAGATATGGTAGATATAAGTTTGAGATATGGACTAGAAAAGGTGGTGGAACCTGGGATAGAACCAACTTAACATTTAATCAACCAAATTTAGACATTAAAAATCCGTTTACTGGTTGGCCAAGCGTTAGTTATACATTCCCATCTACTTATAACGTAATAGATTCTAATGGTAATGTTATTTCTACATTAAATAATGTTTTGGATTGGGATAGAGAGTATAAGGTTAAGGTTATTTCTTATGAATTTAATGACCCATCGGTTAAGTGTGAGAAATGGGTTAATGGTTCAATTTTGGTAGAAAGTTATAATTCAGTTATACCAACTTTTTGTTTACCACCAGCAACATGTAAAGCAGTTAGTAAAAAAATATAATTATAATGGATAGAAGAAAATATAGGTTAAAAAAGTTTACATCTAAAAAAGATAATAACAAAAATAGTTTTGTTAGTGTTAATTTTGATGGTGAGAGAAAACTATTACCACCAGGTGAAATTAACCATGTTATAGATGTAGGTGAAGAATTTAATAAAGAAAGAAATGCATCTACCCTTTATAGACTTATTTTTACTATCAATCCTATTTTTAGTAACCCATTATTTAACGTTAATAGTATAGGTTATCTAGGTACTGATTTTAATAATGTATCTCCTAATGAAAATAATAATTCATTTGCAACATTTGATGAAGATATTTTTAAGATGAATGCTTTTGATGAAATATTAAATGATATTAAATATAATTATAAAGAATCGGTTAATATAAATTTAACTGAAAATGATGGTTGGTTTGGTTTTTATGACCCAGATGTTACAAAGACTGGTATATGTAGATTTTATGATATGGAACCTACTAGAAAAAGGTTTGATTTAAATTCTAATGTTAATAAAAATTGGGATATACTAATAACTTATCCATACGATTCAGATGATACACATGACAGTGTAAATGGTGGTTTATTAATAATTAACTCAAGACCAGTTGAGGTTGGTGGTAGAGCAATGATTGCCTTAGCTACTTCAACATATCATGGGTTAACCACTGGTGATAGGGTAACACTAAACAACATGTCCTATCTTCAATTAAATGGTACTTTTAAAGTTGAAAGACTTGGTTTAGATAATGGGGATTATAAATATAATTATTTTGTCATTGATGTTGACCCAGTAGGTATATCTAATTCTTTAAGTGGTAGATTAAGAAGAAATTATAATGGTGAGTTATCAACATATTACCTTAGAAAGGTTAAGAATCTTATGCTTAATAAGGATGATTATGAAATATATCCATTAGCATTTAGTAATTCAGTTTTTAATGACCAAGTATTCCAATTAGCAATTACAGAAGATATTGATATAGCTGGTTTAACCGACAATCTTGGTAGACCACTTAGCGAATTGTTTATTACCTTTATAAAAACGGATAGTAAAGTTAAAAATAACCCTGTTTTTGGTAAAGTTAAATCTGGACTTGATTTAGAATTTATAAATGATAATTTAACGATAACAACTTTATCTAATATTAGAAGAATACATGATGGTTCTAATACACCATTTCAAACACATATACCATTAGAAAATAACCTAACAGTTAATGACAATGATTATTATTTAGATGTCGTAGAGTTTAATAGACTTGAACAACGAGAAATAGTGTTAACTGATGTATTACATAGATTTAATACTATTAATAGAGAAACAGCATCATCTGGTTCAAGACCAGGTGGGCCTAGAAGGGAAGGTTATCTTTATAAACCACATCATAGGATTAAAATTAAAGAATTTTCACTTTACGTTGAACAAGGTAATGAATTTACGGCTGGAATACCAGATTATGCCGCAGATTTAGGTGATGGTAGATATTTATGGAGAGACCTGTTAGATATTGGGGTATTTGATGGTGAAGATGATTTATTAGACTATCCATTTACTAATGGTACTCATTATATTCACACTAATTTGTGTTTTAAAACTATGAGACAAGACCCATTCAATAATTATGGTCTATATTATGCTGGTGATTTAGACGAAAATAATTATGACCCAGCGGACCCAAGAGGTGATAGTATAACTGATGACTATTTAATTAATAGAAGTGATGATATATGTTAATAACTATAAAATAGCGTTAAAAAATTTAACTGGTACTACTGTTACTGTTGACCCAAGTACTGGTGAACTTAAGTATGGTAACATAAACGCCATTAATGTACCTATAAGTCAAGCACCTTGGTTAGCTGGTCAGCAAGAAATTATTGATAAAAATTTTGTTGATGTTGAAGTTGAAAACTCTATTAATGATATTTTTGATTATGAAAAAGTTAAATTGATACCTAGATTAATCAACAATAATAGGTGTGAAGGGTTAACGTATAAGGTTAGATTCTTAGATAGAGATGTTAATACTGGTGCATTACTTTCACCATTAACTTATGGTGTTAATAGTATGTGGGGTGATGATTTAGGTGATATTGATAGAAAATTTGTTTATAGTGATTTTGAGTTAAGAAAGAATTCATTCACTAAGTCATTTCTTAGATTGGATTTCTATGATAGTGATATAGGTACAAGTCAAAGATTATTATTCTTTATAACTTTATTCCCAAAATTCATGCCTAGTGATTTAAGTTCTGCTGGTGATGTACCAGACCCAAGTAATTATGAAGTATCATTCACACTTGGTAACCCTATATTAGATAGAAATTTAAATGGTGAAGGGTTTTTCTTATATTATTTTAAGGATGAGATATTACCAACAGTACCTAAAAGTGTTTATATGAAAGCTACGTTTGCCAACGCTAAGACTGGTAAAACTACAAAGCTTATGTCATCTAATAACCCTAATAACACGATTGATGATATAGCTAATACAACTATTGGTACTAGTAATTTAAATAATTTACATACTAGATATGATTTACAAAGGGATACTAATGGTTTTTATTATCAAATAAGTGATACCTATTCAAGTAATGTAAATAATTCTACAAATACAATAACTGTTAATTTATACGAAATAAGCTCATCATAATGCAAATATATAAGAAAAAAATATTACTTGAAGATTATGTTAGTAGAGATAAAGCTACTTGGGGGACATATAGATGGTTTTTATCTGGTAACACTTTCGCTAATGGTATAAATTCTAAAGGTTTAATAGATAAAGCTTTTACGATAAACGTATTTATCACTCAAGATACTGATGATATGGGTATAGCAAAGGACATTGAGTACGAAGCTTACGATGGATTACCTTTAGACCCTAAATCGTATAAGGAATTAAATACTAAACTGACTAATTTAGGTTTAAATTTTCCATTTATGGGTAATTATAGCCCAGTTCCATTAATTAGTCAAAATATATATGAACCAGACATTAGATGGCCAAATAAACCATTAAATAATTATTTTGAACCAGGTATTAGTATTAGTGCTTATACTAACGATAGAATTGATGAAGTTAAGTCTTATGATTTAGTCAATAAATACATACCTATGTTTAATATGTCTAGTGAAATAGTAGATGATTATCAAGGTAATACATATACTAGTGTTGATAGAGTTATTAGTGACAATAATTTAAATCCTATAAATTATGTAATAGGTGGTGATGATTTAGAAGTTATAAACCTAACCAACCCAGACCCACAATTAGGTCTTTTCTTTAGGACTTATACTGGTAGTACTAGGTTTGTTAGTAATGATATATATGGTGAATTCCCAATAGATGTTACACAACTATTTTACAAAGGGCAAGCTTTTAATGAAACTAATTCATCCTTATCAGCAATGACTAGAGAAGAATATCTTTTCGGTATAACTACCACACCAACAGTTTATAGTGATGTTTTTATTGATAGAGGTAGAGCAACAGTATACCAAAGCCATATGCAGTTAGCTGAAATAACTAGTTTAAATGATTTAGTTAATTATGGTAATGGTTTTTATAAAATAATGAAATAAGGATATTTATATAAAAGAGAAAAAAGTATAATAATATGGCAACAGGAGTATACGGTACGGTAAGACCAGCAGATATGTCACCACAAGATGTGGAGATGACTGTGTTTTACTCAAAAAATAGAGAAAACGCTAACACATCAGTTTTTAAATTAGATTCAAGTAACCTAATCCCAATAAATAACCCAAATAGTAGTGGTGGGTTTGAGATATTTGGTGGTCTTTACAATCTTAAATTACCAGTAACTGATTTTGGTGCTAAGGGTATTTATACAATTGTATTTAAACCTACTGAAATTAGAACTAAAATAATAGATTGTGGTGTGTTATCAGCATATCCAGATATAAAGGGTATCTTATTCGATACATCGGATACAAATCTTGCTCCATTTTTAGAGAAGTTCCAAAACAATGGTTTAATTGGTTATAGGATAGAGTATTTAACAACTAATTCAGCAGCTAACGATAAGAAAATACCTAATTTCTTTAGAATAGTAACTTCTAACAATAAAGCTGAACCAGTGAATCAAAACTTAACAAATGTTAATCAAAAAGCTATTAGATATAGATTTAATGATAATTCTAATTTAGTTTTTTGTACTGTAACACCCTCATCTCCAAGTAATGTTAAACCAAATACATTACCGTTTATTGGTTCACCAGACCAGGACGTTATTATAACTAACACTTTCTTCTCACCATTTGTTATTGAAATTGAAATGGTTGAGTACGATATTGAAACACTTGCTATTGGGTTATTCGGTAACCAAACTAAGAGTCTTGAAGATGGTATTTACACTATTTATAACTTTGAAGATAATATTTATAAACAATACAATTTATACGAAATCAAAGATAGATTTAATGGTAAACCATTATTTGAAGTTAGAGAAAACAGACTTAATAACATTGATTTTGGTAAAGAATTTAATGATATAACAAACGTGTAATCTTATGCCTAGTAGTGATAGAATAAAAGTAGTTGGATATGCTCAAAGAGTATTTTATGATAATGGAATTGAGTATAGAAATTTTAGTGATGATTTAGTTGGTAATCAATTAACAAGTGATGCTGATGGTACTAACTCTACCTTCACGTTTGGTAACTTTGTTACAACAGTAAATTACGAAGGTAGATTAAGTAGAATATTTTCAACTAAAAAATTTAGCAATTTTTATTCGCTTGAAACTCTTAAATTAGATGATAAAAGGGTTAATACATTACTTAATAATAATATTAACACAACGATAAATATTGATAAGACTAATTTATCTAATTTTGCGTATTTTGGTTCAGCTACTGAATTTGTTAGAGTTTCACTAGAGAAGATAATAAGTAATTGGCCAGCATCATTATATTTAAATCCATTTAGGACTGACGGTATTAAGACGGTTATTGGTAATACATACTCTAATTATACTTTTGATTTAAATACTAATCAATCTAAATTTAGTGTTAATACTAATTTTATAATTAATAAGTTCGATATTAATTATAAGAAAAATGGTACAATACTAGATACATTTAATGAAGAAAATGATTTAAGAAACCTTACTACGAATTATTTTGATTATGTAATTTACATAAATGATATTGAATATCCTATTATAGGTTTTACTGGTTCCACTAATCAACTTAATGATACATTATATTTTTCGGTTGATGGTAATCCATTTGACCCAACAGTTGTTAGTTCATCGACTATAGAATATCATATTAAACCTAAGAGTGAACTTGAAGAGGAATTTTTTAATTCGTTAAACGAATACGAATCTTATTTATTAAATAGGTTATCTAATCCTAAATATACATCAAAATATGTTTATAAGGTTGAAGTTGATGATGGTAGTATCGTTACCGCTAATAAAACTCTTACATGGCCAGTATCCGATGGATATAACATAGATTTTAATACAAGTGAATACACTAGATTTGTTAGTGAATTAATACAAATCACAAATGGTAAGGATGGTATTGAAACAAATTTAATGGTTAGATTCTTAACATCTGAAAGTATTTCTGACTTTGACACTATACCTAGATGTGATGGTAGTGAAGAAGAAACTGCTGGTCAAAAGATGAACAAGACTCTTAAGATTTACGGTAGAGAGTATGATGAAATTAAAAAATATATTGATGGTATTTCATTTGCAAATGTTGTTACTTATAATAAATTAGCGAATACACCAGACCAATTAGTTAAATACTTAGCCAGAGTTTTAGGTTGGGAATTAACATCATCTTTAGTTGAAAATGATTTAATAAATAATTACCTTAAATTAGGTAGTAACACATATCCAGGACACTCTAGAGGTCTTTCACCTAATGAAGCTGAAGTAGAGCTTTGGAGAAGACTTATACTTAACTCAGCCCATATATGGAAATCAAAGGGTACTAGAAACCCAATAGAGTTCTTTTTTAAACTTATTGGTACACCAGATGGTCTTATAGATTTTAATGAACACGTCTATGTTGCTAAAGAACCAATCGATATGGATTTATTCTATAAAGTTTTAAAATACAATAATTTACCAAACGATTTAAGTCTTTACAATGTTGATGCAGACGGTTACCCTAAATTCTTTAGGAATACTAGAGATATGTACTTCCAGAAAGGTGGTGGATGGTATAGAGAAACCGCTGGTTCAGCTGCAACACAATATACTCTAATAGGTAATAATCCCCATGTTGGGCCATATGATAGTGGTTATGAATATATAGCACAATTAGAAAATATTATACCTAATTTTAGTGCGTTTACGATTACATCAACTACTGTAACTAGTGGTGTTACTCAGTTGTTCAATAACTATAATAATGGTTTAATAAATAATTATAGTGGTAATACATATGTTGACCCAGTAGCTTTAGATGGGTCTGATTTATCAAATGTAGTTTTATTAGATACTAATGTTATTAATGATTTTTGTCCACAAGTTGAATTAACTGATTGTGGTTGTGAACCAATTGAAGATGATGATTCACTTATAATTAATTTTGAGAGACTAAAACCTAACTGTGAAGGTACAAAAGCTGATTGTTATTCAACAGATTTAAATTTTGGATATCTTAATTCAAAATATAATACAAATACAATTTATAATTATAATTACTACCAATGGAAATATACGTTATACGATTTCTATGGTCACCCAAACTCATTTAGATATAGTATGTTTGGACCAAAAACTTGTTGTGAAACAAGGGCTAACGGTAACCCTTATTATCATGAAACCTTTAATAGGGTTTATACTAATAGTACAACTTTATCATACCATTTAGGTAACGGTGGTACACTTTTAGATTATGTAACATCTGATTTTACTTGGAGTAAACTTGATAGTGGTTATGTGTGTTGTCTATCACCAGGTATTAGTGATGATAACCAACAAAATGGTTGTGGTTGTGATTTATCTTGTCAATGGGAATTAGTGTCACCAAATATTAATGACATGTATTTGTTTAACGGTGAATACTATCTTAAATTTAAAGACCCAAACGGTAATTTAAGAGTTGTTAATGAAGCTGACAGCTGTTGGTGTCCAACTAGGACTGGTTTAGTTAACCCTACAGTTATTACAGACCCATATACTAATAAAGATGGTTATGGTTGTAAATTAACACCAAGAGGTTATCAACATTTTATAAATAATATTAATTATGACACTAATTTCTTTTATGTGTTATATAAACTTAGACAAATGGGGCAAGAAAAATGTGCAGATTTTTCAGTTTCTTATAATTTAACAATATTAAAAGCTTAAATATGTCTAATGTTTACAAAAAAAATAAATAAAGTATATTATCATATAATTATAATAAAAGAGGATAATGTTTAAATTTGATTTAGAAGATTACACAGCCTGTAATTGGTCCACAAAATTACAAGCTGAAAATGATGGTTATACGTTTTTAGAAAAACCAGATGGTACAGTTAGTATATATGACGCTAACAATGTGCAAACTGGATTTTCTAACATTGAAACTTGTTGTGAAAAATCTGGTTACGAATTTGACATTGAAAATCGTAAATGCCTTTGGAAAAAAACTGATTGTGATTTAGATGACTTTAAACTTATTATAAATCCGCAAGGTAATACTAGCGCTTTATTTGATATAGATGAGAATGAAACTTGTTGTTTAGATGTTTCATTTGATTATAAATTTAAATTTGATTGTGATGTATTAGAAGAAGCTATAAATGGAGTACCAACAATAGTACAAACTAATAGTGATAAAATTGTTAAATTAGAAAATGATTTAAATAAAATTGATATTGAAATATCTAATATAAATAATAGATTAATATCATTATATGATGTACCATTTGTAATTGAGTGTACTGAAACTAATTCCATAAAACCTGGCACAACTTTCAATGGAACTACATGGGGTTCATGGGCTAAACCACCAGCTAATTGGAGTAATTTATACTATAAAGCCCCAAATAACACTTGGAAAGATAGTACACCACCAAGTTCATGGTCATGGAGTTTACCTTACTTTGATAATACTAGAGTTAAAAAATATTGTTTAACTGATGCTGGGTTATTAGAATGGAAAAAAATATTAGGTAACGATTATCAAACTTGGTTTAATAGTGATGGTACTAATACGACTATTTATGATTGTAAGGATATTGATTCTTTAGAAAACGTAGCTTCAACTTCAACGGATACATTATATAGTGTTAATTGTAATTATACGATATACGATAAAGCTAAAGCTAATAAAAAAATTACGGAATTAGAAATAGAGCTTAAAAAATTAACTGATAGTAAAGATAAGATAACTAATGATATAGCGTCTTTAAAAAGTCAAACTCAAACTATATTTTTAGCTGGTACTTGTAATTCAGTTATTGAATTTTTCGAAAATTTAAATATATCTTTTACTCTGGAAAGATTAAATACGAGTAACAATAGATTAGAAACGGTTTATGAAGAAAGCATCTTTAATATTGGTAATGGTAATTTCTGGAATTATATTAGTAATGCTAGTGGGTCTACTGGTATAATAATTAGTGGTAGTACTGGTGTAATGCCAACACTTAATCAAGGTAATTATTCTCCATTAGCGCCATTTGCTACGTCTGGTAAGTTTAATACCACTAAATTTAGTGACTGTCTTCAGTTTAGGAAACAAATTACTAACGAAGTATATAACATAATACCAGCAGATGAAAAAACGCAATTAAATTCTTTAGACCCAAAAACTCTTAACGATGCGTTAAGTGATTGGTGGCAATCTTGTTGGTTATCTTATTCAAGTAAAATATGTGACGTTAAATTAATCCAATCACTAAAGGGTGAAAAGGTAAATATGTCAATTAAAATTAGTAACGCTTGTGCTGATTTTTCAGTATTACTTGATAGAGTTAAGATGACTAAGAGTTGTACTAAGGTTGATAATGTTGAAACATTTATATCTGAACCACCAAAATTTGAACTTACAAGAATTATAGATAATAAAAAATCTTGGATTGCTAATAGGTCTAGAGATGATAGGTTCTATGACTTAAAATATAGACCAGCTGAATATAATACAAATCATCATAGATTAGTTATAAACACTAAGGAAGTTGATTTAAATCTTTCACCAGCAAGGGCTGTTGAACAAGATGTTTGGTGTTATATGCAAGATAATAATATCCTTAATTGTGCTGGTGCAACAACAGGAATAACTAGTGATGAATATTATTCACACCCAGTTGAATGTTCTTATTCAGCAACATGTGATGTTGTTAAAAATATAGTAGATTACCCATTACCACATGATACAATGACAGATTATTCTGGTATATGGACTAAAGATATTTTTGAAACGTATGGTGCATGTGATACAACATATGATTGTGATGAAGATGAAAATATTTTATATAGAGCTAATAGAGATACTTATCTAAAAGATTTAAACGAGTATAATCTTATAAAAAATAATGGTTGGAGTGATGCCCAGAATCCAAAATATCCAGTAACTAGTATTAGTGGTCTGCAACAAGATACATCTGTATTAGGTGGTTACAGTATTGCTGATATTAAGAATATACCGATGGTTCAATGGTATCATGCATCAGCATACACTGAATATTATACAGTTAGTCCTAGTGGTAATTCTTTAAATGTTGTGTTTAGTGGTAACGACATTACATTCCAACCAGCAGTCGATAGTCTAACAACACTCACAGGTATAACTGGTAATCCAGGTGATATAAGAGGTGTTGAACCATATTCAGCGGGGACTTATTATTTTTGGAATCCATTAACAAATAATTGGGAAGATTTAAGTGATGGTACAAATGATGTTGCAAACCTTATAGGAGATTTGCTAACAACAAGAATAGGTAACAGGGATGCTAGACTTAAAACCTATAATGAAGTTATACTAGCGACTAGACCATTCTTATTTGCGAATAAATATATACCAGATTTCCAGGTAAAAAAATATATATTATAATATGGTACTATTTTTTGATTTATGTAATTATACTGACCCTAATGCTAAAGCAATTGGTTGCGATAACCAAGATTATAGACTTGTTGGTGATTGGAGTGACTTATCAACAACCGCTAGAGCCACTAAAGATGCTTTTATTAAGGGTATGAATGAACTTAGATTGGCATTATCAGCTGAACCTGGTCTTAGTGGTTGTACTGGTTACACAACAGCATGGCAAACAATTAGTGGAATGGGATTAGATAGTAGATATAGCAACTTTTGGAATTTAGCTAATAACCAAATGGATGTAACACCTCAAATATATTATGATTACACCCAACTAATAAATGAAGTGATGTGTGCCACTAATGAAATATTTTATTATTTCAGCGGTCAAGAAATTACAACATATTGGTCATACCCAGAAGAATGGAAAAAGAATTATTGGGGGATAGGTTGTTGTCCATTAATAAAATGTGGAGATGACTGTATAGACCTTAGCGGTAAATTAACAACTGACTTAGTTCAAGTTGATTCTGTTGAAGAATTTACTAATGTTATCAGTAGTGAATTAATTGATGTTAAGAATAGACAAACAATTAGTTCATATGCTACACTTAGGATGCTTTATGATAGGTATAATTTTAATTCATTAGACTTTAGTTCATATAAGAGTAGTCAGTATGATTATTTTGACATGGATAATTTCGGTCAAGCTGTAGGTAATTATTGGATTGACCTTATTGAACAAGTTGTACCAGCGACTACCATATGGGATTCAACTTATGTTTATAGGAATACAGTTTTTGATGAACAAAAGTTTGAATATAAAATGGGTTCAACTTTTACATGTATAGATGGACCATGTAATTTAAACAATATTGATTATCTAAATGATTGTATGGGTTCTATTATTGAAGAATTTTATACCGATGAGTGTCCACCACCAACTTCTTTAGCAACAGTTACTAGTACTTATTATTATGGGGATGAATAAAATGAATAAAGTTAAATAAAGTTAAATAAAATGCCAAGAAAATACGTTACAGTTATATTATCATCTAGTGGTCTAACTTCAACTAGTACTGATTTTAGTATATTTACTGATTCAGATAATTACGCTACCCCAATTGTTCAAAATAGAACAAGAACTGAATTAACAGCAACAACAACACCTTTTAACTTATTAGTTCCAGATGATGCCACTAAAGTTATGGTACTTGATACAAATAATAATATACAAACATATGGTGATATAGGTGAGAATAATTTATGCATAACATGTGATTTAGGTTTTGATTATTTTCCTACATCTACTGTTGGTAGGTTGTATGCTGGTGCTTTAACCGCTTCATGTCAAACAGATTTAAGTGATTATATAATACATTGGTATGATAGTTCAAATAACCTTAAATATGTGAGTGGTTCTGGTACTAGCTTTAATTATAATTACCAACATCCATTAATTGGTACTTCTGCGTTATTTGTGCCAGCTGGTACATATCTACCAATAATAGATAAAGTTAATATAGGTGGTATTGATTTTTCACAAAGCGGTAATACTGCATATAGTAATGACCCAGTACCAGCATTATTAACATGTTTTCAAAGTGTAACTGTTGATGTGGATGCATTTAGATGTAATAATGGTGATGGTAGTTCAGATTTATCACAATATGAACATAGAGTAAATTTTACTAGTATTGGTAATGGTACACCTCCAACAGCACTTTCATCAACATTTATATTAAGTGCTAATACAAATTATTTTGCATGGAAATTTAGAGGTAGTTTTGTACCAGATAAACTTAAATTAACGTATAATGGTTCAGCCTACAATAACCCTATCGTATTGGAATATTGGGAGGTTGGGTCTAATTTACCAAGTACTAACGTTAATAATAACGTCTTCCCTAAATCAGCCGATACCTCCCAATATGTATCAAAAATAACTTGTTTAACTGGTTTTACTATTAATGATGGTGATACTATAGATTTAGAAGTTATACCTAATACTTCTAACCCATCAACAAGTTGGGATTTTTATTTTGGTTGTGCTGATACAATAGATTGTAATCTTAATCTACCAAATAAACCATTAAAGATTAGTGGTTCTACAATTACTGTGGTAACAGGTGAATGTAGTAGTACAATAACCTTTAAAGTTAGTGGGATAACACTAACAAATAAGCTTGATACTTACCTAAGTGAATATAGTTCTTATGGTGCATCTGGTACCGATTCTAACGGTTTTAGTTTACTTAATTTCAATGGATTATATTTTAATCAAAAAAGATGTAATCTTCAAAATGTATTTTACCAAATAAATAATTTAGTTTGTGAACCAGCAGATAATAATTACTTTATAAAATATGAAAAATCGAATGGATTGTTTAAACTTACTACAGATAACCCAACTTATGTTAGAGATTATTATAATGAATATATAAATAATATAAAACCGAATATATCTATTTATTCGGGTGATTCATCTAATGAGGATTATTATAGAATTTTTGACATATATTATCCAGGGTCAACTGGTAATCAAGTGTGTGGTGATGTTGGAATATTGAGAAATATATCAGTACACCAATCATCAATAGTTACGACTGGTACAACTGGAGCTGATTACTATTTACAATTAACATTACCAACAATTACACTAGGGTTAACTGCTGACACATGTGATATAAATTGTAATATTAGATATAATAGTATTGTAACTAGTGTAAATAGATATTCAACTGGTGTAACATCTAATTACACTGGAACAACTAATACTTCATCTAGGTATAACTATTTATTCCCACGTTTTAGTTATGTTCGTTCAGCAACTTATGATAATGATGCTCAAGAAAAGTTTATATATAGATATATCAATCACTATTATAATAAAACAATTCCAGCATCTGGTTCTTCATACACTTTAATACCAAGTTTAAGTGGGGTAACATGTGGTTTATTGGATACTTATTTTGAAGGTAATCAACTTAAGTATTATTGGGATGGTGATTGGCGAGTTGAATTAACTAACCCATTGGATTATAATGATTTTAAAATTTATGCTAATAGAACCGTAGAGACATCAAATTCTAGAACTACTGTGGATTGGTTAGAGATTTATAACTATTCTGGTGGGACAGTTCTTTATAGTGACTCAAATTACATAATATAATTAATAATTAAAAGAGATATGTTTTTATTTGACTTAGAAGATTTCAAATGTGACCAATTACCAAATGATTGGTCAGACTACGAAACATCAATAAGAGAGGTATTTGATGCTAATCTTAAATGTTTAAATAGATTAATAATTTCAAAAAAAGATGAACTTTCAGTTCAAACCTACGATAAGTTATTACTATTATTCCAAGATTACGTAACAGCCGTTAATAATACTAAAGCTAATTTAAATTTACTTATTGTAGAATTATCTGCTAGTCCATCTGGTAGTGATTGTTTTGATAAAACATCGTATAATAATTATTTAGCATCTTACTCTATAGTTAAAGACTTATTAGGTCAAATAAATTTATTATTAATTACTGATGATAATGTAATTGGATATGATTTAAATGTTGGTGTAGATACAACAGTTATTCCATTTAGTGGTTCAAATAATAATATAATAACTAAATGTACTGGAGCGTACATGAAACAAATTAACTGTAGTCCAGAATTTTTAGGTTCAGTAACAATACTAAATCCTTAAAAATATTATTAATAAAAAAATAGGAACATATTTATAAAATAAGATGCCGATATTAATACAAAACATAACAGGGAAAATTGCTGACAATATTAGTGATGATGTTGCTATTCTTAAAACTATACAAACTGATTTTGGGTATACTGATTGGTTTAAAATAGGTTCTCTTGAGGTATTCTTACAAAACTTTAAGAAAGTTGTTAGTAGTGAAAATTTATATAAATCGAGTGATTTTGGTTTAAGTGTTAACAGAGATAAAATATATAAAGAAATAGAAATATCATATTAATGAGTTATCAAAACGAAATATACGACCAAACAGGTAATTGTAGAAGAAATTCAACAGTATCAGTTGTAAATACGAGTTCAGATATTTGTATTTTCAATATGCCATTCTTTAGTATGAGCGGTGCTAGTAAAATAGATTGTGAAACACAAACATGTGACCTTAGTGGTGTATCTTACACTAATATACTTACCGCTACAACCGAATGTTTTAAAGTAGCAGCTATGTCAGCTGATTGTTTCAATAATATTATTTGGTCAACCAAAATATATGAAGATAATTTATTAGTGAATACTGATGTGTTTTACACGTCAACAAATATTAATGATGCACCAAATATAAGTCAATTTAGTGGTAGTGTTAATGATTCTTTAACAGCGCTTGGTTATAATTTTAATTTTAATGGGACTCAATTCAATGTAACTCAAAATGGTTTTTCTGAATTAAGGGTTGATATAAATACTGAATTAAATTATACACCTAATTGTATTGTTACTGGTAACACAACTGGTGATACATCATGTTCATGTCCAACGGGATATAACCCAACACCAGAAGGTGATAGTTGTGTTTTTACAACAACAACTGCCGCAACACTTAATGGTACAATTTATACAGCGACTACTGGTAACCTTAATGCTGGTTATGCCAATAATGGTACCCATTTTTTTAGTACTAATCTTACAGGTGAAATACCGTATATTCTTACAGGTAGTTCAACAACACTTAGAACAAGTGGTGGTATAGCAATATCACCTAATGCTTCCTCAACAAATCAATTATGGGATGCAAATGGTAGTACTCTTTATGGTAGACTTAATAATTGTGGTATATGGACAACAGAACCTGGTATAGGACAACCAAACTTAGAATGGATAGGATTTTCAGCTTGTATTGATATAAACACAAGTGGAACTTATTCTATAGGTCTTTCTGGTGATAATTGGGCTAGATTTAAACTTGATGGTGAAACATTCTTTACATCTGAAAATGCTGTTGGAGGTACAGAATCACTTAGTTATTGGAGGGTATTTGAAGTCCAATTAACATCTGGTAAACACATCATTGAGATGGAAGGTAAAAATAATGGTAGTTATGCGTCATTTGGTGCTGAAATATATAATGTTGGTATTTCTAGTCTTACTGGTATGACAACCGAATCTCAGTTGAGTGCTGTAACAATATTTACCACAGCTGATTATAGAAGTGATGTTGTTAGTGGTACTACTGGTATACAAGTGTTAGATTTAGGTGAATCTTCTGGTTATTCATGTCCAGCTGGTTATTCTCTAGATGTTTGTGGTACTGGATACACTTGTACTCAATTAAATTATACAGACACCGTTTGTGTATTTACTGGAACATGTAGTGATATTAATAGTGTTATATGTAATTTAGATTTCACAGCAACAACTATTAATAGTCAAGAGGTATACAATATAACAAATGAAACGGAGATTGATTTAGGTTTTAATTTTACAGCTAACACTAGTGAATTTTTAGATAAAAATACTACATTTAATTTTAAAATATTTAAATACAATCACGCACTTGGTTATTTTATAGATTCAACTAAGTTTGAATCTGAAATATATGAGTGGTCATCATTTAGTGCTACTAGCGCTATAACAGTTAGTGTACCTGTTAGTTCATTAACACTTGATGGTGATTATTTAATTAAGAGTTATTTTTCCCATGATGTTTGTACGGAGTTTGCTTTATTAAATGGTGATAGAGACACACTACCATCAAACAACTTGGGTTCACAATATAAATTATATGAACCATATAGGGATTTTCATTTTGTAGCATTTAATTCAGCTGAAACACCAACAATCACACCTAGTATTGGTAAATCTAATCCAATAGGTTCATTAATAGTTGATGGTATTATATTAAATGGTAATTCTAACACAGCTGTTTTAACCTCAGCTGAAAGTGATTATATAATATCTATTAATGGTTTAACATTACAAAAAGATTTAGATTACACGTTAAGTGCATTAAGTACAACTACTTTAATAACATTTAATGATACAATAGTTAGTGGTGATGTATTAACATATGCATATGCTAATAGTCAAAATAGTGATAATATTAGAAATGAAGGTTTAGAAATAACATCACCAATAGTTAGTGGTACAACAAATAATCAAGGAAATGAAAAAGTTTACTATAACACAACAACTGGTAAATATGAATTATACACTGACTTAGTACCATCTGGTGGTGATATAATAGTAACAATTAATGGTGTTACGTTAGCTGATAATATTGATTATTATTTATCAACAAGTGATTCTAATAGGATAATACTTGAAGGTAATTTAATTGTTGGTGATGTTATTGGTATTTATTACACTAGTAATGTTACAATACAAGGTGATGTAACAATACCATCTTTTAATGTTTCATGGGTAATAACTAATGAACCTCAAAATACTAATGGTTTATTCACTGTTGAATTTAGTAGTAGTAAAGATTTTACAACACTTTTAACAACAAGTGCTACAACACCATACGTTGAAGGTCAAATCACTTATTCAGTACCTATTGAATTAAGTGGTAGTGTTGGCGATGTCCAATATTATCGAATTAAGAATGAAAAAACTTATGAAGATATATGTGGTAATCCATTTACGACAACTGCTTATAGTGAAGTAATAGATATAACAATACAAACTAATGCATTTAATTCGTACTAAACCTTTATTTTTTAGTATTTATTAGTAAAATAAGATAAAAAAGAATATTTATAAAATATGAGCTACATTATAAACAATACAAGCGCTTTCGTTAATATAAAATTAACTGAAACTGGTAGGCAAAAATTAGCCCAAGGTAGATTAAATTTCACCTCTTGGGCGATAGGTGATTCTGAAATTAATTATGATAGAGAAGACTTATTTGATAACTATCAAAGTGATGCAAGTCTTTCTGGTAATTCAAAGGTTTTAAGACCTGTTGATAGACAACCAGACATAAAGTATTTTGTTACATCTAATAGTAATAATAATCAGAATTTAAATCCTTTATCTAATAGTCAGATAAAAACTATTAAAGCTGTCGTTAATAATCAAGCTACTGAAAGAGGTTTTTTTAGTGCTGATACAACTCATTCAACATTTACAACTAATTATACTAGTGATTATGTTAAGTATTATGGTACTATTAGTGGTTCTAGTATAACTGGTGGTACAACATTAGTCGTTAATAATGGTACAACATATAGTGTAGGTGATTATATCTTATTAAAAATAGGTAATGATACGCTGGGTAGTCAAGTAGTTAATGGTAACACTATCCCTACACCGCATTTATGGTATAAGATACAATCTAGTGGTACGACATTCTCTGCTGGTGACACTATAACACTTGATAGAGAATTACCTAATATTAATTCAACTACAGCTTTAACTGAGTATATGATTTATACAAGTCAAGAAGTTTATCAAGGTTTTGGTTTTCAAAATACAACAGCTTACTGGAATTCTAACACACTTTCTTTTGCTAGTTGTTGTGATGTATCATGTAGTGATGTTCCAGTTTGGAACATGAATAATGTTTGGTGTGAAAATCTTGCTGGTATGACTGGTGCTAGTGTTAATAACACAGTAGCAACACCAAACGAACCATTTGAAAAATTTGGTTCTAATGAATATCTAGGTCAAAAATACCCATATTTTGAAGTTGGGTGTACTAATGAGTTAGATACTTCATTAGTAGATATTTGTGCTACTCCAGGTGAATCTGTCATTGATGGTGTTAAGAAATCATTATCAATTTTACATTATACTAACAACACTATTTCAAACTTCTATGGAGAATTTTTCTATATAGATAATGATAATAATAAGACACTTAAAGTGCATTTACCAGACCTTATGTATCACAGAAGAAGTGGTTCAACAGAAAATGGTAATGTAATGGGTATGACATTCTTAGCTAGTGGTACTACTAAACTTATTGGTAATAGTGATATTGAATATATTGACCTTATAGAAGACCCAACCTTAGTTTCTGACACACCAATTGTTGTCGGTAAGGTTTTCCCACAACTTAAAACTGTTGTATTTAGTGATGATGAAATAGTTGCAGCTACTTCATACAAATCAAATAGAAACTGGACACTTCCACCACTTGCAGCTAACCTTGTTAGTTCAGCTAATGGTTCAACTAACGGTATCTTACCAACGAATAGTACAATGTACTTAACTTATACATTTGAAAATACTAGTGGTACTGGTTTAACTACAACACTTCCTTGTCAATATTATAGTAAGATTAAAAATAATACATCATCTTCTAAGGATGTTCAATTTAGAATTGCTGACACTGACTTATTACCATACATGAGGAAAGAAGAAAAGTCTAGTTATGATGGTATGGGGTTCTCAGCTAAGGAGTTCAAAGTATTATATCAAATTGTCTCTGATGATTCTAGACCTTTAGCTGATACATGGAAATCATATGATTTTACTAGTACTAGTATTACCTCTGGGACTTCAGAAACGATTGACCCAATTTTATTAGAAGGCCAAAACCCAACAGCTTTAGGTTTTTTAATTGATAATTCAGTTAATACTGGTTCAACTACATTTAGTATAATTAATTCTTTATCAATGCCAAGTAATGCTAATACAGATAGATTACAATTTGGTGATGAAAGATTCTTTTATGGTAATTTAGAAACTTATATTGGTGCTACAATTTTTAAAAGTATATTTAATATTAAAGTCTCAGCTGATGATTTTCAAACTACTGGAAACCCTACTAGACTTAACTCAAGCTCTAATGCACCAGATATTAGAGTTACGGAAGTTGGTATTTATGATTCAACTGGTGATTTAGTTATGATTGGTAAATTATCTAAACCAGTTAAATTAGCATCTGGTAACACAATAATGATTGAAATGGCAATGGATTTTTAACATGGGATATTTAAGTACAGGAACAACAATACAATTAACAGCTAAACTTACACCAGAAGGTAGAAGAAGGCTTATAACAAATGATAATAATCTTGTAAGATTTTTTAATCTTGGGGATTCAGACTCATATTACGGTACTGATATTGGACTTGGTATGGGTGAAGTACCAGGTATGGGTGGAAACAATAATGGTTCTGATATTAATAATGGTGGTGTTAATTATGTGGTTAGAAATAGTTTAGCTTATGATGCCACTACTGACAAAAAACCTGTTGAATCCGCATCAATATCTATAAACACGACATTTACACCACTTGGTTATAAAACAATTAATTACAGTGGTGATGTGATTACTCAAAATAAAATATCCTTAAGTAATGTGTCTACAGATTCATTAACAAATCTATTTCAATCGTTTGGTTTACCAATTACTTCACAAGATTTCAATACATTTACTGCAACAACAATAAATTCTGGCGGGTATCAAAATACAGCTTACAGTGGTTTAGCTCAAACTAAAATATTAGTTATTGGTATTGATAATAACGAATATGGAGAAGTGATTGATGGTAAATCAATTAATATGACATTATCTAATACAGCTAACACGTTTAACATTTATAGTACTTACGAAAAGACTAATAGAAGTCTTAATTTATTAGATAATGATGTTTCAGATACATCAAATAATTTAAGTGTTTTTGGTCCTAACAGAGCTCTTTTATTTTCAGATGATATAGTTAAACCTAATGGTGGTGATGCTACTAAATCATGGTCTACTGGTTACGCATCTAACAAAGCATTTAGTATTAATGGTAAAGAAACTTATAACTTTACTAATAATGAAGGTTTAAGTCTTACTGCTGATACACCAGTAGGTATAGCTTATTTAGATAGTGGGTTTATGGTGATAACAGAACCTACAATAGTAAATGATTTTATTGAAGGTTCAGCTAGTGCAACTGGTACTTCAATAACATTCAACCATTTAAGAACTACTGTATCTCAATCGATAACTTGTATTGCTGAAAGGGGTGAGTTTGGAGCATCATCTAACCCTACTTGGGCAGAAGGTGATACACCTAGAATTACCGAACTTGGTTTATATGATAATTCTGGTACATTAATAGCTATTGGTAAGTTAAATGCAACGTATTATAAACCAATTGATGATATGGTAGCATTTAATGTAACGATTAATTATTAAACACTTTACATTTGGGTATTATAGGTTATACTTAGTAAAAAATTAAGTATATGAGTGAAAATAATAAACTTATTCTAGGTTTAGACGTATCAACAAAAACGATTGGTATTGCTTTATTTGAAGATTTAGGTGGTAAGGGCAAATTAAAACTATTACACCATGTGTCTCCAAAGATTAAACCTATGCCAAAAGATAAATTACAGGAATTATTTGAAAAAGCTAGAATATTTGAGGAAGAATTCTTGAATAAGTATGCTGATGTAGGGATTTCTAGAGTGATAATAGAAGAACCTTTATTACGTTCTAATAACGTAAATACTGTTGCCACATTACTTAGATTTAATGGTATGGTTTCTAGGTCTGTTTATGATACACTTGGTGTTGTACCAGAATTTATTTCATCATATGACTCTAGAAAGTATGCGTTCCCAGAATTAATGGCTGTAAGAACTCATAATAAAAAGGGTGAACCTTATACCGATAAAGAAATTTCAAAGAAAAATCCAGTATTATTTGGTGCTTATCCTTGGGACATTGATAAAAAGATTGTTGTATGGGAAAAAGTTTCTGATTTAGAACCACAAATCACTTGGCTTTATACAAAAACAAAAACCCTAAAGAAAGAAAATTACGATATGACAGATGCTTATTGTTGTGTTAGAGCTATAATGAAAAAAGAAGGTAGTTGGGAATAAATTTGTTTATTTAAATATTTTATCATATATTTGTGATAATGAGTATGATTACAAGTATATTTAAACAATTCCTTGGTGAACCAGCCGAGCATAATGAAGAGAAGGGGCAATTATCTTTTGATTGTCCTTCTTGTGCTGAACATGGTAAAGGTAAGGGTAAACATAAATTAGCTGTAAACTACAAGAAAAACATATTCAGATGTTGGGTATGTGGTTTCGAACACAACATGCATGGTAAGATTCCGTACCTTATTAAGAGATATGGTAATAAACAAATACTTAAAGAATATAATTTAGTTAAGCCAGAGGATGATTACGTTGTAGATTTAGAACAAACTCCAACAGAAGTACATCTACCAGAAGGGTTTATACCACTTACATTAGAAAATTCAAATTATTTTAAATTTAATAACGCTTACGAATACTTAAAGAAAAGGGGTATTACCGATGATATGATTAAGTATTATAATATTGGTTATACTATAAAGGGTAAATACCATGATAGGATAATACTACCATCTTATGATGAATTTGGCGACCTTAATTTCTTTGTTGGTAGAGCTTGGGATAAATGGAAAAAACCAAAGTATCTTAATCCAGATGCACTTAAAAATTTAATTATATTCAATGAGGATAAAATTAATTGGGATGCGACCATTTATTTAGTTGAAGGTGCATTTGACCATATAGTTATACCTAATTCAATAGCTATACTTGGTAAATCATTACCAGATAAATTAAAATTAACACTCTATAATAAAGCTAGAGGTAAGATAGTTATTGTGTTAGATGAGGATGCTCATGATGATGCATTAAGGATTTATAGAGAATTGAATACTGGTAAGCTTTATAACAGAATAATGTTATGTACACCACCTTATGGTCACGACCCATCAAGTATATTTGAAAAATTAGGACCAAAGGGTATTGTTAAATTACTTAGAAATTCATCTAAGGTACCAGAACATAAGTTGTATTAGAAATTATTTAATAACTCATCTTTATTTGGTGCGTTATTAGCAACACACATATCAGCTATATCGTTAGAAACACATGTTATATCTGAATCTTTAGATAATTTATCCCAAATCTTAGGTACTTCTAAACTATTAAGTCTCCTACCTTTACCAGAATAAACATGGCCAAAATTCATTATAATAGCTTTATATATTTTATAACCTAAACCTAACCCTCTAAGATTTTCATCTAATGAAATGTGAATTTGATAAAACATATCTTTAACTAAAGTGATATCTAAAGCAATGCCTTTTGAAACTTCACTCTCCCATGGGAAATCAACTTTAATCTGCACTGGTGACATTTCATTTTGTGGTTCTAAAATTAAATCAGACCATTTAAGATTTTTTATCCTTAATTTCTCATCATCAGAAATATCTACCTTACTATATAAAGATAATGTTGATAAATTTAGGTTTTCCCTTAATTTTTGTTTTATAAAATTCTTCATTTTTTCCTTTTACTATAAATATATTGATTTTTAACTAAAAAATGGGTATATTTGTTTTAATTGTAAAATTAAAAGTATGACTTATAACGAATATAGAAATGATTTAATAAAAAGATTTAATAGATAAGTGTGGATAATAAAGAAGAATTAAAAAAAATTGCAAAAGAAATAAGAGATGTAATTGAGCAAAGACAAAAAGAACTTGACTTATCCTTTGTTGAAGATACACACACTTACTACATGAGAGATTTGAATGGTAAGATACGTTCAGATTATCCTAGTGTATCTACAGTTATAAAACAATTTTATAATGATTTTCCATCATTAGATAAGTCATGGCAAATGACTAATGGTGATTTAGTAGCACAAGATGAATTGTTAACTCAATGGCAAGGTACAGCTGATTACGCTAATAATAAGGGTTCAAGAGTTCACTATTTGTTAGAAACTGATTTATTGGCTCAATATGGTTCATATAAGGAAGTAAGAAAACCCATATTTGATTGTGATGAACAACAAATTATTGATGGTAATAACATGATTGATGCTGGTCATGATTTTATTCGTCTTATGCATCGTAGAGGTGCTATACTTCTTGATACAGAGATGGTATTAGGTAGCCCAGAGTTAGGTTATACAGGTCAACCAGATAAGGTTTGGGTTATATTTGATGAGAATGGTGTACTAGGGTTTATAGTGACAGATTGGAAAACGAATAAGCCAAAAAACTTTGAAGTGCATTCATATACTGAACAAATGCTGGAACCATTTGAAGAATGGCCAGACACAGCGTTAAGTCATTATAAGATTCAATTACCATTATATGCTAGACTTATAATGGATATGCTTAAGGGTACAAAGTATGAAAACCTTAAATTCTTAGGTGCTATCATTGTTCACTTAACAGATGATGGTAAATTCACTGAATATAAGATTGAGAAATCATTTTATACGAAGGTATTAACAATGGACCCATTACCAAGAATTGATGGAGTATTTGCTGAGAAAAAGAGATTTGCTTCCAGAGATAAAAAGAGAAAACAATTATTAGCTGAAGAAATAAAAAAGAAAAATGGATAAAAACGATATCGCTAGAAATATTGATGACACTATAAGTGGTTTTATTAATATTAATGAAAAGTTAAAATTTTTAATTAATAATTTTAATAACTTGTCTGAAGAAGAAAAAAATATTATATTTGATTCTGAAAGATTAGATATGTTATTTTATTTAGCAGTTGAGTCAGAACATTATTTAGAAAAATTAAGTAAATTATAGTATGAAAGTAAAAAAAATAATACATATTGCTGATATTCACATAAGAACATATAGGATGCACGATGAATACGGAGCAGCATTTAAAACTTTCCTTAAGACCATTAGAGAAATGGTTAAAGGATATGAGAGAGAAGAAATAAGAATCGTTATAGTTGGTGATTATGTTCACCAGAAGATTACGATTTCCAATGAACTTCTTATACTTGGTACATGGTTCCTTAGAAAACTAGAGAAGATTGCACCAGTTGTAATCGTAGCTGGGAATCATGACTTATTAGAAAATAATAAGGATAGAGTTGATAGCATCACACCAATGGTACAACTACTACCAGACTTAGATATTAAATATTACAAGGAATCTAAGTGTTATTTAGATGAAAATATTGTATGGTGTAACTATTCAATATTTGAAGAAAATACTAGACCTAATATTGAAGAAGGTAGAACAGAACATGGCGATGATAAAACTTATATAGGGCTTTATCATGCACCAATTATTGGGGCTACTACCGATATCGGATATGAATTTGACGAAGCAACAGCGTTAGAACACTTTGAAGGTTGTGATATGGTGTTACTTGGTGATATCCACAAGAGACAAGTGTTTAATTACAAGGGCATCCCAATTGCGTATCCGTCTAGTCTTATTCAACAAAACTTTGGGGAGACTGTAAGTAAGCATGGTTTCTTATGGTGGGATGTAGAATCAAGAACATTTGAAGAGCATGATATTGAAACTGATTATGGTTTCTATCAATTCAAGGTAACATCATTGGATGATTTAGATAATGGTACTGAACAATTAACTAATTTATAATGGAGTTACCAAAACAACTTAAAGATGAAATCTGGGAATATTGCCGTTTGAATGATATCTCTGGGGTAGATGACTTTATAATAAAGATGGTAAGACAAGGTTTTACGTCTGAGAAGTTTGGTGCTACTCCATGGGATAAACCAGCCGAAATAAAAGAAGTGGAAGTTGAAAAGATTGTAGAAAAAGAGGTTATTAAGGAAGTACCAGTTGAAGTGGTGAGGGAAGTTGAGAAAATTGTTGAGAAGGAAGTATTTGTAACTGATGATGAAGTAGTTAATAAGTTACAAATAGAACTAAAAGATGTTAGAAGTAAATTAGCTTCTGAAAAACTTAAGAGTGCTGCTGCTATGCAAGAAACAAGTCAATTAAGGAATAAACAACTTGATGAAATCGACACACTTAATGGGAAAATATCCGATTTAACTAAAGAAATTTCACAACTAAAAGAAGAATTAGAAGCGGAGAAAGCTAAACCAAAAGAAGAAGATAATGACATATACGGAGAAGGTAAACAAGGCTTCTTCGGTTCAAATATAAGTGATTTATGGAACAGGAAAAAGAAATAGTAGAAACAAACAAAGTTAGTATACCACCTTATGCAAAGATTAAGGTGTATTGGGATGACAAACCAGAGAACTACTCTAGGGAATCTAGAGCTAGAGTAAAGAAGTATTTTTCAAATAAGTACGGAATACCAACACAAAATATTAATGTTGTTTATAGACCAGTTAAGGTTGATAAGTCTGGTAAAGAAATTAAGATTGATGGTGCCACTATTGACAATATCATGAGTATACCATACCAAAGAAGCCTTTTTAAAGAATGGCTTACTAGAGAAGGTAAAGACGATGTTGATTTCGATAGAATCATAGCTTTAGACGATAAAGTTAACGCTGAATTAGAATATGATTTAGAAGAAACATTACATAAAAAGTATAAACTATCATGGCTTATGGTGAATAATTTCTTATCATTTGGTAATGGTAATTATTTTCCAGTAGACAAGTATAAGGGTTTTACAGTAATTAATTCCCAGCCAGCGAACCAGGGTGGAAAGACAACACTTACAATTGATGCTGTTAAATTCTTATTCTTTGGTAAAACAACTAAGACTGATAAGAATGTTGAGGTGTTTAACCAGTTTAATGAAGAAAAAGACCTTATTGTTAGAGGTATGATGGAAATTGAAGGTGAAGATGAATTCATTATTGAAAGATATCTTGAGAGAAAACCAAAGAGAAAAGGTGGTTGGAATGTAACTAATAAGTTATCTTATTATAGAATACTACCAGATGGTGAAGAAGAAGAGATGAATGATGAAGATGCTAGAAAAACAACTGAATTGATTAAGGATACTATTGGTACTGAAAAAGACTTCGATTTGGTTGTATTAGCAACATCAAAGAACCTTGACGATTTAGTTGATTCAACAGCTGGTGAATCTGGTAAATTACTAACTAGATTTATTGGTTTAGAAGTTCTTTCTGAAAAGGAGAGTATTGTTAGGAAAATGCATAATACCTTTACTAAAACAATGAAGTCTAATCTTTATGATATCGAAACTCTTAAAGAAGAGATTGAAACACATAAGGAAAATTTAATACAACTAGAGAAAGATAAGGGTGTCAAAGAAAATGAATTAGAAATTGAGAAAAAAGTTAATAAGAAATTACAAGACGAGAAATTAAGATTAGCTACATCAAAGATTAAGATTGATGATGAAGTGTTAGCGCTTAACCCTAAGACACTTCAAACTGAAATTGACACTATTACTGCTAATGGTAAAGTACATAAGAAGACAATTCAAGAAATAGAATCTAAAATCAAAGAAATAGGTAAGGTTGATTTTGATGAAGAGAAAGATTTTAGACTTAATAAAGAAAAAACTAAAACTAGTAGTGATATTGCTGTTAAAGAAGCTGAAATTACTAGATTAGAAGGTGTTGTAGAGGATTTAATTAAGAGTGGAATATGTAAAGCTTGTAATAGACCATTGGATGATGTGGATAATAGTAAACATATCGCTGAACATAATGGTACTATTGAAAATATTAAGAGAGAAAAGGAGACGGCTGAAAGAAAGTTAAAAGATATTGAGACTGAAATAACTGGGATGTCTGATTCTAAGAAATTAATCGAAAATAAAAATAAATTAGAATTACAAAAAGACCGTCTTGAAGTTGAGATTGACTCATTTAGGGTTACTTTGAAGGAAAAGATGAGTGACTTAAAGAAATATAACGCTAATTTAGAAGCTATTGACAAGAATAAAGAGATTGATATCGAAATCAGTCAAGTAGATACTAAAATAGTTGTATCTGATAGACAAAAAGATTTAATTAATGATGCTTTAAAGGATATAGCTATAAGTGTTAGTTCTAATACTAAGGATATTGAAACTAAAGAGAAGTTAATAGTTACTATCGGTAAAGAAAAAGAGATTGATAGAATCTTTAAGATTTATATTGACATGATTGGTAAAAAGGGTATTAGTAAATTAATACTTAGAAGTGTTTTACCTATCATTAATGGTGAGTTACAAAGATTATTAGAAGATATTACAGACTTTGAGGTTGAAGTTTATATTGACGATAAGAATGAAGTTAAATATTTATTAATTAAAGACGGTGTAGAGAAACCATTGAAGTCTGGTAGTGGATTTGAATTAACAACTTCAAGTATTGCCCTTAGATGTGTCTTAGGTAAGATGTCATCATTACCAACACCTAACTTTATTGTATTCGATGAGGTTATGGGTAGGGTTGCAGCGGATAACTTACCTAATATGAAACCACTTTTCGAGAGAGTTTCTGATATGTTTGACATAGTTTTCTTCATTACTCAAAATGATATGGTTAAGGACTGGGCTGATAACATTATAACGGTAATAAAGGAAAATAATATATCAAAACTTAAGTAAATTTTGATTTTAAAAGAAAAAAATGTTATATTTGTTATAATACGAACAAAAAAAAAATAAATATGAAATTTAGAAGTTATTGTATAGTTGTTATGGGTGAAACTAGTGGATGTAAACTAGAGATTGGTAAAATTGCCGAGGATTCACCTAGATTTTTAGAAGCTAAGGGTATTGTTATATCAACTTTTACTAGTATTGCTGAAGTTAGTGAGCTTACCGATTATTTTAAGTCATTAAATAGAAATTTTTTAATATTTGATACTGACCCAGAAACATCTGGTTATTTCTTAACTAATGAAGGGTTAAATGATGCTTTATTTGGTCATATAAGTAAAGAATATGACTTAGAGTTAGAAGATTTGACAAATAAATTGATTGATGATGTGTCGAGTGTTAATGATAAAGCATCAAGTGGTATTACCAGTTATGGTTCAAGGACTTTTGTAAAACCTAAAACTAGGTATAGAAAAGAAATGTTGAAAGAAATGGGTAAAAAAGATAGGGAAAAACTTATGAACGAAATACTTGATAAGGGTGTCGATAATCTTACTGACCACGATAAAGAAATACTTGAATTTCTCACAAAAATGTAATTAAAAAGGTTTACTTTTTTTATTATTTACGTATATTTATATGTCCTAACAGACATAAATAACAAAGTTATAGAATAATGTAATTAATGAGTAAAGTATACGTAAATTTTAATGGAGATGAGAGTATCTCTAAATATTTTAAAGATGTAAGAAAATCAGAATTGTTAAGTCCACAAGAAGAAGTTGATTTAGCAATAAGAATAAAAGAAGGTGATGATTTAGCTATTGATAAGTTAGTAGAATCAAATTTAAAGTTTGTGATATCAATAGCTAAAGAATACCAAGGGCAAGGTTTATCTTTATCTGATTTAATTAGTGAAGGTAATTTTGGTTTAGTAAAGGCTGCAAAGCGATATGACCATACTAGGGGTTTTCGTTTTATTTCATACGCAGTGCATTGGATTAAACAATCTATTATGCAATCCTTAAACGATAATTCAAGAACTATAAGAATACCATCTAACGTTATTGGTAAAATTTCACAAATCAAAAAAGAAATTGAAAGTTTTGAATTTAAGAATGAAAGAGAACCAACTAACGAAGAACTAATGGAGAATGAAAATTTCGTTGATTTATTCTCATTACCTAGTTGTGGTTCACTTAACGAATTTATTAATGAAGACGGTAGTGAATTATATGAAATCCTTGAAGATAAAAATTCGTTAAAAGATGAAAGCTTTTACGATATAGATGAAAGGGTTAAAGAAGAGCTTAACTCTGTATTATCATTACTTAGTGATAGAGAAAGAGAAATTATTAAAGCTTATTACGGTATAGATAGTGAATATGAACCAATGACATTAGAAGCTATCGGTGAAAAGTATGGTATCACTAAAGAAAGGGTTAGACAAATAAAAGAAAAAGCCATTAGAAAAGTTAGACACAATGCTCATGGTTTATTTGACGCATTAAATGATTAAACCATATATTTATATAGTATGAAAAAGGTATTATTATATTTGATTTTAATTATGGCGGTAGGTATGGCTGGTACAGTTGCTTATGTATCAGTGAATGGTCTTTTAAAAGTCTTCGCTGGTGCTGGTACTGTAGGACTTATTTTATTCTCAAGTATTGAAGCTGCTAAAATTATTGCCACATCTGCAATACACACTTATGGAAAGAAGATAGGTTGGTTTTACAATACTATCTTATCATTATTCATAGTTATTGCTATGACTATCACGTCTATGGGTATCTATGGATTCCTTTCATCTTCATATAAAGAAACATTCTCCAAGTTTGAAAATGTAAAAGCTAAAATTGAGTTATTGGAAAAAAAGAGAGATGGTTATCAATCCCAATTAAATATCATAATTAACGAAAAAGTAGGTGTTGGTGAAACAATAACTGAATTAACCAAAGGTTTATCTAATAACGTTATAGAATATAAAGATAAAGAAACAGGTGAAATTATAAGAACGACATCATCATCAACTAGAAAAGTTCTAGAAGCTCAATTAGATAAAGCTATTGAAAGGCAAGAAGTGCTTAATGGTAAATCTGATGAATTATCTAAAAAAGTTTTTGAATTAGAAAATGAAATAACTGAAGTTAAATTAGGTGATGATGTAGCTTCAGAATTAGGTCCACTTAAGTATTTAGCCGATATTACTGGAATGACAATGGATGATGTAATGAAGTATTTTATCATCCTTCTTATTGTTATTGGTGACCCAATGGCTGTTATCATGGTAATTGTATTTAATAAGGTTATTAATGCTAAGAAAGATGATGCTGTAAATGAGGTTGTAAATGAGACTGTAAAAACAACACCAGAATTTGTTAGAGAACTTGACCCTGGTTTTCCAGACGCTAAAATGGAATTGGTTAATGAAGAAAGTGGTGAGATAGAATTACCAGAAGAACAATTACCAATCGAAGATGAAGTTCATATAGCTTCACCAGAATATGATGAAACTCCAGACAATGATATTGATGTTGAAATCGAACACCAAGATGAGGAAATTGAACCAGAAGTTAAGGAAGAAAGTACAAATAATAAGGTGTTTGTTAAATCTGTTAATAACGGAGTTCAAGAAGTTAAGGGGGTAGAAGATAATATTAAGATAACAGAAGAACCTATAAAGAAAGCAATATCTAGAGAAGATATTAAAGAAATTAAAGAAAGAGAAAGAGGTTTTTCAGTGACTGTACCAGTTAGAAAGAAAAATTCGATTGAAAGAATTGGTAGTAATAAAGAAGTTAGAGACGGTAAATCTGACACAATTTTTTTTAAGAAAAGATAATGAGTGATTTAATCATTGATAAAGAATCTTATAAATTAAGTGAAAAGAACTATATTAATGAAGTAACAGTCAAAAAAAAGATTGTCATTGGTAATACATTTTCAACCGATATGAGACATTGTATTGGTTGGAACAAAAGATGGAACGGTAGATATACTAAGACAGCTATGTTCACTATAGATGTAGAAGGTAACACCTACCAACATTTCTCACCAAATAATTATTCAAATTTTTTAGATGACATTTTTTTAAATGAAACCATCATTTCTATAGTATTAGAAAATGAAGGTTGGCTTATGAAAGATTTAAATAGTGAAAATAAGTATATTAACTATCTTGGTCATATTTATAATAGAAAGGATTCAGTTTTTGAGAAAAGGTGGAGAAATCATAAGTATTGGGCACCATACACTCAAAAACAAAAAGATTCTACATATAAACTAGTTAGACAATTATGTTTAGAGTTTGATATACCACTTAAGGTAATTAACCATAATACTAACTTTGATGGTGTAGAAAATTATAATGGTATCCTTTATAAGAGTAATTTCGAGAAGTACTATACAGATGTTAGTCCAGCTTGGGATTTTTTAGAAATGAAAAATAAATTAGAAATATGAAAAATAGTGAACATGAAATGACTAAATTGATGCTTGAGACTATGAGAGCTCAAACATCGAAGCATAAGAATCTTATTAGAGAGAACGAAGAATTTCAAACTACAGAACCTAAAACTGAAAATGAGGGTGATGTTAACTTTGAAGAGCAGTTAGATAATACTGAAAAAGATTACTTTGAAAAAAACAAAGAATCTTTTGTTGAAAAAGTTACTAATGACGTTAAGTTTGATAACTTTAATATTGATTTAGAAACACAAAACGTTGTGTTAACAGGTAAATTAGGTAATGGTATTGAATGGTCATACTCTAAGAATGGTGGGGTTCAATTAGGTACACCTGTTGGTAACAGATATGTTGAGATTACTAAGGATGATATCATCACCCTAAATAAGTTAGTTCAAAACTATGATATCTGGAAAGATAATTGGAATGATAATTTTTTAAACGATTCTACGTTAAAAGCGTAAATAATGGTTAAAGATAAATTTGATATAAAAGTTTTATTTATTATTATCTTAGCTGGTGCTTTGATATTAAGTTTTTTTTTCAGACCATCAAAGGGTATTGATATCTATGAAGATGAAATTAATAACTTAAAAGATAGTAATATTAAATTATTAAATAATAACGATAGTCTTGAATTAGTTAATTTAAAGCTTAATCATATTAATGATAGTCTTTTAATTTCAATAGATTCTACCCAAGTTAAAATTAATGAAAAAGACAAAAAAATTGAAGTTTTAGAAAATGCAAAAGATAAAGTTTCTAATATTGTTCTTAAGCTTGACGCTAATGGTGTTTCAAAGTCACTCTCAGAATATATCAATAAAAGAACCAAATAGGGTTACAACTTTTGTTAATGAATATGGTGATACTATGGTTAGTATGAGTCTATCTGATGCAAAGATACTTTTAGAAGATGTTTTAAAGTATGAATATGCGGACAGTCTTTTAATTCAGTATAAAGTTAAAGATAGTCTACAACTTAATACAATCACAATGCAAAAAGAAGTGTTAATGAATTTAAGTAATGAAAAATTTAACTTAGAACAAATTAACGATAACCTACAACAAGTTATTGTTAATAAGGATAAAGAATTAGACCTTAAGGATGAAATTATAAAAGACCAAAAGAAAGAAATAAGAAAACAAAAAAGTTTAAAAATATTAGGTTTTACTGGTTCAGTGGTTTTACCTATATTAACATTAATATTAGTTTTATAAAAAATATTTATTTATGAGTTTCAAGAAAAGAGTCCCAACACATGACCCACAAACTGGTGAGTTAAACCCTTACTATGAAGAATTAACAGGTGAAAATAATCCCCTGGAAAGTAAGTATGATTTATTAATGAAAATGCCCGTACCCTATGAACCGAAGAAAAAGAATAGATGGGTTTTAATGTTGGGTGATGGTAAAGAAATAAAACCATGGGTTTTATATAAAGCGAGTAGACCAAGATTTAAAAAAATTAATAGTTTTTGGAAAGGTACTTATTATGAGATACAAGAAATGGAATTCGTATTAAATGACCCTATAGAACCTTCAGTGAGTAAATATTTATATAGCTTAATTAAAGGGAAGAAAAAACTTGATATGACATTAGAGATGCTTGACCCAACAGGTATGGTTGTTGAAAAATGGGCAATACTGGATTGTGATGTTATTGAAGTTGATTTTGGTGGATTAGATTATAGTGATGATGGTCTTGTAATATGTAGAATTAAAGTCAAACCAAATTCAGCTGAACTTCTTTATTAAAAATAACCCCCTTGAGGGGTTTTTTTATTATTATTCAATATTTATAAATAAAGAAAATAATGAAAGATTTAATTAGACAAAAGTTAAACGAGGAAGTTAATAAATCTGATGTTAAATCAGAAATTAAAAAGTATATGGATTCTTCTGAATTTAAAAGTAAGGTTGAAAAAATTGTTAAAGATAGAATCAAAACTGAAAAAGCTTTAGAGGATAAAGTTGTTGAAATAACTAAGAATGTTTTAACGCAATTATATAAACAGTTATGGACTAAAAGAGCTTTCTGGAAAAACGGATTGTCTAATAAAAGTAATTAAATATGAGAAAGATAAAGATTACCGAAAAACAAGCTAACATGCTTAAGGAGATGAGTCAACCTAAAGTACTTAAGGTTACTCAAGAACAATATAATAAAATCCTTGAAATGGAAAACGTTCAAGAAGACATGTTAAAAGATATGATTAAGTCCGCACCTGGACCACACAGACCTCAAATAAGTAGGGACTTAAAAAAAGCTAACCCATACAAGGTTAATGAGATGTATGAAGATTTTATCCAAGAATTATATAACTTAAATGAATCTGACCCAACATTAGGTGAAGGTAAGTACTCTAAATTACGTAAGTTAATGGAGTTTGGTGGTTTAACTAAAGAAGGTAGAATAGTTAAAGAAAAATTTAATAACGATAAAGAGAGAGTAAAACAAGTTATTAGTGCTGGTCTTTACGAGATGGCTTGTGGTAAAAGCCCCTACATGGCAATGGAAGCTATTGAAGAAGCTCTTAAGTTATCTGATATAACACCAGATTATTTTAGAAAACAAATTGGTGAACCTAATAAGTCTGGAAAGTCTAGAGAAGAACTAATGGCTGCTATCGAAAAAAAGAGAAAAGAATCTAATGCGATTACAGCTGCTAAGGAAAAAGAAAGAGAAGACGCTATTAAAGCATTAGCACAGGGTGAAGAAGAACAAAAACTAGATGAAATTGGTGATTATCCGTTAGGTGCTAAATATGATTCATCAGCACCATTTAATCAACAAGAACCAGACTATAGAGAAGGTGAAAGAGTTAGTGGTGAGTTTAAAATTATTGGTACACTTAGTGACGAGATAGCAATCTTATCAAACCAATCTGGTGAAAAATTCGTATTATATTATCATCATTTACCTAAAGATGATTTCGAACCTTATGTTGATATTGAAAAAACTTATATAGGTAAAGATGAAGATGGTTTTCCAGATTTTGAATATGATGAAGATTGGGAGATTAGTGATGAGGCTATAGAGAGTTATGTAAATGATAACTTAGACTCATTAAGTATGGGTGTTGGTTTATCTGATTACGAAGATGGTAAAGACCTTGTTAAAGTTGATGATGAATTAGTTGAATATTTAAGAGGTGATTATGGTGATAATGTTAATTCATTATTAGGTTTAGAAGAAGCAACAACAACTGGCAGTGTTGGTGGTGCTGATAATTTCTTTGGTTACGATGTCCCAATGGGTGGCGGTAAATATAAATCATCATTTTGGACAGCTGGAAATAAAGAAAATAAACACTTAGAAGAAGGTGAACGTGGAAATAGATATATAGCTGAAATGGATTTTTATTTATTTGCTAATGATGATGAACATGCAAAACAAGTTGCTCAACAAATGGCTAAAGAAATGGATGCTAAGTATGATAACCAACCTAGAATCCAAAAATTATTTAAACAACCATTTGGGACAATGAGTAGTCAAGAAATACCAATGAATGAAGATTCTCATTCAGAAACACAATTAAAAGGTGGTTCTTTTGTTAACGTTAAAGAAAAATGTAAGAAATACCCATATTGTGATGAAGGGCCAGGAGCTATCGAAACAAAAAAAACTAAAATGGCTGTTGTTTCAAATGACCACATAGTTCAAGAAGTTGCTAAAAAGACTGGTAGAACTATTGAAGAGGTTAAGAAAATAATAAGTAACTTTAAGTAAAAAGTTTATATTTATATAAAAAAGATAATATTATGAATAAGTCATTAATTAAAAAATATCTTGATTCTACATTCTTAATGGAAGAATCTAAACCAAAGGGGTTAACTGCAACTGAAAAGGTTCAAAAAGACTCTGGTAAGGAAAACAAAGCTGCTATGAAAGATGTTGAAAAAAAGATGAAAGACTTCACTAAAATGGATGGTGAAAAAGAAAACGCTGAGGTCGTTAAAAAATATAACTATAGTGATAAACAAGCTGAATTACATGATGTAGGTGAACTACAAAAGGGTAGTATGGCCGCTTTAGAGGTTAATGGTGACACTGAAGAGTGGGACGAAAGACAAAAGAAAGCTATTGAAGGTGATTCTACAATGGGTAATGCAAATAAGGGTGATGACGTTGCAAACGTTGTACCTGGAGACCAAGCTGGATTCCAAGGACCAGAAGGTAATGAAAAAGTATATGATGATGCTCAAAAATTCAAAAAGAAAAGACTAGAAGTTGAAGCTGGTAATGTTAGAAAATCATTGCGTATTTCTGGTGCTGACTTTGATGATGAAGAAATTAAAAAGAGTGGGCCTAAAAATGAAAGTAAAATGAAAAGACTTGTATTTAAAAATGAATTTAAAGGTGTGGAGAACGCACTAAAGATGATTCCAGAATCATACAAAGTTGATAATAAAACTTTCCAAATGACTGATGGTAATGAGAATTATGAAATCAGATGGGAAGGTTCACTTAATGAAGGTAGAGCTATCGTTCTTAAGGCTTCTGATAAGCAACTTATGAATGAAGATATGAATAAGATGAAACATCTTATGGGATATAAGTCTCAAGAGACATTAGGTAACCTTAAGGGTGCTGAGAGAATCAATGAGGATAAATCATTCAATGATATTTGGGGTAAAACTAAAAACTTATTAAATGAAGCAGATTATTCTGATTTAGATAGAAAAACGGTAAAAGCTAGTGGTAAAGAACAATACAGAACAGGTGCAAAGGTTAACTCACAAGCTTTAGCTAAAGAATTAGAATATGTTGCTGGTAAATTATCTGATGAAGCTGATAAAGGGATTTTGAAGAAGGCTTATAACGCTACTTCAGTTAAACCAGAGGTTGAAGAAATGGATATCTTTAATCAAATAAGAAAAGATTTAGATAGCGGTAGTGAAGAAGCTAAATATGCAATATCTGGTGCCTTCCAAAGAGCCTATTACCTACATTAATAAAATTAATATAAAACAATATAAAAATGAAAAGACTTACATTTAAAAAACCATTCAACGGAATGGATAATGCATTAAAATTAATTCCAGAATCTTACAAAGTAGATGGTAAGGAATTCCAAATAACTGATGGTACTGAGACATACGATGTTAGATGGGATATCAATGAAGCAACTGTATTAAGAGCTGAGAATAAAAACCTTATTAGTGAGGATATGAAAAAGATGAAACACCTTATGGGTTTCAAATCTCAAGATACTCTTGGTAATTTAAAGGGTGAACAAAGACTTAACGAGAATAAGTCGTTTACTGATGTTTGGAATAAGACTAAGAGGTTATTAAATGAAGAAGCTGGACCTAGTTCTGATGAAATATCAAGTGAGATTAAAAAAGAATTACCTAAATTAATCAATGACCCAAACATTGAAAAAATTTCTAATGAAATATTAAATAACCCACAAGCGATTGAGGCTTTACAGCAATTTGTTGCAATGGGTAAGACTAATGAAAATGAGGGATTACCAACAATCGGTAATGAATTCATCGAAAAAGCTATGGATTTCGGAATGAAAAAAGCTTCAAGTGTGACTGAATCTTCTGATGGTGACATGGGTGGTAAAATAGGTGGAGTCATAGGTGCAATGGTTGGTGGTGGCGTATTAGCTGATAAGCTAGTACCAAACCCAATGGTTTTAGGTAAAATAGCTACTAATATTGGAACGATTGAACAAATGATGCATGCACACAACCCAATGTTAATACAAGCATTAGGTGCTTTAGCTGGTGGTATTTTATCTGTTGTTGCTTATAAGGTATTTAAAAAATTAAAAAACAAAAAGAAAGATATTAATGAAGCATTTGGTACGGGATTCAAAAACGAAGGTAATCTTGAAGGTCACGACAAAATCGCTGAAATGGAAAGAGAAGAATCTGACGAAAAATTAGATGAATTTGAAAATAAAGATGTTGAAAATTTATTCAACACTATGGGTGATATGAGTAAAATTAAAACATTAGCGTCTAAAATTAATACTAAACCAGAAAAAATAGAGGCGGCAGCTGCTTATGTTAAAGCTATTGTTGGTGATAACGAAGTTTTACAAAAGCAAATTGCTAGACAACTTATGAATGATAAGTCTGCGGACTCTGAAGCTGCTGAGATAAACGAAAATGTAAATACAGATGGTACAGATGCTGAATTATCTGTACAAATAAAAGTTCTTTCAGACGCTTTAGAATATTATAAAAAAGAAGGTAATTCAAGAATGGTTAATGAGCTTGAAGCTGACATTCTACAATTACAGAATGAACTTAAAGTTAGAATGGGTGAAGAACCATCTAGATATGACATACCAGGATTTGAGGGTACTATGAATTCATTAAACAAAATAAGTATTAGAAAAGAAGGTGATAGATTCGATGAAATCTTTGAAGACTTATATTCAGAAGAAGAAGGTAAAGATTTCCCAGACTTAACACGTGATGGTAAAGTAACGCAAGCTGATATTCTTAAGGGTAGAGGCGTGTTTGAAGAAGATGAAGAATTCATCCCACACGGAACGTATACAATAAGTAATGCTGGTGGTTACGAAGTGATGTTATCTGACGATGGTGATGCTGCTAAAGTTAGAGACGCTTACGGTTCTGATAATCCACAAACTAGTGATTGGTTAGAAATCGAGTATGTACCAGGTGAAGATGGTGAAATGGAACCAGTTATTGACCCACAAGGATATGACATTCCATTAAACATGGTAATGAGAGTTAATAGATAATACAAACTTAAAACTTTAAAATAAAAACCCTCCATTGTGAGGGTTTTTTTATTTAGTATAATATTTATTACTAAAGAAAAGTTATGATATTAAAAAAAGGTTCTAAGGGAAAAGAAGTAAAAGAATTACAAGAGTTTTTAGGTATAACAGCTGATGGTGATTTCGGTCCAGGTACAGAATCAGCGGTAATTAGGTGGCAACATCAAAATAGGTTAAAAGCTGATGGTATTGTAGGTCCTAAAACTTGGGATGCTATGGGGTTAGCTACCACAGACAATACAGAGGCGTTTTACGAGACTTCTAATGGATTAATAATTGAAAGATATCTTCTACCAAAGGGTGAATATAAAGAAGGTCCTACAAACAAAGAATATTTATTTTTACATCATACAGCTGGCTGGCACAATCCATATAAATGTGTTGACCAGTGGGGTATGGACTCTAGAGGGTCAATAGCTACTGAGTTTGTATTAGGTGGACCATCTGTAAAGGGTGATGACTTTAATTATGATGGTAAGATGTTACAATGTATTCCAGAAGGTGGGTATGGGTGGCATTTAGGTAAGAATGGTTCACAACATATGCACACACATTCTGTAGGGCTTGAAATATGTAATTTTGGTTATGTAACAAATGGTAAGACTTATGCTGGGACTAGTGTAGTACCAGAACAAATAGTAAAGTTAGATAAACCATTTAGAGGTCATCAAGAATGGCATAGATATTCTGATGAACAGATAGAGAGTACTAGAAAATTAATATTATTTATTGCCGAAAGGGATGGTATTGACGTTAGAGAAGGTTTAATATCAGAAATAAAGAAAAAGGGTGTCGATGCTTTTGAATTTAATGAAGATGCTTATTATGGTAAAGTGAAGGGTATGTGGACCCACACCAATACTAGGAAAGATAAAACAGATTTATTTCCACAACAAGATTTAATTGACATGCTATTGTCATTATAACATTTATTTTTTCTATTGATTCTATATATTTAGATTAAATGGAAAAAGAGGATAAAACTAGGGAATTTTTGAGTTATATTAAAACACCGTTAAGTGAAGATAGTGTGGCAGTATTATATAGCGCCAATAACATTAGATATGAGAAATGTCTTTTGTTTAGTGACTTTGTACAATCTTTATTGACTCTTATATTTGATACTTATATGGGTGATGATTTCACATCAGACGAAGATAAAGTAAATCATTTTAAATGGTGTTGGAATAAAAACATCGATAATTTTAAAGAAGAAGAAATACATTTTAATGAATCTAAAGAAGCTTATGATTATTTTTTAGAATTCATGATGGAAGTATTTTACATGCTCGATGATAAAGACAATAGAAATGTACCTATCACAATTAGAACCCTATGGATATCAGTGTTTTCATATAATAAACTTAAGACACGTTCTGATATGGATAACTTCATAGAAATCTACAAAATTTTAGACGAATCCCTTAAAAAAGGGTAAAAAAACGTGTTTAAGGGTTGATTAATATTTTTAATACCTTATATTTACCACATGAGAATGATTGAAATTATATTAGCTGAGTTAGCTAGTGATAAATTAAAGGCTGAAGAGAAACTCCAAAGACTTATCAATAGTAGTGAAAGTAATATTGAGTATTTAGTTGATGAAATTAAAGAATCACTGGCTGAAATAGTTAAAATTGAAACTATGATTTCCAAATGGAATTCATATACAGCGCCAAGTGCTAACGCACCTAGCGCAAATAATAATAACAATAATAATAATTAAAAATTAAATTAAAATGGAAAAATTTGAAAATTTAAAAGCTTTAGTAGAAGGACTTAACGAAGATGTAGAAAAATTCTATAGTAAGAGCAATAAAGCTGCTGGAACTAGAGTTAGACAAGGGTTACAAGAAATTAAAAAAGTAGCTCAAGAGCTTAGACTTGAAATTTCTGATAAGAAAAAAGCTTAAATAAAAAATTATGTTAATAGATATGCTCAATAAAATTTTACTTATTTTGTTATTTATGTCATGTTTAAACGTTATTAGACATGGGTACTACTTTACTCAAGCTTGGGTGAAATCAAGTACTGAAAATCCTAAGAAGTATTTAGTTAAAAATACTTCGTTATGGGTATTGAGCATGTCTATAGCATATATCTTAATGAGTATCGTAACTGGTATTTATATTTAAAAATAAAATTGTTTTATGTCAATACAAGAAAGATTAGATTCATTACAACCCCACATTGTTGGTATTAGATACATCCAAGGTATGCAAATTGTTGATGCTGTCTTTAAAGAAGGGTGGACGGTACCAAATAGTGATGTGATTAAAAAAGAGTTAGTTGATGAATCTCAAAATTACTATATGTTCTTCACTGAAAAGGAAGGTGTAACAATTGACGACTTATTAGATTATGTTGAAGGTGTTATTAGCGTTAATATTGAAAGAGAAAAGAAATATGAATTACTTAAACAAAAGGTAGAAGAACTTAAAAAATTATTTAAAGAAAAAACTTTACACGAATTACAAGAACTTAAATTTACTTTTAATAAACCAGGTGTTATGCCATCGTTAGGTGATATGGATAACTTTGAGTTAGAAGATGATGTTAATGTGGAAGAAACACTACCACCACCACCAGCTAACCCAGAAGAAGTTAAAAAAACAACTGAAAAGGTAAATGGTGAAATTAAAATCACTAATGTTAAAGGTCAAGATATTGAATTACCACCTAAGAATGGTAAGGTTGAATTAGAAGAATTCGATGTACCAAATATAACATGTAATTGTTCTGGACCAGATGAAGTTTGTCCAGTATGTGAAGAAGAAAAAATTGGAAGTTATTAATAAAGAGCCCCTTAATTGGGGCTTTTTTATTATTCACCCTCAAAGTATTCAACTAATACGTTAAACGCATAAACAGCTCCACTACTTAATACACCATCTAAAAATATAGATAAGTATAAATTCTCAATACCATAAGTGGTCATAGGTGTATCAATCCCTTGTGATTGTAACAAATAAGATAAACCAAACCCTACCCAAGTAGGTAAACACATCATGCAAGTGAATAGTTTATAAAGACTCTTATCGCCAGTCCCTAATTTAGATAGTAAGGTTCTCCAACCTTCAAAGATTGAACCATAGATTAAAATGTTACTAATCCCATAAGCAACTAATACGAAAATAAATAAATTTACCATAACTTTAATTTTTCTTTAAAGATAACGTTTATCATCCAATAAGTCAATATTTATATAATATGAAAGATTTAATTAAAAATAAAGTTAGATATATGTTAATGGAAAACGAAAACAAAAGAACTGCGGCTGGAGTATTGGTTAAGTGTAACTCGACTGGTAGAATCCTATTATTACTTAGAAATGACTTTGGTGATGAACCTAATACATGGTCATTAGTTAGTGGTGGTATTGAAGACGGTGAAGATGTATTAGAAGGGCTTAAAAGAGAAGTTAATGAAGAAATGCAGATAAACCCAAATATTATTTCTTATAAATTTATAGATAAAATCTACCATAAGAGTAAAAATTTAGAGTTTCATTATTACGAAGGCTTGACAAATAGCGAATTTATACCTACATTAGACCATGAGAATCTGGATTGGGGTTGGTTTGATAAAAATGAATTACCAGAACCACTGTTTCCAGGGTTAAAGGGTAAAATAAATAGAATATGAGTAAACCAAAATTAGAGGGTAAGATACCGTTAGAAGCAGTCCTTTCAAAATTTAAAGAACATAATAAAACTTTTATTAGTGGTCTAGAAAAGGAAGAAAGTTTAGAAAAAGTAGAAACGATTGATTCCATTAATAATGATATTAAAGCTATTAAAGAAGATGTTGAAAGGAAGAAAAACAGGTTTATTAATGAAATTAAAAGTGGTTTAGGTGAAAAAGTTAAATCAAACCCAAACGGTATAATTATAATAAAGAAAAAGTGGTATCAAAAATTAGGTACATTTTTAAAGAATATTTTTACAAGGTTTTAATATGAAATATGATGATATTATAAAAACGGTTTCAGAAGTAATTAATAACGATGAGATTAATAAAGAAGGGTTAGTTTTATTATATGAAATGAGTGAAACAGACCATAAGAAGATGGATGAACATTTATTCTATAAAGCTAATCCAGAAAGTACAGAGTTTCAACATAAGGATGTCATTGAATTAGAAATTGGTGGTATTATTGTAAGATTTGTTAAAAAAGATTTGGATAATTAAAATATCTTTCTTACATTTGTAGAGAACCATTAATTAAAGGACATGAAATTAGAAACAAAAAAGACAATTTTAATATTTACATTTATATTAGTTATAATAGCACTTTTATTTTCTTCTTGTAAAAAAGAAGAATTTATTGCGTTAGAAGAAGTGCCAGAAGAAGTTGACACAACTAATTGGCAAAATACATACACTCATGGTGGTACACTTCCAGGTACTGGTAACCAAACAAACCCACTAGTTGGTACAAGATGGGTATTAACAAAAGTGGTATCAGCATTTGCTACAGAATATCCAAACGATACTATAGAATTTACAACTGGTGATGATTATGTATTAAATCAAAACGCACAAAGACCATACACGCTATCATTACTACCATCATCAACAAATTATGAATTAACGCTTAAATACTTCATGCCATTTGGTGGAAGTCACTACAGTGCCAATGTCGGATACTACTTCGTTGATGACGGACAAATAAATAACGCTGAGTTCACTAATATACAAAACACAACGTCAACTATTAGGGCTTGGTTCACTAAAATAAATTAATATGACACAAGAAGAAAAAGCGCAAGCTTACGACAATTACATTAGAGAAGGTGATAGACTTCAAAGGGAGATTTCTAGACTTAAATCACAATACCCCATAACTATGCCAGATAATGAACAAAAAATTATTGAGAATAACCAAAAGAAACTCAATGAGTTACAGGTAAAATTACAAAATTTATTAAAATAATTTTAAAAAAAAAGTTGACAAAAGGAAAAAAAGGTTATATATTTGTGAACACTAAAATTAATTAACAATTCAAATTTTTAACACTATGGCAAATTTAATTGACGCTTTAAGAACTGAAGATACTGTTACTGAAAATGGTATGACAACAAATTCAACTACACTTAATTCTTGTGTAGACCTATTTTTCCAAATTGGTGCTTTAAGAGGGCAAGATAAACAAAGAAAGATTAATGCATTTTCTAAAGCTTTCGCTGAAGATTCGTTAACAGCTATGAAGATTTTATTCTGGGCTAGAGACGTTAGAGGTGGAGCTGGTGAAAGAGGTACTTTCAGAGATATTTTAACTTATCTTGCTAATACTAAAACTTCAGCACTTAAGAAGAACATAGGACTTATTGCTGAGTACGGTAGGTATGATGACTATTTAATATTAGTTGGTACTAAATTAGAGAAAGAAGCTCTTAACGAAATTGAAAAAGCGTTAAAAGATGGTAATGGACTTGCGGCTAAGTGGATGCCAAGAGGTAACACTAAGAATAGGGAAAAGAAGAGATGGGCTAGTACCTTAAGAAAACACTTAGGGTTAACACCAAAGGCGTATAGAAAGATGCTTTCTGAGTTATCTAACACTGTTGAGCAATTAATGTGTGCTAGAGAATTCGGTGCGATTACATACGAACACGTACCATCTAAGGCAATGTCTGATTACATGAAGGCATTCTCTAAGAATGATGGTAGCAGATTCCAAGCATATTTGGATTCACTTTCAAAGGGTGAAACTAAGATTAATGCTGGTGCTGTATATCCATACGACATTACTAAGAACTTGAAATATGGTTCAGCTGATGGTGCTGTTGAACAATGGAAAGCTTTACCTAACTACATGGAAGGTAATAAAGAAAGAGTTTTACCAGTGGTAGACGTTTCTGGCTCAATGGGTGTGTCAGCTGGCGGTAACGCAAATATCAGCTGTATGGATGTAGCTATCTCATTAGGTTTATATATCTCTGAGAGAAATGAAGGACCATTCAAGGATGCATTCTTCACTTTCCACTCTAACCCAAAGTTACAATACTTAAAGGGTGATTTAAGAGACAGATTCAACCAACTATCTAGAGCAGAATGGGGTGGTAGTACAGACTTAGAAAAGACATTCAAGGTATTGCTTCAAAAAGCAAAAGCTAGTAATGTTGCTGAGTCAGAAATGCCAACTATGATTCTTATCCTTTCGGATATGGAATTCAACCAAGCTACTGGCGATGGTTGGAGAGGTGATTCTGATTGGAATCCAACTGCTCAAAGAATGATTGAAAACATGTATGCAGATGCTGGGTACACAATGCCAAAGGTTGTATACTGGAACATTCAATCAAGAAATGACAATAACCCAGTACAATTCGATAAGCAAGGTACTGCGTTGGTGTCTGGTTTCAGCCCAGCGTTATTAACAAGCTTATTAGCTGGTAATGATATCACTCCTTACGGAATGATGATGAATATTATTAGTTCAGAAAGATACGAAGCAATTCGTGTTTAAAATATAAGGAATGCATACTGCAAACTTTTTAACAAATTAGATTTATATTAAGTACAGTTGAAAGGTGGTGTTTTTAAAGTTGTTAGCACCTATTTGGTACACTAAAAAACTTAGGATGTGTACTATAAAAAACAACCTTCATTACAGAGCTCTGAAGTAAACGCTCCCGCATTCCGATAAAATTAAAAGGTTTATGTGATTTTTTCATATAAACCTTTTTTATGCTTTACACTTTCATTTTTTTTAGTTAGATTTAAGTTATAATTAAATAATAAGGTTTAAAAGATAAATGATGAAAATTATTACAAAAGTAATTAAAAAAGATGAGTCTGAATCAATAGTGTATTTGGTTGATGACAATGGAAATCCATTGAAAGCGAGTATAGTTTCTAAAAATGAAAAAGAAGAAACTATTAACAATTTATTAGCCGAATACTTCACTCCAAGTGACTGGGTGAATAATAAAACTAATTTACTTGAACATGTAGAAGAAGTTAGTTACGAAGAATATATAAAACAATAATGGAACTAATAACATCAAGAATTGTTAAGGAATCTGACTTAGGAACACATGGAAATCTTTTCGGTGGTAAGTTACTAGGTTGGATGGATGAAGCTGGGGGAATCTTGGCAGCTGAAGCTGCTGACACACCAAGAGTGGTTACAGCTAAATTTGGTGAGGTCTCATTTAATAAAAAGGTTAAGGTTAACCGAATCGTAAAAATTTACGGTGAAGTGGTTAAATTAGGTAGAACTTCAGTGACTATCGAAATAGAAGTTAGGAGACACAACCCTTATTCTGGGGAACAAAAATTAATAGCTAATAATACACTTGTATTTGTTAGACTCGATGAAGATGGTGACCCAGAAATGATTAGTTCTAGGGCTAGGGAAAAATATAATAATAGTAATAATAATAGTAATAATAATAGTAATAATGAGTAAAAACGAACAAACAACTTATTTAGTATTTTATTTGGATAGAGAAATGATGATGAATCCAGATATTATACAACCATTCGCTAACTCAGTGAATGATGCTTTAGTTCAAAAAAAAGCAAACGCAATGGCTTTCTTTATACCAACGGATGGTGAAGAAAGAATTGAATGTATCAACCCAGTACAAGTTGCTGAAGCTGATATGGAAAGAATAAATAAAATTGTTGAAGACCTTACTAAGAACTTTGATATAGGTCAAGGTGCTGATGAAGGTAAGGATTCACCAGAATCTGAAATCGAAACTGATGGGGGGAGAGAGGACTAATCATAGAGAACACCAATTACTAGCTCTTTTATATCGTGTAGAAGAGCTTTTAGTTGAACTAAAAGACGGTGGTAAAGAAAGTCAAGATTATAAGGATTTAACAAGAATAATAAAGAACCTTGAAGATTACCTTCAAGATGAGCAAGGTTTAATATGAGTAGATTATTAAATACTAATAGTGACGGGATAAAACGCTTAAAAAAAATGCGTGAAGAAATTATCAATAAATGGAACGAACTTGGTTTGTTAGAAGGTATTGGTAAGGGTAACCCTAAGATGAATATGGCTATGCTACTTGAATCTGATGCTGTTCAGTTTTTAGATGGCTACGAACCAACCTGGTGTGTTTACATACTTAGATGTGCTGATGGAACACTATATTGTGGCATGACTAATAACATAATTAAACGTTTAGAAGCCCATAGAAGCGGCAATGGAGCGAAATATACCAGAGGTAGGTTACCTGTAATATTAGAAGCTTATCGTGCAGTAGAAAGCAAATCTGAAGCTCTTAAATTAGAAAATAAGGTTAAAAAGCAACCTAAACATAAAAAGATTGAATTTTTGAAGTCTTTTAAGGGCGAGTAGAAGTCCTACGCACTTTTTCAATTGGCCACCCAGTCTTTTCTTGAATTAATTCATACATTCTTGATACGGTAGCTGGACTAGCTGTACCCATGAATATAACACTCTTTATTTTATTCTTTTTACAAGCCTTATGTAGGGTATGATGGAGTCTTTGAGCATCAAGTTTATTCTTACAAATAATCATTTCGAATTGTTCTTCATTATGTAAGACTAATTTATTATGTACAATAATTATTTGTTTTGTCATTTTTTGTTTATAAGCACCTTCCATCATTGGTTTTGCGATATCATGTATAGTAACCCTATCATACTTAGGGTCTTTACCAAACATCCAAAATGTTTCCTCAATTTCATATTCATGGTCAGCCAAAACTGTCCAAATTCCAAATAATGGCTGCTCTTCATAAGTCCTACCCATTTTATCTCTGAGTATTCTAAACTCATCACCTTCTTCAGTGTCTTTAACAACATAAATGCGATATTCAACCGATTTAATTCCGTTATAATTTATATGTTTCCTTGGGAATAATACTGTCTTATTTTCCTCAATAAATCTATTATAGTTAATAAAAGATGTCTCCATAGTTTTACATCTATGAAGTGTTTGCTTATATTTTCCGTTTTTAGTGAGTATTACCCTGTACATATTCAATAATTATAGCTATATTTGTAAAAAAATAAATAGATGAGTAAAGATTATTATGGAATATTGGGTGTTGAAAAAAACGCCACAGAATCGGACATTAAAAAAGCTTATAGAAAGTTATCTAAAAAGTATCACCCAGACGTAAACCCAGATGGTGAAGAAAAATTTAAAGATATTGCTGAAGCTTATGATGTATTAAGTGATTCTAACAAAAGAACTAATTATGATAGGTTTGGTTCAGCTGACCCTAGGGGTGGTAATCCATTTGGTAGTCAATCTATGGAAGATATAATGCGTGAATTTGGTTTTGGTGGTGGTAGGAATCCGTTTACTAAACGAGAGCAAAGTCGAGGTCATGATTTAGTTATAAATGTAAGAATTTCATTAGAAGAAGTTTTTAACGGTGTCACTAAGAAATTTAAATATAGGAGAAATGCGCCATGTATGACTTGTAATTCTGATGGTGGAACGGGTAAAAAAACTTGTCCTAAGTGTAAAGGTAATGGTAGTATAATGAATGTTATTAACACACCTCTAGGTCAAATGAGACAAGTTATCGATTGTGACCAATGCGGTGGTAGTGGTTCAGTTGTTGAAAATATATGTGGTACATGTCATGGTAATGGTACAATTAATAAAGAAGAAACGGTTGAAGTGACAATCCCAAAGGGTGTTAAGGATGGTGATACAATGGAATATGTTGGTATGGGTCATGGTGTTAAACAAGGCACACCTGGTAGACTTCTAATTAAATTATTTGTCAATAACAATGATAATTTTATTAGAAATGGTGATAACTTGAAGTATAACCTTAAATTAAGTTATCCTCAGTTAGTCTTAGGTGATAAAGTGGAAGTACCAACTATTGACGGTGGTAAAATTAGGGTTACAGTACCAGAATATAGCAAAATTGGTGATAATTTAAGGGTAGTTAATAAAGGTTTGTTTAAATATAATACAAATATTAGAGGTGATATGATGATTATTTTAGATATCGAAATGCCAACTGAGTTAAGTGATTCAGAAAAAGAGGTAATAGAAAAATTAAAAAATATTAAAAAATAACTTGCATATAAATAATAAAGTTTATATATTTGTTAAAAATTAAATGATATGAGTAAAGAAAAAGTGACAAGTAATGGTATAGGTTTAGGTGGATTTATTTTCATTGTATTCCTAGTCATGAAATTGGCCGAGATTGGTCAAGTAGCTAATTGGTCTTGGTGGTGGGTAACATCTCCATTATGGATTCCTTTAGCGTTAGGTTTAGTTATTATAGGTATCGGTCTTATTATAAGTTTTATAGCACATTTAATGAAGTAAATTAATTAATAATCAATATAAATTAAATTTTTATGGCAAAGTATGAAGAACCATTTGATGACACACAAGAGATTTTTGATGGTGTAATCGCAAACGCAGAATTGGACAGATATGTAAATATCAAGTTACTTTCTGACAACAAATGTAAAACAATCACTAAGGTTGTTAAAGCAAATCCATTGTTAAAGTTTGAAACAAAAAATGACTTATACATTTTTGTTAATGAACAAATCTTTGAACAATTAGAGGATTGGCAAAAAGTAATCGTAGCGGAAGAAGCCTTAGCTGGTGTGTATTTTGATACAGAAAAAGACAAGTTAGAAATTAAGAAGGGTGATATCGAAACATTCTCTGGATTACTTTCTAAGTATGGTTATGAAAGATACGAAGTTGTTCGTGAATCTATCAAAACATTATACCAAGTAGAGAAAGAAGAAGCTGAAGTATAATGACTCCAGAAGAAGTTGCAGAATACAACGAAGAAGCATTAATCTGTGATGGTTTCGATGAAGCCATCATAGGTGTTGCTGAAAGGATTAATTTAGGTCCAGTTGCTGCTTATAGTGTAGAAAAGATTTTGGAAATACTAGTTGAACGTGATGATATGACATATGAAGAAGCTATGGAATATTTCCAATATAATATAATAGGGTCTTGGATGGGTGAATATACCCCAGTCTTTATTTATACAAACGAAGAATAATATGTTAGATTTTTATAGTGAATTTAAAGATTATGCTACAAAGCATATGGGGATTAGTAGTATTCAATTCCATTATTGGGAGAACTTACAAGCTACTATATACAATAACACTCAAGTAAGTGGAAGTCTTACACCATACATCTTGGAAGAAAGAGAAATGAGAGTAACTCAAATGGATATCTTCTCAAGACTTATGATGGATAGGATTCTTTGGGTTGCTGGTCCAGTTAATGACCAAATGAGTACAGTTGTTCAAGCACAGTTAATGTTCTTAGATAACTTAGAACCAGGTAAGACGATTACAATGCATGTTGACTCACCAGGTGGTTCAGTTAAATCTGGTTTATCAATGGTTGATGTTATGAATTATGTTAGTTCAGATATTCAAACAATTAATACTGGTATGGCCGCATCGATGGGTTCAATCCTATTAGGTGCTGGAACTAAGGGTAAAAGATATTCTCTACCAAGTTCTAAGGTAATGTTACATCAAGTATCTGCTGGGGCTCAAGGTCACGTAGAAGATATGAGAATTAGTATTGCTGAAGCTATCAAGTATAATGATAAATTATTTGGTATGCTTGCTGATTATTGTGGTAAGGATGTCGCACAAGTATTAGCAGATTGTAATAGAGATAATTGGCTTACAGCTGACGAAGCTCTAGAGTATGGTATCATTGATGGTATTGTAACAAACAAGAAATAATTTAAGACACCACTTTACTTAGTTGGGTTTTTATTACATTTATAATAAATCGGGGTGTTATTAAAAAATTAAATTAATATGGAAATGATAATTTTAATAACAGTCTTAGCAACATTAGGTGTAGTTGCAGTAGTTACAGCTATTGTGGTTGCGTTTGTTAAGTTGAAAAAAAAGGTTGATGTTAATGATTTCGATAGAGAAAATGAAAACATCTATAATGAGTTAGATAAAAGGTTTGAAAACCTAATTAGTGATTTGGAACGTCATGTCACTGAAATTTATCAACAAATGAATCAAGAGGATGATGAAACTAGAAGATTCATAGATTCAAGGTGTGACAAGTTAGACACTAAAATAAAAGACTTGGATGATAAGTTTGTAAGAACTATAAACTACAATAAAAAAGAGATTGAAACTCTAAAAAATTCAAATAATAACATGCCAGCAAGTAAACAATTACTTACTGATTAACAAATAACAAAATTAACACTCCGATTTTTAAAATGGGGATTTCGAAAGATTTCCTCATTTTTTTTTAATTTTACTTGACATTTAAAAAAACTTTTAATATATTTGTGTATATTTATAAGATACGTTCTTTAATATTATGGGGTTGACTGGCTATTGATTGCTTATAGTCGTGATTAGTAAGCATGCAGTGTTAGATTGGAAACACTTTAATTACCTATCAAATTTTTAGATGGAAACGAATTTGACATCGCTGAAAACTTCCTTGACACTGCTTCTGTAGAAGTAGGTGTAGGAGAGGTAGCATTCGCCTAACAGAGTAATGCACTGGGGAAACCCACAGGAACGACCAACCAAAGGTGTTAAAATAAGGGTAGAAGATTAGTTATCAGTAAAACGAACTACTAAAATAAGGGAACTGTTAAACTTTGCTGGAATTAGAAACCAGATAAGCATGTAGAAAGCTCTTTATGAGTAAGTAAGACCTCGGTTCGAATCCGAGCAACTCCACTGCTCAAGCATTCCATTCTGATTTCGCCAGATGGAAATTAAGAAACCCTCCTAGTGAGGGTTTTTTCGTTTTTACTTGACAATTTAAAATAAAGGTGGTATATTTGTACCATAATTAAAAATAAAAAAAAAAAGTTATTATGTCAATTATTAAAGAAGACAGCACAGTTAAGGTGCATTACACAGGTAAATTTACTAACGATGAAGTTTTTGATTCTTCTAAGGCTGTAGAGGGTACAGATTTTCAAGATAAAGAACCATTAGAAGTGCAATTAGGAAAAGGGTTAGTTATCCCAGGTTTCGAAGAAGCATTACAAGGAATGAAAGAAGGTGAAACTAAAACAGTTACAATCACTTCAGATAAGGCTTATGGACCTATATTAAGTGATAGACTTCAAGAAGTTGAAAAACAATATGTACCACCAACAGTTAAAGAAGGTGAGTTACTTCAAGCTGACGGTCCTCAAGGTCCGATGGTTGTAACAGTTAAAGAAGTAAAAGAAGATACAGTTGTTTTGGATGCTAATCATCCATTAGCTGGAAAAGACTTAGTTTTTGAATTAGAAGTTGTTTCTATTTCGTAATTCTCCATGATTATAAGTTTCTTAAAGAGCCTCATTATTGAGGCTTTTTTTGTTTTGTTAAATATTTATTGTATATAAACAAAACTTAAAACTTATAAACTATGAAAGAATTTATTAAAGACATCTTTACGGAAGATAAGAATGAAGAAAAATTCTCATCAAAAAAAACAATGGGTATTATTGCTGGATTATTAGCATTTGCAGCATTTATTGCTGATGGGTTTAATTTCTATAAAATAGATAAAGAAATGTTCGATTCAATGCTTATCTTTTCTGGTACAATGTTAGGTGCATCAGTGGTTAAAATTTTCGGTAAGGGTAAGGATTTACCAAAATAATAATACTTTTTAAAAATAAAAAAGGGACTCGATAAAGTCCCTTTTTTTATTTCTTTTATTTACTAGTACTACTACTACTTTGTGTGTTACTGTTAGTTGTATTAGTTTGTGGTTTATTTTTCTTTTTACATCCGCAACCCATAATTTCTAATTTTTTTAAGTGTTATTCTATTTATAAATAAATATCAAAATTTAGTAAAATAAAGTCTAAATCTTTATTTTTTTTTTAATATAGTTATTTTAATTAAAAAAATTATATGTTTAAATGGTTTAAAAAACATGAAGTAACAATACTTGATGAGAAATGGAATATTGTTAAACAAAGTATGAAGGTTACCGCCATACCAAGGACTCACGAATTAATATTTTTAACTGAGTATGATAAATATTATAGGGTTGTAAATGTTGTTTATAATTTTTCTGATACACAGCATATTTATGTGATAATAGAGGAATATACAGATGATTTTAATATTTTAGAAAAAAAAGTTTAAAAAAAACTTGACAAAACAAAAATATATCTATATATTTGTATATATAAAAAGAACGTTAGTTCATTGACATCTTGAAAGACAAAAAAAAAAGATATTAAGGGTCTTAATAAATATATTGACGTTACACTCACTTCACCTCCTTGTAATGTTAATACTAGGTGTGATTCCTAGAAGACCCACAAGTATAGGGTTAGCGTAATAAATTCATTTGTTGTTTTATTGAAGTGTTATATAAATAGTGTTAAAAACTAATCCTAATGAAAAGAATGGTTACAGCAAGTTAAAGTTAAATTTTGAATATTTATTGTAAAGATACCATTCTGATATTAAAATATTGGTACTGAATTTTGGAATAACGTTTAAGTACAATTCTTCGAATACTAACGTAAGTAGTATCTTTAGGTGAAAGTCCTAGTCGAAGAACTAATATTGCGGGGTAGAGCAGAGGTAGCTCGCAAGGCTCATAACCTTGAGGTCGGGGGTTCGATTCCCTCCCCCGCTAGACAGTCGAAATCAACTCACTTGCACGTAGTGACTGTTGCACACCATTTTTGGTGACTAGGAAGTTGATAAGCGTTCATTGAGAATATTAGTGATGATATCAAGATACTTCTGTGATGACTTTGGTTTAAAGTATTTCTGACCAGAAGTATCGATAACACATAAATCGATTTGATTATCATGGCATGCTTTTGATTTAGAATGGTCATTCTCTTGAATCTTTTGTAGTTTATCTACACCATATATAGGTTCATAGTGAAATATACCATTTAATTCGATTGCTAAGTTAAGAGAAGGTATGTGAATATCTAATTCAGACCCAATCGCATTTGGTTTATTATAATCAATATGTAAATTTGGGTATAGAATGCTTAATTGTTCTTCTAACCAAATTTCAAGTTTGGAACGTCTAGTACCCCAAGTCTTATTCTTGTTATTATAAGATGTGTTACAAGACCTAGAACAGAAGTTATTCTTAGATTTAGTGATTTGGTTAGGTTTTTTCAAGAACTCTGTTCCGCAGTTATCACATTTAACCAGTTTACTAGTTTTTTGATTTGCTGAGTTACAAGTTTGAGAACAGAATTTTATTCTACCTCTTTTATGTTTGATTTCTTGCTTTATTGATTTTTTCATTGCCGTGAATCTCTTACCACAATGGTAACATTCGCAAGGTAATTTATCAGTTGATTTTGCATTTTCAAATTCGGTTTCAGTGTATAAAGGTTTCATTATAGAAGATTTAAAATATTATGTTATATAACATAAATATATGTGAGAGTGGGGAAAGTTCATTTTCGATTCCCTCCCCCGCTACAACATGTGGTGGTTCTTAAGTTTTCCATATAAATATGGTTCTTCCATTCTTAAGAATAAGATGTTAAGTCGTCTCCACCGCACCAAATGTTTTTCTGTCTTTCATAGTTGTTTAAGAATCGGTTCAGCAATGAATATTTATCTGCAAAATAAAACGATTCTGATTTTTAATGGTTAATAATGGAAAAAGTCCTCATCTTCATAGGTGGGGATTTTTTTTTGTCTAAAAACTTGCGTATCCCAAAAAAATATTGTAATATTGTATAAAATACAAAAGATATTATGAAAAATAAATGTAAAAAATATAAATTTAAATATGAAAATTATGAATAAAACACCTAAATTATTGATTATTGGAAATGCAAGGCACGGAAAAGACACATTTGCTGAACTACTAGGTGAAGAGTTTGGTTTACAGTTTAAATCATCATCTCAAGCAGCAGCTGACATCTTTCTTTATGAAAAATTAAAAGACAAGTATGGTTATACGTCTTCAGAAGAATGTTTCGAGGATAGAGTTAATCATAGACAAGAGTGGTATGAATCTATTTGTGATTACAATAAAGAGGATAGGGCAAGACTAGCTAAGGGTATTCTTGAAATTTCTGATTGTTATGTTGGAATGAGAGATAACGATGAAATACAAGAATGTATGAAGCAAGGGCTTTTTGACCTTATTATTTGGGTTGACGCATCAGATAGATTACCTCTTGAACCAGCAACATCATTTAATATTGATAAATCATGTGCTGATGTTATTATCAATAATAACGGCACATTTGAAGAGTTTAAAGAAAGAGTATCAAGGTTTGGTAGAATACTTTTTCAAAATGTTTTAGAAAAGATTTAAAAAAAATCAAAAAAAAAGTTTGCAGATTAAAAAAAAAGTCTTATATTTGTGACTGTAATAATTAAATAAGTATAAACAATTAAAAAAAAAAGAAAATGACAGTATTAGGAATTTTATTATTATTGGTAGCTATCGCATTATACGTTGTACCAAAATTTATGAATTTGAGAACGGAATCTGAAAGTGTACCAAACGGATATGGTGGTACAAAAACTTTACCAGCACATCCAAAATTTTTAACAAACTGGACTGGTAAGAAATCTCTTATCGTTGGTGTTATTGGAGTGTTATTAATGATGTCAACATCAGCATTCTTCTACGCTAGACCAGGGCATCAATATTACATAGTTAGCCCAACAGGTCAAGTTAGTTATGAATATAGTCAAGGTTGGAAATTAGTGATGCCATTTTCACGAGTTCAAGAATGGGAATCATTTAGTGATATTAAGGTGGTTAGTGATGGTGAATCTACTGAAGGTATTGAAGGACCAATATTAGGTGGTATTCCAATTAGATTTATCGATAAAGTAGTTGGTAGTGTTAAATTATCTGTACGTATGCAGTTACCACAAGATGACGAATCATTTGGTCAAATTGTTAGAGAAATTATACATCCAAAGAATTTAATTAATAATACGCTTATCCCAACAGTTAAAGAACAAGTAATTAACACTGGTTATATGTTCACCGCTGAAGATTATGTATCTGGAGACGCATCTAACTTTAGAGCAACGCTTGATGAACAATTAAAATCTGGTGGTTATGCGGTAGATAAAATTGAACACACTGATACGATTGAATCAGTAATTCAAAATGAGGAAGGTAGAACAATTAAAGAAGTTCAAACACGTTACGAAGTTAATAAGCGTATAGATAAGAAAACTGGGTTACCAATTAGAATAGCACACGATATTACAAAAAACAAAATTATAGTATCTCAAGTTATTGTAGACCAAGTAGTATTAGAAGAAAAATTCCGTAAGAAGTTAGAAGATTCAAGGGATATTTCAGCGCAAAAATCTATTGAATTACAAAAGATTGAAACCGCTAAGGCTGCACAACAAAGAATTGTAGCTGAAGGGGAGAGAGATAAGGCTGCTGAAAGGGTAACACAAGAGAAAGAGCAAGTTAAAGCCTTAATCGCTATTGAAACTCAATTAAAACGAGAAGAAACTAATCGTAAGTTAGCTGAAATTGCTTTAGAAACTGAGAAATTAAACTCTAAGAAGAAGAAAGTAGCGGCAGATGCACAAGCTTATGAGAACCAAAGATTAGTGTCAGCTGGTTTAACACCACAAGAGAGAGCTCAAATTGAGAAAGAAACTAAAATTGGTGTTGCTGCTGAGTTATCTAAAATCAAATTCCCAGAAACAATGATTATGGGTGATAGTAAGGGTGGTACACCATTAGAATCATTAATTGGTGCTTCAATGGCAAAACAATTAACTGGTAAATAAAAATAATAAAAGTTAATTATTACTCAATAAAACCCCACAATTGTGGGGTTTTATTGTTTACATTTATTTGTAATTAATTATAATTGTATTATGGATGAGTATATGTGGATAAGGTTACCCAATGAGGGTGAGATAGCAATGAATTTAAGTAATATAGTTCATTGGGATATTAGTAATGTTAGAGTAATTGGTGATTCGGTATTTTTCGAAGCTAATGGTAGTACTCTTGGTGCTAGGCTTGAGGAATTTGAAAAATATTTACCAAAACACTTGACAAATGATAAATAATGTGATATATTTGTATCAGTTAAGTAATTAACAAACGTTCATTGAAGAAAAGTTATAAAAGAATAGTTACAGCGATTAGTTCTTTAAGAAAGAGAGAGAGAGGTTTTAGAAATTGTCCTCTTGTTGAGTAACAAAAAACAACCATGTGTCTAGACCATGTTAATCATTCTAAATCACTATTCTGATAACTAAAAATATTGGGGGCATGTGAACCTGTACAGTTTGCATGTATAATTATGCTCGAATAATCACTATTTACAAGGGTGATAAGAGTTAACGATTCCTGTGGTGGGATACTCAATGGAAAATCTTCCGAGAGTAAACTACAGCAATTATAGTGAAAACGTAGGTGCAAGCTTCCTTCGGGGAGTAAGCGACTGAGTAGCCAATGATTGTTGCTAACAATCTAGTTATCGTTAGAGCATTTGAATGGTACAGCTAGATGTAAATATCTACTTGTAACCTTACTTATGGGTGAATAAATAAATCCCATCTTGTAGCCTAATAAACCTTTGATTAGTGGGTTAAGGCACGGTACTAGGTAGGAAGACCGCTTCAAGGTCAAATGGTGGAGAAGAATCTTAAGTTAACCGCTTAGGAGTATCGGTAGTAAGGTAATAACGGTTCGAATCCGTAATTAATCCAAATGTTAAAGGTGTTAAGAAGAATCCTTTTGATTTCCCCCATCTAATTAAAAAAAAGCTCTACTTTTGTAGGGCTTTTTTTGTTTATAGCAACATATTTATTAGTATGGGAAAATGTATTGTAAAACGATTATTAAAAGAGAGTCTTCATATAGAGTCACTTCTTACAGAACTTAATGATGAATTAGACTTTTCAGCATTTAAGATGAATGACACCCTCCAACCAGATATATGGGACACAGAAGATAGGATAAAACCAGACATAAGAAAAACACTTATTAAGATTGCTGAAGATTATTGGGAATCTTTAGATTTAGATTTTGAATACTTAGATATTACAATGACTGGTTCATTAGCTAATTTTAATTGGTCAAAGTATTCAGATGTTGACCTTCATTTGATATTCGATATAAATGAATTAGGTGATAAGAAAGAAATGGTTAAAGACTTACTTGACGTTAAGACTAGAAAGTGGAATTCTGACCATGATATCACCATTAAGGGTTTTGAAGTTGAATTATATTTACAACCAGAAGACCAACCTCACCATTCAACAGGTGTTTATTCCATTATGGATGATGAATGGGTTATAGAACCAAAAAAACAAGATGTTAAATTAGATAAAGAAACAATTAGAAAGAAATATAAAGAAATTGTTAAATCTGTTGAAGATATTGAAAAAGATAAAGACAATAATAGTGTTGTTGATAGAGTTGAAAAACTTAAAGATAAAATTAGAAAGATGAGGCAAGCTGGGCTTGATGAGGGTGGTGAATACAGTGTAGAGAATATTGTATTTAAATTACTTAGAAGGAACGATATAATGGAAAAACTTGGTGATTTATCAAGTAATGCTTATGATGATGAACATACAATAGACGAGGAACTGTTATGAAAGATAGAATAAAAATATTACTTAGAGAATCTAGCAAGAAAGATAAGATACAATATCAAATTAGATATATTGATGGACCTATCTTTTATAAGAGAACTGAAGGTGATGATAAGTGGTCATTTATAACTGCTGAAGAATTTGCCAATGATGTATGTGATGGTGAATTGGTTAAATGGGATAAAAAAGAAAAATAAAAATGAAAAAACTTAGTCTTATATTTGAAGAGTTAATAATGGAATTAACAGCATCTGAAATCAGAGAAAAATACTACTCTGATATAGATGAAAAAGAATTTAATAAAATTGTTTCAGCTGACCCAAAGACAAAAGTTAAAGGTGATGAAGTTAAGAAGATTGGTAAGTATGCTAAAATACTTCTTGATATGTTTAAGAAGGACAATCTTAAACTAGAAGATTTACCAAAAGCGAATGAATACTTATCAATTGTTTATAAGAAACAATTACCACTTAAAGCTAACATGATTAAGACGCTACCAGACATGTATGATGTTATTAAAGACTATATTGTACAAGCTGGTGAAACAGATGTGACTAAGTTAGTTGATTCTTTAGAACAAGAAGATTATGAATTATTACATAATGGTGAGAAGTGGCTTGTATTTAAACCTAAGACTGAAAAGGGTGCTTGTACTCTAGGTTCAGCAACAGAATGGTGTACAGCATGGGGTAAACATTCAACAAACCCAAAGTATAAGGGTAGGAATAATATGTTTAACCAATATGGTAAGAGTGGTACCATTTATACTATCATTAATAAAAAAGACAATACTGACAAGTATCAATTTCACGTTCAGAGTGCTCAATATATGGATAAGAATGACAGACAAATCAATGTGTCTAACTTCTTAGATAATAATGAAGAGTTATTATTTTTCTTTAACCCAGAATTAAAGGGTGATATGAGTAACATTAGTGATGATGATTTGGATTCTATGATTAATAGAAAATTAATCACCAATAACGCCAGAACTTGGGTTATCGATGAATTGGTTAAACGTAATGCTACAAAACCAATAGTTAATTTATTATTAAAGTCTGAAGAAGAAGATGATTATGATGAAATTAATAAACTATTATCATCAGACCTTCAAATAGAAGACATAGTTAGGGATGACATTGAATTTAAAAATCTAGATGACCCAGACTTATCTATATATGACCAATTAGGTGGTTATTATAATGAACCAGATGTTTATATTGACGATGAAGAACCAGGTTATTATTATGATAATTCAATTGAAGAAATGTTCAATCAAAAGAAAGATGACCTAGAAATAAAATTTAACAGTGAAGGATTAGATATTAAAGGATTCTTAGAATACCTTGAAGACCAGAAAGCTGGTGTTGGTTATAGTGATGGTGTTTATGATAAAGACTTTTTAAATAACTTAATAATTAATTCAGACAAGAAGGATAAGGTTTTAGAAAAAATAAATGAGATTATCTATGATGCGACTTATGATGCTAATAGAGAAGCTAATCAACAAGTAGCCAATAAATCTGACGGTTTATTTAGTATAAGTCGTAATGAAATTGAGAAATCAATATTCATGCTTTTCTTGATTAGATATGATGACTATGACATGGATGAATTTAAAGATTTCCTATCAAGCACCTTCCAAATCCCAGTCGAAGATTATGAGATTTATGAAGAGGTTAGAGAATTAGAAAATCAAATTCTTAATGTAGATATTAATCAGATAGTAGAAGTGTATGATGATATTGAAGATGATATTGTTGAACACTTTCTAGAAGAGTTTGAAGATGAAATTATTGAGTTCCACCATGAAACTGGTGATGATGAAGAAACTAAAGATTGGTTTAAAAATGTATCTGGTGATGAATATCATTCAGACTTATCTAACATTAGAGAGTTACTACACAATATGGTTCATAAATACACTAATAGTTATAGTATGTACATGTCAGATGCTTACAGAACACTACAGATTTATGATAGAAAGATAAACATACCGAAAAAGACTGTATACATTCATTTCCAAGATAATATGACACATAAAGACTTTAGTGGTTATGTTAGAATAGACCAACTACCAAAATACATTACTTATGGAACTAAGAGTGGGCCATTCTGGGATAAGTTAAGTAAGATTATGACAGACATGAAGTTGGATATGAATAAGGATAGTTTCGAAAACGAAATGGTTAAATTAAGAATTGATTATTCTAAGTTTAACTTTGAGAAAGAAGAAATATTTATCGAATTAACAGATAAGAAAACTGGTAAGACTATGAGTGGTATGGTTAAGATAGAAGCATTACCAACACACTTTTCAAATTATAAGTTATTCGAAGCGATAAATAGATTTAAAGATTTATTATAAAATGAAAAAATTAATTAAAAAATTACTTAACGAATCAATAAGGGAAACTAAAGGTTTTAAACTATTAACTGAGAGAGAGAATAGGGTAAAGGCTAATAGACTTTTATTAATTTTAGAAAAAGAAATAAAAGTTGGTGATAACTTAACTAAAAAGTTAAATAATATCAACACCCCCCTTTCTAAAAAACTATTAGCATTTTTTAATAGTGATAAGATTAAAGATGACGCTAATGTTGATTACGTTGATTATGATAAAAAGAATGAAAAGTTAATCACTCTAGGTTATACAGATATGAATGGAAAGGTTAAGGAAAGGCTTTTTAAAATAAATAAACTTCTTAATTATTTAGGTAGTGATATTAAGGATATTAAGGATTACGAAATAGAAGACCTTATTAGTCATCTTAAAAAAGCTGATACATCACAATTAAAAATTGTTGAGGGTGATGATATCCTTAAAGCATATCATTGTGAGAATTATGAAGACGGTGAAACAATGGGTTCTTGTATGAGATTTGATTATGCTCAAGAATACCTTAAGATTTATACTGACAATCCTAATGAAGTTAAGTGTCTTGTGTTATTAAACCCAGAAACTAACAAGGTTAGAGGTAGAGCTCTTATCTGGCATATGGATAACGACCAGTACTTCATGGATAGGGTTTATACAACAAACAAAGAATTTAATACTTTTTTCAATAATTACGCTGAAGAAAAGGGTATTAGTAAAAGAGCTAACTCAACAGTAACACTTGAAAATGGAGGTGAATATGATACATATCCATATATGGACACATTCCAATACTACGACCCAGAAAGTGGTACCTTAGCCGCTGATGGTAGTGAAGGTTGGCTTCGTTTACAAGACACCCATGGTGGTCATGCAGATGCTGGAGTTTATATTGAATTAGGTGACCATGAAGGTGATACTGTTGATGAAGATGAAGCATTTTATTTATCATATAGAACCCCAAATGGTTATGTAGAAGGGTACGCCCACCAAGACGATGTAATATACGTAGATGATGGTGTTTATTTAATAGATGATTGTATTAAAACATACGACCATGAATGGGTGTATAAGTATGATGATGAGTCATATCCAGTAGAATTAACAGCTGGTAAATATGAAGGTGAATATGCTAAATTAGATGATACTGTAGAATTAGAACACAATTATTATGGTGAAGGTCAATATATAACACATGAGGATGATTATATTATGTTAGATGATGATATTTATGAAATACCATTTGCATTTAGTGATGATACTGTAGAAACATATACTGATAAGACAATATTAAAAGCTGATGCTATAAGACTTTACGAACCACACTATGGTGAATATAATTATGGTCACCCAGAAGAAGCAACTAAGGTTGATATAAAAGACTATGGTGAAGCATGGGTATTAGACGATGATTTAGATGAATTCCAAGAAAAAGGTCTTATAGAATCAAATGTAAGTGTTATGTCTGAAAACAAAAAAATAATAAAAAAATTATTTAGAAAAAGGTTATAAACTTGTTTATTTAAAAATAATTCTCTATATTTGTGATATGAAAGATAAAATCAAACAAATACTTAGAGAAGATATCATAAGAGAAGAAAGGGTGCAAATGAACATGCCTATCCCAGATGATATTAGACAAATTAAAGATGTTTTCGTTAAAAACGGACATAAGTTATTTGTTGTTGGTGGTGCTGTTAGAGATGCATTACTAGGAAAGACACCAAAAGATTATGACCTCGCAACTGATGCTGTACCAGACAAGGTTGAAGATATGATGGCTGATGCTGGGTTTAAAACACTACCAACTGGTAAAGCTTTTGGTGTAATCAATGTATTCACAGATTCAGATGAATACGAAATTGCTACATTTAGAGAAGACCTATCTGGTGGTAGGAGACCAGATGCTGTTAGATTTACAGATATTGAAACCGATGTTAAGAGAAGAGATTTAACTATTAACGCATTATTTTACGATATAGATACTGGTGAGGTTGTTGACCTTGTTGGTGGTATTGATGACTTGAAGAATGGTGTTGTTAGAACTGTTGGTGCTGCTGAAGATAGATTCGGTGAAGATAGACTTAGAATACTTAGAGCTATTAGATTCGCTGGTAGATTCGGAAGTGGGCTTGACCCAGCTGTAGATGCTGCTTTAAAGAAGGATAACAGTCTTGAAGGTGTTTCGCCAGAAAGAATCAGAGATGAGTTATTAAAGGGGATTAAAACGGCTAAGAATGTTAAACATTTCTTAAGTCTTATTGATGACTACAAATTATGGGAATCAATTTTCCCAGGTCTTAAGATTAGTAAAACAGATAGGGTTAACGATAAGGACCCAATCATTGTGATTGCTAATACACTTAAGGATAATGACCCTAATGTTATTGCAAAGGAGTTAAATAAGCTTACTTATTCTTCATCAGAAGTTAAGGTTATTACATTTCTAATTGCTTTACAACAATTCGTAAACCCAGAACAAGTTTACAAGTTTAAGAAGTTACAAAGTAAGTCTGGTATTGAAGATACTCAAATACTTAAGTTTGGTATGCTTGCAAGGTTAAATGGTGAGTTAATCACTAGTTTTGTTAAATTTGAATTGAGTGTAACTGGTGACCAAGTACAACGAGAGTTAGGAGTTAAGCCTGGACCAGAAATGGGTAAGGCTATTGAGAAAATGGAAATTGAAAATTTTAAAAATTTATTATAATAATTAAGAAGTTATGGGAGTTTTAGGAACAGTTTTTTTTCTTTATTAGTGATATTTATAATTAAAAGAAACCCAATGAGAAGATTTGATAAGAAATTAAATATACAAAAAGCTAACATGTTAGCCGAACAAAGATACCTTGCTTCAAAGGGTTTAATAAAGGAAGAGGAAATAGGTATGGTGTCAAAACCAGAGGTAGAACAACCAACGACAGACGACAGAGTACCAAATATCCCAACTACAAAAGCTAATCAATTCATGGTTAGATTTAACTTAGCTAAAACTGGAGACCCAATTACTGGAAAAGGTATTTTCATGACATGGAAGGTTGAACCTAATGGTAAAACAGGTTTATTAGGTGATGATAAATTAGACTTCAACCCAAGTGACTTAGTTGATAAAGTAGAAAAGGGAGGTGTAAGAAATAATTTCCACCCATGGTCTTTCGATATTGAGATGACTAATTGTTTATTAACAAATAGAGTTAAAACTGGTTATGAGATTTATAAGGGCGCTAATAAGGATGTTATAGCTAAAGTTAAATGTTCTGATGTTAGGGTTTCTACAGCTTCTAAGAGTCCAGGTTCACCAGAATCTGAAATAATCTACAACCCAAAGGTTGCACCTTACTGGAGAATGCGTACAAAAGACGTGTTCCAACAACTAGAAGGTGAAGCAATTGAAATTGGTGAGGAAATACCTAAATATGAAGAAGGTGTTGTATATAAAGCACCGATAACACCAGTACCAATGGGACCAGATAAAAATTATATGAGTAGATTCTTTGCAGTTAATTTAGGTGGGACTCTTTATGTTAAAGAAGTAAAAGATGGACCAGGTGTTGATGATTATAAATCAGAAGGAGAGACATTTGTAGATGTTGATGGTGAAACATTTGGAAGTCTATATACAGTCGGTAATAAAATATATATAGGATAATATGTTAAACCCAAAAGAAAGTTTAAAATTCTTATAATTATATAATTACTTGAAAGTCAAGAATTGGAACATGATTAATAAAAAAACCACCTTCGGGTGGTTTTTTTGTTTATAATGGATATTTATAAATAAAGATTTATTATGAGAAAATTTGATAAGAAATATAATATCCAAAAAGCTAATTTGTTAGCTGAACAAAGATACCTTGAAAGTAAGGAATCAAAAAATGAAGAAGTTATTAATGAAATGAGTGACGCTAAATATGATTTAAAAGATATAAACAATTTTTATGATTTAATTCGAGAAATATCCAAATACGTTAGTTCTTCAAGAGACTTTGGTGTAGCAAATGACAATATGGTTATATTATATAACCTATTTAAGAGTGGTGATATTTTCAAACACGTAAATCTAACCACACCATACCCAGTTGGTTATGGTGCATCAGACGACCCAATGATTAAAGCTGGTAAAGGTATATACTCCAATGATAAGGAAGCTATGGTGCAATTCTTATCTGACATTGGTCAAAACCCAGATGAATATAAAATAATTTCTAGAGAAGATTTGTAAAATAAAGATTTATTATGAGAAAATTTGATAAGAAATTAAACATACAAAAGGCTAACATGTTAGCCGAACAAAGATACCTTGCTTCAAAGGGATTAATAAATGAGTCATATGATGAAGTAACTGTGAACAACATAGATGAAAATAGATTCAAACATTGGAAAAGGCAATATGAAGAATTGTTAAGAAACCCACAAATAAGTAATTTTGTAAATAAGTTTAAAAAATACAGAGACCAAGCATTAGGAAATGTTGAATTTGAAGTGAAGCCAGCTTTTTCAGATGTTATAGTTAGATTCGTAGACAAAGATACACCTTCAACACAAGGTCGAGGTAAATATTGGGACCCTAAAGTTAATTCATCAAGTGAATTATATGAATCTGGACAAATCATGTTTCAATATAACGATACAACCTGTATCTTTGATGGTGTTGATGAAGGAGATGCTATAAAATATACGTACTCAAAGTCATTTAAAACTAATCATAATCCACTAATGTCACAACAAGGTAAAGAAGTTGCTGAAACTTTTGAAAAGTTATGTAAAAACTTAAGTTTCAAACTTTCAAAGGAAGAAGTTCCAACAAGATTTTATAGTTTAAAATAATTTTTTAAAATTTTTTTATAAAAATACTTGCCAAATTGAAACTTTTATCATATATTTGCATATATATTTAAAAACAAAGAAAATTTTATAACAATGAGAACAATGAACATACATAGAAATTCGATTAGTAATTGGAGACGTAATTCTCTAAATGAGTCGAGTATGTCCATTATTTAAGTTGTGATGTAAATAAAAAAACTAAAATAATATAAAGCTCGACTCGGAAACTGGTCGGGCTTTTTTTATGTCCGATTATTATGGAAGAGAGAGTTAGAAAACTTGGGGTAGAAAAAGAAAAAGAAGTTAAGAAAGACTTTGATACCATCTACGACAAGTATAAAAAGAAAGCTGAAGACGGAGGCTATAATGGTGAAATAAAAATAAAAAAAGAAAGGGGAAAGGTTGTATTCTTCGTAGTTCTTTAAATATGGTGTACGTAGCTCAGAGGCAGAGCATCCGACTGTGATTCGGAAGGTCGGGATTTCGAAATTCCTCGTGCACCCCAAAGGTTATCTGATTAATAACAGATAATTGATAATATCGGCTTTTAAACCGATATGTTCTTTGACGTATTGAAACACATACTGCGTAGCATAATGGTATGCGCCAGGTCTCCAAAACCTCGGATGGATAGAGTTCGATTCTCTAACGCAGTGCAAAGTGACCCATTTGGCAGAGTGGCTTAATGCGACCCGTGTGTAACGGGTGTCCCTTTAGGGGACCGTAGGTTCGAATCCTACAATGGGGTACTTTATTCGGAGAGGTAAGCAGAGTAGGTCTAACTGCAACGGTCTTGAAAACCGTAGGCCCTAGAGGTGTGTGGGTTCGAGTCCCACTCTCTCCGCCATTAATATTGGTAGGTACCCGAATTGGTTTACAGGGACCAGTCTGATACACTGGGTGCGAAAGCACAATGTGGGTTCGAGTCCCACCCTACCAACTAGAATAGTAGGTTCAAACTACAAACCGCTGGACTATGACCCTTTATTGTGGGAGAATACCCCACCTACTCTACAAATGCTGGTGTAGCGTCCCAAGCTTATATCTTGGAGAAACGTAGCGGTTCTTGAGGTTGTTACCAAACGTGAGTTCGAATCTCACCACCAGTACAAAGGGCCTGTAGTTTAAGTGGTTAAAACGGCTGACTCATAATCAGTTGTTCTGAGTTCGAGTCTCAGTGGGCCCACTATAATCAGCCAAAAGTTAATTTATTTACTAGTTTTGGCCAACTATAAACAATTATTCCTTGGTAGCTCAGAGGTAGAGCAATCGCCTGTTAAGCGATAGGTCGGGATTTCGAAATTCCCCCAAGGAGCAAATATTGATAGGTCGAATAGTAGCGACATGCCGACACTTAGTGGAAAAGAACAGTCCTTCATATGGACGGTTAAGTGAGTTCGAACCTCACAGTCGGTACTTAATATACACCTATAGCTTAACGGATTTAAAGCACTCGGCTACGAACTGAGAGATTGAAAGTTCGATTCTTTCTAGGTGTACTAAAAGTCGGGAACGTTTAGACGTTCTCACACAATGGTGATGCATTCTAGGGGGTCTCTCATGTAATATTGAGGTTTATCTAACCCAAAGCCTCTCACCAAAATGCCTCTATCGTTCAATTGGATAGGACATCGGCCTTCTAAGCCGAGAATCGGGGTTCGAATCCCTGTAGGGGTACTAAAGGATGGGTTCAGCAAATATTTTTAACGACCAAACTTCTAATTTGATTACGTAAAAAAACCATCCTGTACTTGGAAGATAGCCGAATGTTGGTTAGTCGGGGCGCACTGCTAATGCGTTGGCCGCCTTGAGCGGTCCGAGGGTTCAATTCCCTTGTCTTCCGCTTCATCTTTTTGCGTGTTTCAATATATTTATATAATATGAAGTTAATTATCTGTAAAAATTGTGATGACGTAGTTAGACTAATTCACACCAAATGGAGAAAATGTGAATGTGGAAAGTCTGGTGGACAGTACAATGATGACCTTATGAGTGCTACTGTAGGTGGTGATTGTGAGGTTATTGGTATTAGAAATGACTGGGTTTCTGCGGGTAAACAAAAAAGAAAAGAAGCCGAGTTAAATCATATTATACAAGGTGAATATCTAGGGGATGTTCAAATACATAGAATTATCTCAGCTGATGGTCCTAAGCTTAAGATGGAAATAAATCAGTTGGATAAAGAATTTAACGAAATTACCTTTAAGGATAATAGAAAATATACTATTAATGTTAATGGTGGTGATAAGTCACCCAAAACTGTGAAAGTACCGATAAACAAAAAGGGTCCTAGTTTTAAAGCTAAAAACGTAATAAAAGAACAACTTAGAAAGTTTAAACAAATATTAAAAGGTGAGTAATGAAAGAATTTATTAGACAAAGATTATTAGAAGCGATAAAGGATATAAAGCATTTTGTTAAACAAAGGTATCCAGAAAGGATTACTGCTTTACTAGACCAAATAGGTGATGAAGGTAAAAAAATAATTGATGAAAGGATTGATTTTATTGAAAGCTTAGAATTTGGTGATTCTTTTGGTAGAGACTTGGGTATTATTATATATGACTCTAAAGAACCAATAAAACCAAATAATGACCTACCAGGTCATTTACTAGTGTTAGTGGTTAAGGATAATGTCATCACAACTTTATTTTGGAAACATATAGTTAAAGGTCAATACGATTATGTTATTCCATATGAAAAGTTAATTGAATTTGTTAATAGTGGTGATTACGGTACTGAAAAAAGACCTATAACAATTGATGGGTTACGAAGATGGTCTAAAGAAAAAAATGTTGGAGCTAAAGAAAAGAAAGAATCTTTTAAAAAGATGAAATTATCTAATGGTGAGAAGGTACATTTTTATCAAACTAGTAATAGATTTGAAACTGATAATGGGGAACCAATAGAACTTGCGGATATTTTTAATGAATTACCTAGTGATGACATCATGTTAAGTGTTTTTAAGAATGCTAATGATGATGAGAAGATGGATTTAATTAGTGTTATGCCTAAACATTTAAGTGATACAGCTGAAGAATTATTAGAAGAATCTAGAAAAAAAAGAAAATAATTTAATTTTTTCATTGTAGGTTTCATTTTTTTTATTATATTTGTTACATGATAAACGTTAAGAATATTATAGTAACACACATTCCTTTGTCTGATGATGGTTATTTACCATCGTTAGACTTATTTGATTTCCATATTTTTTATGATGATGATAACTTCATAGGGGTTACCATAGATTCTAGTGAATTAAGATTTGAATTGGAAGATGCTGGATTACATAAAATATATGATATTGAAACACTAGCATTCTCAACAATCCCTAATGAAATTAAAAATATGGTTCTAAGATATTTAGGGTTAAATATGTCCATAGATGAGATATTAGATATTATGTTAGATGAAGAGTTAGATGCCATTAGGTCAATTTATTTAAATAGTATTATTTATTATAGAACTAATCAAGAAGGTAAAGAAATTAAGGGTTATGAGTTAAGTGTTAAACACTTTATTGAATTACGCCATAAGTTCCCACAAGATATTGTATCATATGATATTTTAGAGCGTGAAAATGAAAATTACGAAACTAAGGTAAAACTTGAAACTTACTTAACAGAGGTAGAATTGAAAAATAAATTTAAAGAATTTTTAGTATGAAAGAAAATATAAGAAAAATACTTAGAGAAAATGTTGAGAAAAACTCGTTAGGTGTTACAGTGTCAAAACCAGAACAAGAACTTATTGTGATGAGAGGGATACCAGGTAGTGGTAAATCGACTAAAGCAAAAGAACTTAAGGGTGGTGGTGCCATATTCTCGACTGATGACAGAATCGAAGCACAAGGTGATTATAACGAATTCTTTTCAAACATGATTTCTAATAAGGATTTCACACCACTTAGTAAGATGCACTCACTTAACTTTAAGATGGCTAAGGAAGCTATGGAAAAGGGTGTGTCACCAGTTATAGTTGACAATACCAACATCAAGGCTAACGAACCAAAGAATTATGTTGAAGCAGCATTAAACATGGGTTATGCTGATGAAAATATTAAATTTGTTGATATAGGTGCTGGCGGTCTTTCTGCTGAAGAGTTAGCGCAAAGGAATACACATGGTGTACCATTGGATAAAATTAAATCAATGATTCAATCTCATAAGAGTGTTGGACCACTTTCACTTGAAAAAGTTATTAAAGCAAAACCTATGTATTCAAATAAACCAAAGATGTTTGCAAGTGTTGTATTGGATGAAAAATCTAGAACTAAATTACTAGAGGCGGTTAGAAGTAAAATAAGTGATGTTTGGGGTGATTGGGAAATAATTGCTCATCACATGACAATTAACTTCGGTAATGGGTTACCAGAAAACCTTAAGGGTGACTTAGGTAAGACCGTAAACTTAAGGGTTGTTAGTATTGGTATGTCTGATATGGCTTTAGCTGTTGGTGTTGAGGGTTATTATTCGGATAATGAAAAACCACACATTACAATAGCCGTTAATAGAGCTAAGGGTGGTAAACCAGTTATGTCTAATGATATTAAGTATTGGGGTAAATGGGAAGATGGACCAAATCTTTCTGGAAAAGTTTCTGAAGAAAAACTTGGTTAATAACCAAAAAAAATAATATATTTGAATATGTTTAAGAGATTTAAAAATTTAGATGAAGCGACAAAAGTTAATTTATGTATCATTGGTTTTGGTATTGTAATGCTTTTATTATTAACACAAATTAAATAAGATGGAAAACAAAAAAAGGCACCATGAATTAAGTGCAAAAATTTTTAAAATGGGTGATGCCCTAATGAAAGAAGGGGTTGACAAAGAAGACTACATAATCACTAATGTGGGTAACTTCATGATTCTAATTAGTGGTATTATACATGATGAAAATGATATAAATTTATTTGGTGAGTTATGTTCAATGTTCTCAGCTAAAAAATTATACGAAACACAAAGATTAGAAAATCCAATGGCGGATATGTTAGATGAGGACATATATAAGATTATAGATAAACTTAGAAATGAAATGAATGAAGATTTTGAAATGGGTGAAGATGATGATGATGATGATGAATAATTAAAAATAATTAGGGAATCGTTTGGTGGTTCCCTTTTTTTAATTATATTTGTGTAAATCATAAAATAATAATCATGTTAAGAGTAATAGAATACATAAAAGAAAATGGACTTGCTAAGACGCTTACTGACTTTAAATTAAAGTCTAGGGAATATGAGGACAAGGTTCTTATCAAGTATGACCAAATAGAATCATCTATGGGTGAGGTTATTGTGCAAGAGTGCAGAGGGCTTATACTTGAAAAGAATACTTGGGAAATCATGTCTTTATCTTTCTTCAAGTTCTTCAACGCTGAAGAAGGTCACGCTGCTAAAATTGACTGGGATACAGCTAAGGTGTTGACTAAGGAAGATGGGTCTATGATTCAAGTATACTGGGATTGGAATAAGAAAGAGTGGTTCGCAGCTACAACTGGAACCGCTGAAGGGGAAGGTGAAGTAAACAACAAGTTAGGTACTACTTTCAATGAATTATTCTGGAATACACTAAACAACAAGTATTCATTCAATGATTGTTTGTTGGATAAGGACCATGTATATGTATTTGAGTTAATGACCCCATATAATATAGTGGTTACTCCACACGGAGAATCTAAGGTTTCCCTTTTGACAGTAAGAAATAGAAAGACTCTTAAGGAGTTATCTTGGAAAGACCTTGAAATGACCGCAATATCAATAGGTGTGCCATTAGTTAAGGCTTTTGACATGAATGTTGACAATGTTGGTGCTATCAAGAGAACTTTTGAAGGTATGCCATTCACAGAGGAAGGTTATGTTGTTGTGGATGCAAACCACAATAGAATCAAGATAAAGAATCCAGCATATGTGGCAGTTCATCATTTGAAGGGGAAATTAGCTGAACACAATATAATGGATGTTGTTAAGTCTAATGAGATTGAGGAATTTTCCGCTACTTTCCCAGAAAGAAGAGAAGAAATATTTAAGCTTCACGAGGGTTACAATAACCTTATAGGTGAGTTGGAAGGTATGTGGGGTGAGTTGAAAGGCTTAAGACCAAAGAACATAACTCCAAAGGAAAAGAAAAGATATGCAATGGAAGTATTCAGAGTTGCTGGTAAGACACACAAGGCTTACACAGGTTTATTCTTCGGATTAAACGATGGTAAGGTAGAAAGTGTAAGAGAGTATATGATGAATTACGACAATAAGAAGTTGTATAACGTATTGTAAAACCAGGGGGGTATTGTACCCCCTTAAAACATTAAATTAATGAGATTAAGTGATGGACCAGATGGTTTAATAATCGAAGGAGATTCGTTAAATAAAAAAAGAATTGATGCAAGAGATATTAAATAACTCATACTTATCAGCACTAGTTGTTTTGATAAGTCAAATAGTTTTCATATATTTGAGGACTGTTAATGTAATTTATACAGCTGAACGTAGAATGTTACCAGCTATTCTTACCAGTAATGGTATTGCACTAGCTTGGCTTGTATCAATGTCTATTGGTGCTAACTCAATACTTGAGGGTCAAACATTACCAATCATAGCATTCCTTATTGGAGGTACACTTGGAACATATTGGGGTATAAAAAAAGAAAGTAAAAAGAAATGAGAAAGTTTGTAATTGGTGATATCCATGGTGGGTATCTAGCGTTAAAACAGGTTTTAGAAGCTGTTAATTTTGACTATGAGAATGATAGACTCGTAGCACTTGGTGATGTAACTGATGGATGGCCAGATGTTGCTGAATGTATTGAGGAATTGATGAAAATCAAGAACCTTATTTACTTGAAGGGTAATCATGATGAGTGGACTGAAAGGTTCCTTGAATGGTCACTTGAACATGGGGTTAAGATGAGTAGTCCTAATTCTATATGGTGGCATCAAGGTGGTAAAGCTACTGTTGATAGTTACAAAAAACACCCAGACTTAGTTGAGAAACATTTAAAGTTCTTAGGTGAAGCTAAATTATATTATGTTGATGAAGATAATAGAATCTTCATGCATGCTGGTTTTGACCCTAGAACTCCACTTGATGAACAGTACGAATTAGAAGTTGGTCAAAAGATGGGTGAGAACGCTTTATTTTATTGGGATAGACAATTCTGGGGTCATATGATTAGAATAAAGGAGACTGGTACTACAAATCCAGGTGATAAGTTATGGGAACAATATAATGAAATCTATATTGGTCACACCCCAACTATTAATTACGAAGATAAGGGTATTCCTATGAATATTGGGAATGTTTGGAATATGGATACTGGTGCTACTTATGATGGTAGACTTAGTCTTATGAATATTGAAACTAAAGATGTAGTTCAATCAGCCCCAGTATATATGTTTTATCCAGACCATATGGGTAGGAATGGTGAGTTTTTAGTAAAAAATAATAAATAAATTTGTATTGTTGGGAAATATTATGTATATTTGTTAAAAATTAAAGATTATGATTTATACAATGGAAGGAACCGTAAAGGTTATTAATGAAACGCAAACTTGGGATTCTGGGTTTAAAAAAAGAGAACTTGTAATTACAACGGATGACCAATATCCACAAGATGTTAAATTTGAATTTCTGAAGGATTCAGTTGAATTATTAGATTCAGTTAAAGCTGGTGATGCAGTTGTTGTTAGTTTCTCTATTAGAGGTAATGAGTATAATGGTAAATACTATGTTAACTTAACAGCTAACGCACTTAAGGTAAATGGTAAAGCTAAGACTGGTAATATTACACCTGTAAACCAACCAGAAGATGATGAAATACCATTTTAATGTAAAATATTATTGATTAATAAAAAATAAGTATGGAAAAGAAGTTTCAAAAATTCCCATCAATTGAACAATTTAGGAATGTAATTAAAGATGTTGACCATCGTACCAGATACATGGGTATTGATGAAGAAACTGGACACCCTATTATGAATAGAGGTGAAGTGGAACATCCAATACTTAATTTTGTTGGAACTGTTAAGTTACATGGTACTAATGCAGCCATTGTTTACACATGGAATCCAGTTACTTTTGATTACGAATTCCACGCACAATCAAGAAAGAACATTATCACACCAGAAAGTGATAATGCTGGGTTTGCTGCATTTGCTCACACTAGAAATACAGAGCAATTGTTAGCTAAAGTAATGAAGGGTGTTGGTAACATAGGTTATACACCAGAAGTTGTTAGAATCTATGGTGAATGGTGTGGTGGTAATATTCAAAAGGGTGTTGCACTTAATGGACTTGATAAGATGTTTGTTATCTTTGCAATTAAAGTAGATAACATGTGGCTTACTGACGACCAATTAATGCAAGTTAAGGAAAAGGATGAAAAGATTTATAATATCTTAGATTTCCCAACTTATAGAGCTACTATTGATTTTAACAACCCTAAAGAAGCTGTTAATAAGATGGTAGAAATCACAGAAGCTGTTGAAAAGGAATGTCCAGTAGGTAAAGCATTCGGACAGAGTGGTGTTGGTGAAGGTGTTGTTTGGCGTTGTATTGATGAAGGTTGGTCTAGCTCTAAATATTGGTTTAAAGTTAAGGGAGAAAAGCATCAGTCATCTAAAACAAAGACTCTTGCACCAGTAGATATCGAAAGAGTTAATAACATCAAAGAGTTGGTAGATAACTTTGTTACCGAATCAAGACTTAATCAAGGGCTTGAACAGCTTAAGATGGAAGGTCTTGACGTATCTAGAAAGAATGTTGGTGTATTCCTTAAATGGATATACAATGACATTGTTAAGGAAGAACTTGACACTATTGTTGGTAATGGTTTTGAACCAAAAGAACTTTCTGGGACCATTTCAAATAAGGCTAGAACATGGTTTTTTGAGATGGAAAATAATAATGTAGGATTATAAATTAAAAATTATGGCAAAAAAATTAATAGGCGATAGAGTATTCCGTCTTAAGCATGCAGAAACGGTAAAATTACCAGAAATATCACAAGAATTGGTGTTTTCAAATGGTGAAGAATTTCACATTGTGGCTGGAGTGCTTTACATGAAAGGTTTTCCAGTACCAGGTGCTATGCAGAGACCAATAATCGAATGGGTTCTAAATAATCCATCAAAATTTGTTAATGATAATAGAAATTTCTAATGAATTCTAACTTTAAATTTAGGTCTGGGAAATATTCTGGTAAGACATATGGGTGGGTCGAAGAAAATGACCCATTATATTTAGAATGGATTAGCGAAAATAGACCAGAAATGCTTAAAGAAATAAAAGCTAAAGAAACTAAAAAAGGAGTAAAAGTTAAGGATTTAAAGGAAGATGTGTTACCATCGATAAGAGCAAATGAAAATTTCGATGCAGAACCACCAAGCTCATTATTAATACCATATATGTTGGATAACATTGATAAATATGAAGAGCAATTAAGTGCTTTTTATAAGACTAATAAACACGAGTATAGACTTATAAAGGAAAAACATGAGCGAGAAAAGATTTCAAGAATGTAACAAGATAGTTCAGATTTGGAGATATAGATGGTATTTAGCTATACCATTCCAATATCTTTGGTATATGTATATTAAGTCATTTGTTGTGATAGAAACTGGTTACGATGATGATAAGGGTCATATAGTTGATACTGATGGGGAATGGAACCCAAAAGGACGTGAATTATGGTCATTATTGATAGGGATTGCTCAAGGAAAGATGAAATGGTATTATACTAGTGAAGAAGTCTTTGGTAAACTTGGGATTAATTTAGATGATGAAGATTAAAAAAATTATTAAATGGTTAAGTGTTATTATAACTATTTTAGCTGCTTTAACAATATCTCTTAAATTAACTAGTATTTTGACTAGTTATATACTATTTATAATTGGACACATAGCTATGTTTTTTGTTTTATTAAAAGATAGAGATTGGAGTCTGGTCACAATGAATCTAATTTGGGTTATTATTGATATAATTGGTATTATTAAATGGAGTTAATGTTTTTAAGTAAATTAAAAAAGATTAGTAAAAAATTTAAAAGGCGTATTAAAGTTAAAAGATGTAACCATGAATGGAATCATTTTGATTCTGGTTATAAACAATGTATTAATTGTAAAACAATTGAAGAATCATAACTAAATAATACCTTTCAATAAAAAAAATGAAAAAAACTAAAGCATTAACTATTACAATAATAACTATAATTAGTTTTATGTTATCATCATGCGCTAGTAAATACTACGTACAAAAACAACATTCAAGCGGTTCATATATATCGTGGCATGGAAAACATAAAAAGAAATATACAAAACATAGTTTAGTTAATTAAAAAAAAATAAATGTTAGAAAAAATGAAAGCAAAGCACATTAAGTGTGAGCTTAATGATTTATTGGATGTTGAATATCTAATGAATAATGTGCCATGGGAAAACTACAATCGTGGTGATAGGCATGTCTTCTATATACCAGAACCATCTACTTTGTATTATACTAATTCATTCCATGATGAAATAAAGGAAACTATATTTGATAGTGTTTATATAACAGGTTTTAATGGTTATGGTGGTACCCAATATAGTTTTATATTCATGCTTAGAGATGAAGAAGTAGCTTTTATGGATAATTCCAGTGGTATATTTGGTTATGATAGAGAAAAGGTTAAAGAAACTGCTATTAACCATTTAAACAAACTTATTAATAGAAAAGAAGAAGAAATTTTAGAGTTAAAAGAAATAATTAAAAAACATAATTTATGAATGAGTTAAAAACACCTTATGAATGGTGCTTAGAAAGTAATATTAGACTTTTAGAGATACCAGAGAATAATGAAAATGTTTACATGTTAGTTAAATTGAGTAAAGAAGAATTCTTAGAGTATATTAATGAAGTTAAGGTTAAACCAAACTCAACCCCTAGGAAACCAGAAAGGTTTTTAGAATTAAGAATGTACGGTCTTGTACCATATAACATCTCACCAATACAAGCTGGAATCCAATATGGTCATGCTGTGGTTGAATATCAGCAATGTACTAGAGAGTTACCAGGTATTGAGGACACATATAATAGATGGGCTTCAAGAGATAAAACATTTATCATACTTAATGGTGGTACGACTAATGAAAACCCAGATGATAAGTTTTACGGTTCAATGCAAAAACATAGAGATTTGTTATCTGATAACGGAATCCTTTTTGCTGAATTTAGAGAACCAGATTTAAATAACACATTAACTGCTGTTGTTTTTCTTGTTGATGAAAGAGTTTTCAATAGAGAATTGTATCCAGACTATGTTAATATGCCTTACCCATGGGAAGATAAGGGTAGAAAATATAAACCAAAAGATAGTGAAATGGCTAAATGGGAAGAAGACAATCAAAAGAACTATGAAAAGTGGTTGGAGAAGATTGGTGGTGTTAAGAATGCGTTTTTAAGAGACTTTACACACCCAAATAGGTTGAGGTTAGCTAATAATTAATATTTACATTTAACTAAAATGTTGTATGTTTAATGATAATTAAACAAATAAAATTTTATGAATAATTTAACGTATCACCCTAATAGGGTGTCAAAAATCGACAAAAATAATAAATTTAAACATTCCTCACCAGTTATATGGCTTACAGGTCTTTCTGGTTCTGGTAAATCAACTATAGGTAATGCTTTAGAACAAGCTTTATTTGAGTTAGGTATTAAAACTCAAGTACTTGATGGTGATAATATTAGAATGGGTCTTAATAAAGATTTAACATTTTCTGATGAGGATAGAAAAGAAAATATGAGAAGGATTAGTGAGGTTGCTAAACTGTTTTCAGAATCTGGAACACTAACCATCACAGCTTTCATTTCACCATTTAGGGAAGAGAGGATTAAGTGTAAAGATATTATTGGTGAAGATAACTTTATTGAGGTGTTTATTGATGCTGATTTATCGGTATGTGAGGATAGAGACCCGAAAGGTCTTTATAAAAAAGCTAGGGCTGGTGAGATACCTAATTTTACTGGTATAGACTCACCATATGAAATACCAACAAAGCCAGACTTAACAATAAATTCATCAGACTATTCAGTAGAAGATTGTGTTGAACAAATATTATTATATTTGGAGGGTAGAGAAATTATCGGACATAGACCTAAAGAAATTAAAAATTTAGACAAAAAAGATGTTTTAGCTATTGATTTTGATGGTGTAATACATAAGTATTCTAAGGGTTTCCAAGGTTTAGATAACGCATATGACCCACCAATGGAAGGTGCTAAAGAATCACTTGAAGAATTAAAAAGATTAGGTTATAAACTTAAGATATTATCTAGTAGACCAAAATCAGCTATATATCCATGGCTTGAGAAGTATGGTATGGACCATTTAATAGATGAAGTTTCAAATCATAAATTTCCAGCAACTGTTTATATTGATGATAGAGGATTTCATTTTGAGGGGTGGGAACAAACTCTTAAAACTCTTAATAATCACCCTAAAATAAAAAAGAAATAATATGTGGACTAAAAAAAATCACGGTGGAGAGCCGACAAGTAACAAGGATAAAAAAAGGGCTATTTTTATTGGTAGGTACCAACCTTACCATGCTGGTCATATATCTTTAGTACAACAGAAATTAGATGAAGGTGTCCCAGCACTTATTATGGTTAGAGACATTGAACCAGATGAAAAAAATCCTTTTACAACTGAACAAACAGTTTCAATGATTAAAAAATATCATGAAGCTAAGGGTGATGATGTGGAAGTTATGGTTATACCAGATATTGAATCTGTGAACTACGGTAGAGGTGTTGGATACGAAATAAATGAATTCACACCACCAGATAACCTAGCATGGGTTTCTGCAACTAAGATTAGACAATCCATTAAAGATGGTGATAATACTTGGAAAACCATGGTTGATGAATCAATTCAAGGTGATGTTATTAATTTTTTAACTGAAAAGTTTGTATAATAGTTTTTTTATTTTTATATTTGTATGGTAGAAAAAAAAAGACATATAGCTAAAACAATTACATGGAGAATTGTTGGTACACTTGACACAATGTTTGTTGGTTATTTAATAACTGGTGATGTTAAAGTTGGGTTATCAATAGGGGGTGTAGAAGTTATTAGTAAAATGTTTCTTTATTATTTACATGAAAGAGTTTGGTATAAATCAAAATTTGGGGTAGATGGTAAACACAATAACGGTTAAGGGTAAGATTAAGTTCGACCCATCTGATAAAACAAACAAGCATAAAAACCAGGCTACTTGGAAACGGGTAGCGATGGTTCTAATTGAAGGGGAACTTGCTGAATACTACGCATGGTTCATTAAAAAGAGGTATAATTTGCCACTTAATAGACCACTTCGTGGTGCCCATGTCACATTCATTAATGACAGGGCTTCAGATATGAATGGTAAGTGGGATGAAGTTAAGAAAAAGTGGGATGGTAAGGAAATAGAAATAGTCCTTTCAGTAGACCCAAGAACAGACTCAGTTAAGGATAATAGTAGTGGTCATTGGTGGCTTAATGTACCAGAGGAACATAGAGAACAATTACATGGTATTAGAGCTGAATTAGGGCTTGGTAGACCCTATTGGGGACTTCATATGGCACTTGGGTATGCAAACGATAAAAATATGGCACATTCTAAATACATACATAATCTAATAATTAACGGTTTTATAAAATATGATAGTTAAAGTAACACTTGAAGAAGAAGATTTCGCAGCAATACACGATGTTGTATTAGAAGTAACTGGATATGAATACTCCAACGAGGAATTACAAACCATATGGGATGCTTTACCAGAATATGTACAAGGTATAGCAATTAGTTGGGGATGTAATGATACAGTCTTTAGAGATAACTTATACGAATATTTAGAAGAAAAACTTGCAAAGTAATAATTAATTCACTATATTTGCTTTATGAAAAAGATAGGATTTATTTTAGTAGTAGTTATTGCACTGACAAGTTGTTCAGTGAATACTTCGGACAACGTTGATTTCGATGGAACCGATGTTGTATATTTTAAAGATAAGAGAACTGGATTATGTTTTGGAGCCGTGGCTTCAAGAAAGACTGGTTCTGTGTCAACAACTGGATTAGGTTTAACCTGTGTACCTTGTGAAAAAGTGGAAAAGTTAATTGAAGACTAATGAGAACAAAAAAGCTAAAGATATTTGATTTCATCAAAATAATCTTAGCAGTGAGTATTGCATTATTAATGCCGATTTTATTTGGTATTTACCTAGCTTTTTTGTATCTTACATAAAATAAAAAAATGAAACAGATTACACACGAATTTTTAGTAGAGAATGGTCTCATCCTTTTTGAAACCATTGTAGGGTCACAAGCCTATGGAACTCAAACACCGACAAGTGATATTGATAAGAAGTTTGTATATATCCTTCCAGAAGACTTTATTCTAGGTACTGGGTATGTTGAACAAATAAATATTAATAAAGATTATGTTGGTTGGGAAGTAAGGCGTTTCCTTGAACTACTTGAAAGCAACAACCCAACGGTACTTGAATTGCTTAATTCACCAGAAGATTGTATTGTCTCTAAGAATCCACTTTTTGATATTATTATCAACGAGAAGAACAAGTTTATCACAAAGGGGTGTAAAAACTCATTTGGTGGATATGCTAGACAACAAATCAAGAAGGCGAAGGGTCTTAACAAGAAACAAAACTGGGAAAAGGAAAAAGTAACTAGAAAAGAATTACTTGACTTCTGTTATGTAATTGAAGGTGAGAAGTCAACTCCAATTAAAGATTGGTTTGAAAGAGAGGGTTACCCTTCTGATGCACAAAAATTCTGCGGTGTGGTTAATATTCCCAATGCTAGAGATATGTATGCTCTTTATTATGATGGTGTAGCTGCTAATTGTTTCTCATCTGACTTTGATGAAGAGTCTAAGAATAGAGTTAAAAGATTCCTTGGGAATGAAGAAGGTACTACTTTCGGTCTTGGGTATAAGGGCCTTGTTAAGGTTGGGGAATCCAACAATGCTGGAATATCCAATCAATTGAGATTGTCAAGTATCCCCAAGGAGGAAAAATCAATTGCTATCTTTACGTATAATAAGGATGGTTATTCACAACACTGTAAGGATTATAAGGAATACCAAGAATGGGTTGAAAATAGAAACGAAGCAAGATATGTTGATACGCAAAAACATGGTCAACAAATCGATGGTAAGAATATGATGCATTGCATGAGACTTATCAGAATGGCTAAGGAGATTGGTGAAGGTAAGGGTATTATTATCCGTAGACCAGATGCTCAAGAATTACTTTCAATCAGACGTGGAGAAGTTGATTTAGAATCACTAATTGAAATGGCGGATAAAGAAATCCAGAACATGGATACAATCTTTGATGAATCTGATTTACCTAAGAGTGTTGAAAGTGGTTTGGTAAATAAACTTCTTATTGAAATTAGAAAGAAGTTTTATGTTTATGAAAAACAAAAAGGGGTAGTTATTAAATAAAAGGGTTACCACTATCCTTGAGCATTTTGATATTATTATCAATCTGCTCACATTCATTTAAAAAGTTTAGGGCTGTTTCATCTGGTAATTCAAACCATTCTTTACCACCATCGGTAGAGTAGGTTTTATAACCACGATGGAGAATACCTTCTATTTTACGATAGTGTTCTGATTCGTATGTTTTAAGTAACACTAATTCACCACTTGAACCTGTCTGCAACTGCTTTAATCTACTTTCAACATTATTCTTAGTGATACCCACCTTATAACGTGTCGGGTTCGAAGACCAATCAGTAATTAAATAAATAAATCCCATACCATAATATAGGTTTATAGTGTTAAATGTAAAGATTAATTTGGTATTTTGGGAAATAATTCTTATATTTGAATAAACGTTAATATTTATAGTTATGGTAGTTATTTCAATGTTAAGCTTATTGGTAATTATGAGAGTGATAGAGTTGTTATTATTTTTAAAGAAAGTGAGTAAAATATGTCACACTTATGATTGGAAATATATTGACAAACATGGGTACCCATTAATTGAAGTTATGGAAAATGAGAAGTATTATATGACTAGTGAATGGTCTGCTTATAATTTTTTATTTATCAAGGGACCAAACCCATTCCTTATGTTATTTTCATTGAAAAAACTTACAATTGAAAAACAATATAATACAGAAGTTGTAAATAAACTTAAAGAATATGAAGTTATCTAACTTATATGAAGAAATGATGATTAGAGATGCTTGGACTAATTTGGAAAAAGCATTACAAGAAACGATGATACTTGATGAGGCTAATAATAAATTAATGAGGTTAATTAAAGAATCTGATAACGTATTATTTAAAGCATTTGGTATAAAACCATCTGATAAAAAATACTTTATATCTGGTTCTGCAAGACTTTATATGTATGATGGTTTACCAGAATTTATTAATAAGATTTCTGAACAATTTGGTGGTAAAGAAATACCATTAGAGCCAGGTGACTTAGATGTGGTAGTACCTAATAAAGAAAATTGGGAAATTTTAAAATCAAACCTAAACGGTAAGGTTGATATGGATAAATTTATCTCTAATTATGAGAAGGGTATTTACAGACCAAATGAATTAGGTTTAACTCAAATGGACATTGAAGCGTTTGACGAATGGGCTCCACAAAGAGCTGGCGGTGATTATACAGATACTAAGGTGGATGATAGTGATACAATACTTGATAGGGCTACCGAACTTAATGGATATTATTTTATGAGTCTTTTCGATGTAATATCATACAAATATCAGATGGGAAGAGAAAAAGAAAAGAGAATTTCTGACTTAATTAATGACTTTTTAAAAAGACGTGAAGGTAGGTCTAAAGAACAGCTATTCAACATAATAGCTAGAATAATTAAGATGAGGTATTCTTAAATTACAAAAAAAAATAAAACTTTTTTATAAAAATACTTGACAAATTGAAACTTTTATAGTAACTTTGCATATATATTTAAAAACAAAGAAAAATTCAATGATTACAAGAAACAACATATTATTAGTCCTTAACTTATGTTTACTAGTGGTAAACTGGTCGGACTGTGTTGTGTCTTAACTTGAATAAAAATAAGATAAACAGAGAGTCCGATTCAGTAAAACGAGTCGGACTTTTTTTATGTTTAAAAATTAATGGCGGGATGACCGAGTGGTTAGGTGGAGCTCTGCAAAAGCTTTTACGGGGGTTCGATTCCCTCTCCCGCCTCTAAAAAAATAAAATGGTAAAAGAAATTTTAAGAGGTAATTTAGAAGGAACAAGAGAAAGATTAACTAAGGGACAAAAAAATAATGTTAATTGGTTAATGATAATAACAAGGTTTTTAAAAAAGAAAAAATGAAAACAATTAGTAGGCAAGAGTTCTTAGTGAACAGAGATGAAACTGGAAGAGAAGTGGTATTTTATCCAGAAACAGGTAAACAATATTTTATTGAGTATCTTAAACCTAGAGGATGGAGAAGTTCTTGGGGTGATGTAGACCCAGCAACAAAAACACTTCAATCTAGTAGTTATGGTAGTAAATTTAAGGGTACTATTGAATATGGAGAATCTCTTATTACTAAAGAAAATGGGTTCGAAGAAATTATTGAAGGTAAAGGAAGTCCTTACCATACGATTAATATGATGCATGAAAAATGGAAAAAAGAGAATGGTTATGTTTAATGAAATAGAAATAAAAAAAGACTTAATGAAGTCTAAGAATATGGCTACATTTAGTCACTATATTGCTGGTAATTTATATTACAATGTTGTGATTATGGACGAATTATATCAATTCCCAATAGCAACAGTTGAAGAAGTAATTGAAACTGATTCGTTTGAAAGAGAAGAAATACAAACGCTAAAGTTATCTTCAGATTTAGGTACAACTACATTTGATGCTAAAATCAGAGGTTCTGAATTAGCAAGATGGATAAGTAAAGCCATCAAAAATGAAAGATTTATAAAGCTAGGGTAAAACCTAGCACATTGGGATATAGCTCAGTTGGTTCAGTAGCGTCTCGTTTACACCGAGAAGGTCGGGGGTTCGAATCCCTCTATCCCAACAACAAAGTGTTCTTTGAAAATATGGCCAGATGGTGGAATTGGTAGACACGAGGGACTTAAAATCCCTTGCTCCGAAAGGGGCGTGTGGGTTCGAGTCCCACTCTGGCTACGGCTAAACTTAGTCACGTAGAGCATTGGAGAACATGCCAAGGTTTAATTTTAAAAGGGCTTGGATTGTTTAATATGGAATAACCGACACATGTTAAGGGGACTTCTGGTTAAACATGAATAGTTTGGAGTTTGTTAAATTTGTTCAAAGCTCGCTCCCGTTCATAGGGGAGAGGCAGTAGGTTCGATTCCTACCGTGGCAACTAATATTGCGGGGTAGAGCAGTTGGTCGGCTCGCTGGGCTCATAACCCAGAGGCAGAGTGAATCTGATTTCGCTGGTTCGAATCCAGCTCCCGCTACAAAATGCTCCTGTGGTGTAATTGGTAACATCCTTCTTTTACATGGAAGAGACGTGAAGTAAATCCCAGTTCGAGTCTGGGCGGGAGTACAAATGCGGAGGTGGACAAACTGGTAAAGTCGGTGGGCTTAGACCCCACGGCACACGTAAGATACATCTGCGGGTTCGAATCCCGCCCTCCGTACTAAAGGTTGAGTACAGCAAACTTTAAATGGTTAAAATTTTGTCTGCAAAACAAAACGAAGCGGTTCAATCCCGTAAAACTCAACCTGTTTATGGCTCTGTGCTGGAATTGGTATACAGGGGGGTCTAAGAAGCCTCTGCCGAAAGGCGTGTGAGTTCGAGTCTCACCAGGGTCACTAAAAATTAAGGTACTATACAATTTTTGAATGGTTGGGTTATATTTATATAATATGAAACATCTAATAGAAAATTTGTTAAGAGAAGAATTAGAAACTAGGTTATTTGAAAATAGTTTAAATGATTTAATACTAATATGTGAAAACGAAGAAGAGTCTAGAACATTTGAATGGGATTTAACAAAAAATCAACTTGAAAAAACCATGTCAACCATTCATTCACCAACACAAGGTGAAAGATTCTTAGAAGTTTTATTAAATAAGACCAAAAATATCCCATCTGGGTTTAGAAAAAAAATGGTAAAATATGTGAGTATTAGTTTAATGGGTTTATTATCATTAAACACGGTTAGTTCGTTATTAAGTGCTAATGCGCCAGATATAAAACAAGATATATTAACATCAATAGAAACTTCAACGCCAGTTAAAAGAGTTAGTAGTGAAAAAGAAAATCAAGTTAATAAAGAATTAGACAATAGAGTAGCTAAACCTACTAAAGCATCACAAAATTTAATAAATCACCTTAAGTATGAAGAAGGTAGTATAAAACATAAGGGTGAACCAGTACTTAAAGCTTATAAACTTGGTGATGGTGCAATCACAATTGGTTGGGGGCATGCTGAAAAAATTAGAAGGTCTAAGTTTAAATTAGGTCAAGTAATTTCTAGAGAAACTGCTGAAGAGTTATTTAAAAATGATTTAGCTTATGCTGAAAAGGTTATTAATGATGTTTTATCACGTTGGGACAAGAAAGGTATTAAATATACAATCAACCAAGATATGTATGATGCTATGGTATCTATGGCTTTTAATATGGGTAGAAGTGGTTTTAGAAACTCTGACTTTATACAATTAGTTAAAAGGGGTGAATATGAAAAGGCTAAAGAAAAAATAAAGACTACTAGTGAAAAATCATTTGAGAAACATCCAGGTCTAAAATCTAGAAGAGAAAAAGAATCTGAATTATTTGGTAGAGGAGTAAAAAAATTAAATCGTTGATAATGAAGTAATTAAAAAAAATTTTAAAAATAATTTGTAAAAATACTTGCTTTTTTGAAACTTTAGACCTATATTTGCATATATATAATTAAAACAAAAAAATTTAATATTTAAAAAATAGAAATAATGAGAACATTTAACAACATATTTGATTTTGCTTTTGAAGCGTTTGCTGAGGCCGATTTTAGCCTGGGAGAGTCAAGTATTGTCATAAGTTAAATGTTATAAAAACATAAAAGCTTAGATAAGAAGGCTCTCCCGAAACGGAGGGCCTTTTTTTATGCCCATATGTGGCTCTGGAGTTAATGGTAGCTCGCCTGGTTGAAGCCCAGGAGGTCTCAGTTCGAATCTGAGGGGTCGCACAAAAGAATAGTTCTTTGACATTTTGGTTTAATTTGACCCAGTGGACAAACTGGTTAAGTCGTCACACTTTCACTGTGGAGATTGCGGGTTCGAGCCCCGTCTGGGTTACATATGATGCGGTATGCAAATTGGTTTAAGCGACCAGACTTTCAATCTGGACCCTCTTGGGTATTGCGGGTTCGAACCCCGTCCGCATTACAAACGCTCTCTATAACTGGAGTTACGACCAGTGGGAGTTTTGAGTATGACTGATAGGAAAGACTATCAATTACGGACGTGAGGTCAAACGGTTAAGATGTCTGCCTGTCACGCAGTTCGGAGCGGGTTCAACTCCCGTCACGTCCGCTTTACTAACTACGACAATTGATTGGGGCTTAATCATCCCCCTTAGTTAGTGCACGGTCTAGTAAGCCCCCATGGTGGGGGGAATTGCACTGTCTCTGCTCTAAAACGAGGGTTCGAAACCCTCCTAGACCGCTAACGGTGTCACATAAAGGCGCTGGGGGCGTATTTCGCTTAAATAACCCAGTTAGCCAGCATAGGAAGTGTGTTAGATAAATTGAAAGTGACTTGTACTGAAGTGTGATAACGGTACGAAATCTAACAAAACTGGGGCCATAGTTAAAGTGGTGATAATAGTTGGTTTGCAACCAGCAGTTCCGATTTCGAGTATCGGTGGCTCCACTAAATATTAATTAATATGAGTGATTTTAGATTTGAAGAAGGTAAAGATTATTATTTAGAGAATGGCAAAATAATATATACAGAATCCTACTTAAAACGTAGGTCTATATGTTGTGGGAGTGGTTGTAGGCATTGCCCTTTTGACCCTATCCATACAAAGGGTAATAAAAATCTTAAAAAAAAATAAAAAAAAAACTTGCATAATTAAAAAATAAGTTGTAAGTTTGTACCATAGTTCTTTGAGAGATTAGATAAGATATATAAAGAATGGCTACAGCAATTAAATTTTAGCCTGTTAAGCTCGTTGTTGTTGGTTCGAGTCCAGCCTTGTCCTTCTGGGCAAGTAGCTCAATTGGTAGAGCACGTATTAAGTCCCATTCTGATATCAAAAATATTAGGAATATAAAGAGTGATTTCAGCAATTTTTAACGCTCAAACTTTTAATTTGATTTACGTAAAAGTCACTCTGATATTAATGGTGCGGTAAAACGTTTTAACAACACTTCCTTTTAAACGGAAGGTAGCCCAACTGGTGAGGCGGTGGTAATGCAAAAAGATTAATCTGTTTTAAAAGGTTAAGTTCAGCAATTTAAAAGCTATGGGAACCACTTGATGCTAGTTCGAATCTAGCCCTTCCGACTAGGGGTAGTGGGTATGATGCGATGGGTCGCTCCCAAAGCTTAGTATCTAACATTCCTTACTCTAGGGGTCGCTCCCTTAGAGTCGTACTGTGGTGTAGCGGTCAAGACGCTCCCGTTGAGGGGGAGACCTGGGTTCGAATCCCAGCAGTACTACTAATAATATAAAGGTTAAGGTCTTAGGGTCCTAAGTGTGAAATAGTAATCTCCGAACTCCATCTAGAATGGTAGCCACTGGCCTTAACTTTTTTGTATTTAAACCAAGATGCTCATATTTATATAATATGAAAAAGAAGATTAAAGAAAAGTTAAACATCTTAGCTGAGAATAATACAATCAGTCAAGACGATATTAACAATAAATTAAGAGAACTTACTGAAGCTAGAAAGCAATTAGTAAGAGAAAGGGCTTCTATTAACAAAAAGATTAAGAAGCTTGATGAGCAGCTTGAATATTGGAAGAACATGCTTCCAAATCAAACTAGCTTATTTTAATAATATGGTAACACAAAGTTTAAACAATATGGATGATGAGGGTAGTAAACAGAAAGAAAATAGCCACAATCGTTCTAATGATGGCGATGTTTATGAACCCATTAGGGTACGATGCCCTTTTTTACATGGTTTTAAAAGCGACAGGAGATTCCTATGTAATTACCACTTCTATTTTTTACCTATTATCAGTTTCATTATTTGGACTATATTTCTATTTACTTAAAATTAATCCATTTAGGTATCTTTTGACATCTATTAGATATAGATACAGACATATTGGCAGAAAAAAATAAATGGTATCTATTTTGTACAATTAATCGTATAACAAAAATAAAAAATAATATTATGTTTAATGATTTTGATGATTTATTTGATGACTTCTTTGGGAAGAAATCAAATGACCCCTTAAAAGGTATGAGAGATTTAATAAATAAGTTAAATGACTTTAGTGAATTAAATGATGACACTACTAATCCATATGAAAGTGAATTAGGTGAACCTAATGAAGTTACTGAATTTGAAGAGAATGGTTATAAATTCAAAAGAAGTGTTTGGGAAACAGAACATGGTTCAATAGTTAAGGTTGAAATGATTCATTCACCACTTGATACTGGCTTCACACCTAAAACTAAAAAGAAAATATCTCTAGAAGATAGACTTGCAATCGCTATTGAAGAAGAAAGATATGAAGATGCAGCTAAGATTAGGGATGAGATAAAAGCTAGGGATAAAAATAATTTATAAAAATACTTGATTATCAAGCACATATAAAAAAGTTTAAAAATATTTTGAAAAATACTTGACAAATTGAAACTTTTACCATATATTTGCATATATATAAATTAAACGAACAAATTTAATAATTTAAAAAATAGAAAAAATGAACTTAACAGTTACGACATATCAACCGAAACAGTATACGCAAGGCGGGAAGCCGAGTGTGGCGGGTTTGCTATGTTTAACTGAAAGTGATTTAACTACATTGTAATCACATAAGGTTCAAAAGATATAGAAACCCGTCCAGGAAAACTGAGACGGGTTTTTTTATGCTCTTTTTTTCTGATAGAGATTAAATAATCAGAATGTTCATTGACGTATTGAGAATTAATCGGGTAGTAGAGAAATTGGTATCTCGCCTCATTTGGGATGAGGACATTGTGCTGGTTCGAGTCCAGTCTATCCGACTATAATTAAACTGGGGATGCACGAGTAAGGTTGAAGTGGCCACGCTTGGGACGTGGTGCGGGCACAAGGGTAGTGTCTGCCATGGGTTCGAATCCCATTCCCCAGACATAATGCTGTTAGATTTTAAGCTTTCTTGGTAAAGGATACAAAAAATCATTATTGCCCAGTAGACAAATTGGCAAAGTCACCACACTTTGAATGTGGAATTTGGAGGTTCGAGGCCTCCCTGGGTAGCTAAAGAATGCATTCAGCAAAATTTAAACTATTTTTTGGGTAAATATAAAAGCGCATTCTGTATTTGGGTCTGTTGAGCAATTGGTTGGCTCGCCAGACTGTAAATCTGGTCTCTTCGGAGCGTGTAGGTTCGAATCCTACCAGGCCCACTACGCTGTTAGACTTTAAGCTTACGTTTGGATAAGGTAAAAAGTCAATTTGGGAGTGAGTCAACTATTGGTTGGTTGAGGCAGTCTGTAAAACTGTAGCCCTGTATAGGTGCTGGTTCGATTCCAGCGGCTCCCACTAATAAGCCCACCTAGTATAACGGCTTTATTACAACGGTCTTGTAAACCGTAGATACCAGTTCGATTCTGGTGGTGGGCTCAATTGCGGGTATCGTATAACGGAGCGAAAGCGTATTATACTGCACTTCCAATGCAGCGATGTCAGTTCGATTCTGACTACCCGCTCATACTGGTTTTTAACAAGATTTTACCGTTAGGACCCGAACTTGATAATGGATGTCCATGTCTGTAAAAGACGAATGAGTCTTAGAGTTCAGATAGGTTAACAGAATACAAAATGTTGTGACGGATGCCGAGAGAGGCATTTTATTCCCTCATAGCTCAGAGGCAGAGCACTCCGCTTTTAACGGAGGGGTCGGGATTTCGAAATTCCCTGGGGGAACTTATTTTTATATTCTCAATACGTCTTATATTTTAATACCCAAACTTTTTATATATTTTTTTATATTTATAGTAAAAGAAAAAAAATATGAGTATTAAGAATTTGCTTAGGGAAGGTTTAATGAAAAACCACTTAATTAATGAAGTCATGGGTGGTTCTTGTGGGACACATTTCATTAGACAATATATGTTTGAAGAAGAAGATTTTGACGTATTTGGTCATATAGATGGTTCTGATGATTCGGAAGTAATAAGTGAGCCTATTGATGCGAATAAAGATTGTGTGTTAACATTTAGTGAAGGTGGTAATTCTAAATTAGATTGGCCATATTTTTCACTACCAGCTGGTTTTACATGTCCATTAGCAACTACATGTAAAACTTTTGCTGCCGAACCAGGTGGTAAGAAATTTTCTGATGGTTCTTCATTATTACAAGGTAAAGAAGCTGAATTTAGATGTTATGCAGCAAGAGCACAATCCCAATACCCAGCAGCCTATAAAAATGCTCATAAAAATTTAGATTTATTAAATGGTGCCAGAAAAGAAAATGGTATGGAAGGTATGAAAGATTTATTAATTAAATCAATTAAATATCATGGTTTAGAAGGTGAAAAATTGATTAGGGTACATGAGGCTGGTGATTTCTTTTCTTCTGATTATTTTAAAGCTTGGATGGAAACAGCTAAAGCTTTCCCTAATACTTTATTTTATGCGTATACAACTTCATTAAAGTTTTGGTTAGCTAATAGAAGTTCTGTACCATCAAATTTTAAACTTATAGCATCAATGGATAAGAACAACGCAAAAACTATCATGGATAATAACCTTAGATATAGTGTTGTTGTTTACACACCAGAAAAAGCTAAAGAGTTAGGTCTTAAGATAGATGTTGATGATTCATTAGCATGGGGTAGTGATGATAATTTCGCTTTATTGTTACATGGCGGTCAACCAGCTGGTTCAGAAGCCGCTGAAGCTCTTAAACAAAACAAAAAAGCTGGTCATTATGATAAAATTAAAAATTTAAAGAAAAAGAACCAAGCTAAAAAGATGGACCAATTAAATAAATTATAAATAACTTGATTTTTTAATTAATTAGTCTTATATTTGTTACATGAAAAATATAGTTATGATAGATATGGATTCTGAAAGGGAAGACCCAATCAGAATTTCCAAACCAGAAAACCTTGTTGAAACAATCAAGGATGAGAGTACAGCTAAGAAAATGGTGTTAGATGATATGACAACCATTTGTAATGCGTTAGGTACACTAATCCAATTAGCTGAAGATAGTAAATATTTTGAAGCTAAGAAATCGGCTAAAATGTGTATCGATTATTTACATGATAATTTTATTGGTGAAGATAAGGATGAAATAGATATTGCAAAAGAAGAAATGCAATAATAAAAATTATAATATGATTAAATTAAATAGTACTTCTACAGGAGGCATAGGGCGAATACACAACTAAGTGTATTAAATCCTATGTTAAATGAAGAGAAATAAGTATTTTGAAAAGGAAAAAGCTCTAATTAGAACTAAGAAAGAGCTTGACAAAAACTGGCAACACAAACGCAACCAAGCTTGGATTGAATTGGAGAAGCCTATCCCCCACGGCTATAATGGTGAGTGGGTATTAAGAGAAGACATCGCTAAGAGTCCAGATGGTGAAATCTTACAATGGATTATTGATAATCTAGGTGTTGAGGTTTGGTCTAAGAGAAAGGACTTTAGGGTTAAGGAATGGAGAAACAATAATAAGTGGCAAGACATTAAACCTTACTTTAAGAAAATTGATGAATCTACTTATTTAAGTTATCCGTCATGTCTTCAAAAATATTTTAGGTTAGATACTAGTGATAAAAATTACTGGTGGAGACCTAAATACAAGGTTGATATTGAACCTTGGAAATTGGTGATGAAGAAATCACGTTCTTATATAACACACTATAAAGAACATGATGAAATACTTTACCAAGAAGAAGCTGAGTTAAAGTCTAAGCTTTATAATATCAGCGATAATCCGTATGGTGGTTGGTCTGTACCTAAATGGTGGAGAAAAGTTGAAAGACGTAAAGCTAAGGGGAAACACAGAAAAGAAAATAGAGAAATCATCAATACCTATAACAATGGTGAATTAGAAGACGAGTTTTATTCTTCTTACAAAACCAGAGGTATGTATTGGTGGTGGTAAAATTAAGTTTTATGGAAGGTATATGTGATTTATGTGGTAGGGAAGAAGAAACAACTTCCCACCACCTTATACCAAAACAAATTCATTCTAAGAATTGGTGTAAGAAGATGTTTTCAAGAGATGAAATGAAAAACCGTAGGGCAGACCTATGTGGTGATTGTCATCCTATGGTCCATCAATACTTTTCACACTCAGAATTGGGTAGGAAATATAACACTGTTGAAGAACTATTAACACATGAGAAAGTGGTTAAGTTTACTGAATGGGTTTCAAAACAAAATAAAAAAGCTAAGATATGAAATTAACAGATATTTTTAATAAATTATTAAAAGAAGAAAAGGGTAATGTTTATGACTATGGTTGTGTTATGGTATACTTTGACATAGACCAAGATTGGTGGAATGAAGTTCAATCAAGAATAAAAGATGAAGATATTTATCATGGTACGAAGGATGACCCAGGATATGGTAGAGAGAATGAACCACATGTTACCATTCTTTATGGTCTTCATTCAGACATTCCAGATGAAACTATTGAAGAATTAGTTGATAAGATGGTAGCACCAGAGGTGACACTAAAAGAAATTGGTATGTTTGATAACGCCAATAGAGGTTTTGATGTGGTTAAATTTGATGTTGAAGGTCAAGATTTGCATGACATGAATGCTATGTTTACTAAATTACCTCATACAACTGACTACCCAGATTATCACCCACATTCAACACTTGCTTATGTTAAGGCTGGTACTGGTAAAAAGTATTGTGGTTCACTTGATGATGATAAAGTATTAACTCTTAAACCTAATAAGGTTGTATATTCTAAGGCTGACGGTTCAAAAAAAGAATATAATTTTAATGATTAAAAAAACATTTAATGATTAAGATAAAAATAAGTGATGACCAAAGAAAAAGGGGTAAAGAGTTATACGAATTTAATGTTTTAAGAGGTTCAGTTACAGAGGGTAAGGGTAACGAAGTTGGTGCTTTGGGAGAAATTATCGTTATGGATTATTACGGTGAAAAAGCTAAGTACGCTGGTGAATATGATTATGACTTAGTAATTAAAGGTAAAAAAGTTGATGTAAAAACCAAAAAACAGAACGTTCCACCAGAGTTACACCATACTTATAATATATTCTCGTACAACACCAAGCAGAAGTGTGATTGGTATTGCTTTGTTGTGGTACATAAATCACTTAGAACTGGTTGGATTGTTGGGTGGAAAAAGAAAGACGATTTCTTTAAAGAAGCCACTTTCAGAAAGGCTGGGGAAATAGATGATACTATTGAAGGTTGTGAGTGGAAATTTAAGGGAGATTGTTATTGTTTAAAAATAACAGATTTAGAGTTGCATAATAAAGATTAAAATAGTATATTTGTGATGAATTTGATTGGAGTGCACCCAGTTAAACATTCGGATTTAGGGTTTAACAATACTCTATTCGGAGGTAAACTATTGTATTGGATTGACGGAGATGCCGTAGCCTTTGCGATGGAAGTATGTGACACACCTAGAATGGTGACTGTTACAATGGATAAATGTGTTTGGGAAAAACCAGCTGGCCCAAGCCATGTAATTAAGATTTACGCTGAAGTTGTTAGGTTTGGTAACACTTCAGTAACACTACTTGTTGAAGCTAGAAGGCACAATGTTTACAACGGTAAACAACAAAGGATACTAGCGACAGATATTAAATTTGTTAGTGTTGACGAGGATGGAAACGCAATACCTATTAGTGAAAAAGTTAAGAAAAAATATTTAAAAAAAGAATCTAATGAGTGATAAAAAAACTTATAACGAAGCTTGTATTAATGAAGTCATACAACTCATTAAAAATGAAGAAATCGATTTAAAAGATTTTAATAGAATTGAAACGGCTGTTAAAAATCATTTCAATTACGAAGAAGACCAATTTGAAGCTGAATGGGAAGATGTGATTGATTATGTTAGTTATAGATTAGATTACGGTGAGAGACTTTCATTACTTCGTGAATTAGGTGTTGAGGAACCAGAAGAAGTGGTTGAGGACTTTATAAAGTCGATGGGTATTAATACACTTGATGGTAAGTATCGTTTTGAATTATTAATGAAATTATTTAAAGCTTCTTATTCTGAAACAGAATTAGAGTCTTGGATTAAACCAGAAATATTAGAAAAAATTAAATATGTACAAGCAGATGTCTAGAAAAATATTCCTAATAGATATAGATGGTACCATTTGTGATGATATAAAGAATGAGGATGCTCATCTTTATCCAGATGCTGAACCCATTGAAGGTGCTAAGGAAATCATTAATAAATGGTTCGATGAAGGTCACCATATAACATTCTTCACTGCTAGAGAATCTAAGGATAGGATGGTAACTGAGACATGGCTTAATAAACATGGTTTTAAGTTTCATGGATTGGTAACAGACAAACCAAGAATCAAGGATGGTGAAGAGTATTGTTGGATTGACAATAGAAAAGTAAGAGCTGTCACGTATTTAGGTACGTGGAGTGAATTAACTGAAGTGGATGCTAAGATACAAGTATTTGAGTAATGACAAAATACGAAAAGATGGTAGAGGAAGGGACCTTAGTACCAATGAATGGGTTAGATTGGTTAATGTTACAAGCTGGTGTGGAAGACATATTAAAAGGTGATACTGAAGATGAAATGTTGAACGAAACGATTAGGGAATTATTTGTATGTGTTGAACACTTTTACCATGATGATGAAGAAACACTAAGTAAATTAAAAACAATTTTGAATATTTGATTATGGGTACGAATTTTTCACAAGGTAAAAAGGTAATACTTAATGTTATAGTAGCCTGTGCTGTTGAAACTAGAGTTATTGGTAAAGATGGTGATATGCCATGGGGTACTAGTCTTAAAACAGATTTAAAGTACTTCAAAGCTAGGACAAAAGACAATATTGTTATTATGGGTAGAAAGACCTATGAATCAATAGGTAAACCATTACCCAATAGAATAAACATTGTTTTATCTAGTGACCCTGGTTATACTATACGAGCTAAAAACAATGTTTGGGTGTGTGAATCATTTGAATCAGCCTTAAAGATTGCTAATACATTTAAGGAAAAGGAAATATTTGTTATTGGTGGTGGTAAATTATATAACCAAGTAATGAATGACTACGAACCAAATAGGATTTATGTGACTTGGGTTGGTTATGATTCTGATGGTCTTATTGAGGGGGATACCTATTTCCCAGAATTTGATAGGGGAGAATATAATATGATTGATGAATACTCAATTAAAGAAGATAAATATCAATTAACATTCACAACATACGAAAAAAAATGGAAATAGTAAAACAGATAACAGCTAAAATAAAAGGTTTTGATATTATAGATAGTTGCGAAAACGCTAATCATTGGGTAGCTGCTGAGAGATATATAAAACTATATTTTGATAAATTTAATGATTTGTTGGGTAAGCAAGAATTAGATAGACATTTACAAGAACATAAATTAAGATTATTAAACCATAAAAATGGTTAATTAATGTTGATTTTTTCGTTTTAACTTGTATATTAAAAAAAATAATAGTATATTTGTTAACGAAATATGAATGGCTAAAAGGGTAAGGAAAACAACAACGACTGGAAGTAAAAAAACTACGACAACAAAGACCAGTAGTAATGTCAAAAAAACATCTACTAAGTCTAGTTCAAGTACTAAGAAAGCTCCAGCTAAGAAAAATAGTGTTACAAGTAAGAAAACGACACCAGTTAAAAAAACTCCAGTTAAGAAAACGACACCCCCAACTAAAAAAGTTATTAGTAGTAAAAAAAGTAGTACTGGTAATGTTAAAAAAACAACGACTCAGAGTGTTAAGAATAAAACATATGAGTATGTTAGGGTTAGTGAAAATGCTAAGAACACTAGATTCGTTGAAATGGGTGAGAGAGTTCAAAAGGGTGAGTTAAAATGGTCTTATTATGCAATTGACGGTAACGTTGGTTACCATTATTATAGAAAATTAAAATAAAAATAAAGATGAATTTAATTGAAACAATTAGCAATGATTTCATGACAGCTTATAAAGCTAAAGAAATCGAAAAGAAGGACTTTTTAGGGGTTCTTAAGACTGAAATTACTAAGGAATCTAAAACGCCAGAAGATGCGTTAGTGATATCTAAGATTAAGTCAATGATTAAATCAGCTGAAGCTACAAATTCGCTAAGTGAATTTGAGTTAAACATCCTTGAAGGGTATTTACCAAAACAATTAACAAACGAACAGTTAACAGAAATAGTTTCTGATTATATTTCTGAAAATGAAAACGCTAATATGGGTCAAATTATGGGATTTTTAAAGGACTCTTATAATGGTCAATATGATGGTAGATTAGCATCAACAGTAGTTAAAGAATTATTACAATAATAAAAACTTTTATATGAATAGAGAAGACGTATTTAAAAAATTAGACGAAATTTATGAAAATAAAAAAGCTAGGAATTTCTTGAACCACCTAGTAAGAGCATACTTCCCAAACGATAAGGTTGAGAAAGTATTCGTAAAACCGAAGGGTAAATTTAAGTGTGTTATAACTAATGATAAATTAGTTTCAGTTAATAATATTTTAGAGGGTGTTCAAAGTGAAGAATTCAAGAATGATTTCTTTCAATACATGCACAACATGTTTAACCCAAATGTTGAAGCTGAAGCACCTATTAAGAAATTAATTGATGGTAAACACTTAGCGGTTCAAGGTGCAAATACAACAACGTATATGTCTTCTCAAACGTATGTTGTATTTTATGATTGGGTATTAACTAGGTTTATGAAGGGTGACAAACACATTGGGTGGTTACTTAAAGGTATTAACAAAGAGAATTTCATTAGTAGAGCTGATGGTATTGAAGATGAAGAAGTTAAAAAGATTGTTAATAAAAAACGTAAAGAAGCTGAAGGTAGAGCAACATTTGCGCTTGGTGATTTGAGTGCTTTACAAGAGTTGAAAAATAAACTCGAAAAATAAATAAAAAAAAATAATGGAATCCTTGCGGGTTCCTTTTTTTTTACCTATATTTGTTAAAACGATTTAAAAATATGGATTATAAAGACGAACACATTGAGTTAAACATCCCCCCAGTTATTAATGTTAACGACTACGAGGTTGGAGTTATTGTCTCACGCATGCAAGTACCAGAATTACACCCAGTACATAAAGAGTTAATTGATACTGTGTGTCAAAATCACAAAAAAGTTATTATATTTTTAGGTATTCCAGTTGTAGAAAATACTAAAAGAAATCCTTTAGAATTTGCGGCTAGAAAAGCTATGATTCAAAAAGAATATCCAGAAATAACAATCCTACCAATGAGAGACCAAAGAAGTAATGAAACTTGGTCATATATCCTTGACCAAAAGATTCAAGAACCATACGGTAAAAGAACATTCTTACTTTATGGTGGTAGAGACTCATTTATACCATACTACCATGGCAAATACCAAACAGTTGAGTTAATTGGTAATGATGTAGATATATCTGGTAGTAAGGTTAGGGATGAAGTGTCAAAAGAAATTATAGATTCAACAGATTTTAGGAAGGGTGTGGTATATGCTAATTATGGTAGATATCCAGTTATCATGCCATGTGCTGATATTGTGGTATATGACCCAACAACAAGTTCAATACTTCTGGGTAGAAAACCAGGTGAAAATCAATATAGATTTATTGGTGGTCACGTTGAAGTGACTGATGATAGTTACGAAACCGCAGCACTTAAAGAACTTCATGAAGAAGCGCCAGGTATTAGTGTATGTGAATCAGCTAGTGAACTTAAATACATATGTAGTGGTAAGATTAAGGATTGGAGGCATGCTAAAGAAGACAGTGAAATCTTTAGTACTCTCTTCTTAGCCACTAAGATGGCTGGTAATCCAAAGGGTGGTGATGATATCGAAGAAGTTATTTGGTTTCCAATAGAGGATGTACTTGACTATGAAGTATATGCTAAAATGATAGTACCAGAACACTTAGAATTCTTTGGGAAACTTGTAAAGGTTTTAGAAAGAATGGTTAAAACAGAACAAGGAATAATTAAATAATAATTTTTATATAAAAGTTTATAATATGAAAAGTTTACAAACACAAATTAAAGAAAGATTGGTCGAAGCTATTAAGAACAAAGACTTTGCTTCAATCGAAGGACTTCAAGGACTTATTGAAAAAGCACTTGACAAACCAAATAACTTAGCATTACTTGGAGATGCATACAAATACTCACATCACTCATTCTATGATAAGGGTACAACTAAGATTAAATCTTATTTAGAATCAAGAGGTGGAAAATTCGATGAAACTGTATTCTATGGGTTACAAATCTTCCTTAAGGAATACTTAGAAGGTGTTGCTATCACAACTGAAGAGTTAGATGAAGCTGAAGCTTACTTACATGGTGTATTCGGAAGAACTGATGTATTTGATAGAGCTAAGTTTGAATACATTATCAAAGAACATGGTGGTAAGTTACCAGTTAGGATTAAAGCTGTACCAGAGGGTTCCGTAGTTGGTGTTAAAAACGTACTATTAACAATTGAAAATACTGACGATAAGTGCTACTGGGTGACTAACTTCTTAGAAACACTATTATTACAAGTGTGGTATCCTATTACAGTAGCAACACTTTCAAGAGAAGTTAGAAAGATTGTTAGAAAAGCATTCGATGATACAACTGATTTACCAGAAGATATTAAGGAATTATCTATGGACTTCGTACTTAATGACTTTGGATTCAGAGGTGTGTCTTCTGTACAATCAGCAAGAAACGGTGGTTCTGCACACTTAGTTAACTTCTTAGGTTCTGATACAACTATCGCTTCTAAGGGAATCTGTGAATTCTATAACACAGAAAGAGTATATGGTCTTTCAATACCAGCAACTGAACATTCAATTATGACATTGAGAGGTGAAGAAGGTGAAGCTGATATCATGGAAGCGGTATTAGACAGATACCCAACTGGTATCGTAGCTTGTGTATCTGATTCTTATAACATTATCAGAGCAGTATCTAAGTACTGGGGTGATAGACTTAGAGATAAGATTCTTTCAAGGCCAGCAGAGCCAGGAAATCAATTAGTAATCAGACCAGATTCTGGACACGTAATTAATACTCTTAAGGAGATTTTCAGAATCCTTTTCGATAAGTTTGGTTATACAACTAACTCTAAGGGATATAAGGTACTACCTCCACAAGTTAGAGTAATCCAAGGTGATGGTGTAAATATCAACTCAATTGGAGAAATATACGAGATGTTTAGAGAAGAAGGTATCTCAGCAGAGAACTTAGCATTAGGTATGGGTGGAAAGCTTTTACAAGCTGACATCAACAGAGACACTCAAAACTTCGCTGTAAAGGCTTGTTTCGCAATCGTTAATGGTGAGGAAAGAGATGTGGTTAAGTCTCCAACTGAAATTGATGCTGATGGTAACATCACTAAATCATTTAAGAAGTCTAAGAAGGGTGACTTGAAGTTAGTTAAAACTCAAACTGGTTATAAGACACTTACATCTAGTGATGAAGGGTTTAACGAAGCTGAGGATGAGTTACAATTAGTATTCGAGAACGGTGTACTTTATAATGAAGCTAAGTTCGAAGAAATTAGAGAAAGAGCTAAGGTAACTACTAATCATACAGTAAGTGTGAAAGCAGTTTATTAAATTAATTCATTTTTTTTTGAAAAAAATTGGGAAGCACTTGTTTGTTTCCCTTTTTTTGTATATATTTGTCATATGAAATGGGAAGAAGGTAGACAGAAAACTGGATATATGAAAAAGTGTATCATCAACTCAAAGAGATTTAAGTTTGATGTTTATTTATTGAAATATCCAGAAGGTAGTGAAATACCAAAACACATTGATTCAGCTATCATACCATTCCATGAACATCATAGAATTAATTTAATACTTAAGAAACCTAAAGATGGTGGAAAGTTTTATATAAATGGTGTTGAACAAAGAGGTAGATACTTTAAGTTTAGACCAGATGTTGTAGAACATCATGTAACAAAAATAACAAAAGGAACTAGATACGTTTTAAGTATCGGTTGGAATAAAATTAAAAAAGAAAAACTATGAAAGACGCATTAGGAACACGCATGAAGGAACAGTACGAAAGTAGAACTAAGTACTTCCTTCCAAGAAGAACATATACACTTATCAGACTTGATGGTAAAGCATTCCACACATTTACAAAGGGTTTTGAAAGACCATACGATAAGTTTTTGATGGATGCAATGGATTATACTACAAAGATGCTTTGTGAGAATGTACAAGGTTGTAAGGTAGGTTATGTTCAGTCAGATGAGATTAGCTTGTTACTTACAGACTTTGATAAGATTACAACAAGCGCATACTTCGATAACAACATTCAGAAGATTGCAAGTATCACAGCTAGTATGGCTACTGCATTCTTCAATGAATATATGAGGGATAATGGAATCACTAAAAAGTTAGCATTCTTTGATTCTAGGGTGTTTAGTATTTCTGACCCAATTGAAGTTGAAAACTATTTTGTTTGGAGACAAACTGATGCTGTAAGAAACTCTATCAGTATGACTGCACAATCATTATATTCACACAAAGAACTTAATGGTAAGTCTACATCTGAAATGCAAGATATGTGCATGGAGAAAGGGGTGAATTGGAATGACCAACCAACAGGTTTCAAGAGAGGTAGAATGTGTGTTAAGGAACAATACGAAATTGGTAATGCAGAAATTCCAGGTACTCTTAGAACTAGATGGGTTGTCGATGGTGCTATCTGGATAACAAAGGATAGAGAAAGGTTTAGTGAGTTAGTACCAAGAATGAATCAAAAGGTAGAAATGGATGGAATACAGTAAAAAAGATAATTTTCCCTTTAACTTTGGTGGTCTTCCAGCGGATAGAATATGGTTCACTTCGGACCCACATTTCTTACATGCTAACATAATCAAGTATTGTGAAAGACCATTTGAAGACACAAAGGAAATGAACCAAACATTGGTTAACAACTGGAATAGTGTTGTTGGTGAAGACGACCTTATCTTCTGTCTTGGTGACTTTGCACTGGGGAGAGAAAAGGATTGTCATCATATCCTTCAAAGTCTTAACGGACATAAGGTATTGATTAAGGGTAATCATGAGAAAACTGTTATGAGTAAGGCTTTTAATAGAGATGAATTTGATGGTGGTATCTATGAGTTACTTGAGATTAAGGTAAATGATGATGAGGTTAGTGATGGGTTTCAACCTATTGTGTTATGTCATTATACGATGATGACATATAATAGAAGTCATAGAGGTGCATGGCAACTGTTCGGACACGTTCATGGTATGCTTGATAATAGCCCTAATTTGTCACCAAACCAATTTGATGTGGGTGTTGATTCACATGACTTTTATCCAATATCATATCAAAGGGTCAAAGAAATAATAACACAAAGAAATTTAGAAAGAATAAAGAGTAAGTAATGGGAGAATGTAAATGTACTGACTGTAAATGTGGTAAAAATGAACCTAATCTAACTAAGTGGGATTATAGGTTTATGGATTTGGCTGAAACAGTTGCTGAATGGTCAAAAGATAAGAACACACAAACTGGTGCTGTAATTGTTCATGACAAGGAGAATACAGAGTTAACTGTTGGTTATAATGGATTCCCTAGAGGTGCTGATGACGATACAGACCAACGTAGGTATGAAAGACCTATGAAGTATATGTGGACAGAACATGCTGAACGTAATGCTATCTATAAAGCAGCCAGACTTGGTATTAATATTAATGGTGCGAGAATGTATTGTACATATTTCCCATGTGTTGATTGTGCTAGAGCGATTATCCAATCTGGTATAAGTAAGATATATTCACCTAAGCCAGACTTCAATCATCATAAGTGGGGTGAGTCATGGGTTGAATCAATAACAATGTTCAGAGAGTGTGGTGTTGATGTAGTTTGGACTTCATTGAACTATAGTTATTGTCAGAGTGAGATTGAGGGTGATAGGAAGTGTTATAGTCAATGTGACCATTGTAAAGAATATTATAAACCATTATAGGATGAGTGAAGATAAAGACCCAATAAATGAATATTTAATGTCAGAGCAATTCCAAAAGGATTTTGCTAAACAAGTTGAGGAAGATACTTGGGGTAAAGGGTTACCTAAGATTTACATGGATAAGGAAGGGAGGATTGTAGAACATTGGAAAGATGGGACAATTAACATTCTTAAATAAAAAGTTGTATAAATAAGATTAATTTACTATATTTGTGTTATGGCAGAGACAAAACAAACAATTACAGTTGGAGTTTCCAACCAAGGTGAAAGAAATATGACAATTGAGGAATTGTTAAAGTATGAACCTAAAAAGATTACTTACACTGGTAGTCAAGTATTATTTGAACATAATGATGTATTCTTATTAATGAATACGTCTGATTTTAAACAAATTTTTAATAAATAAAACAATTAATTATGGGTGGAATAGCATGGTCAATTGAAAAAAATCATTTCGGTGCTATGAAAAAGCATGAATCTTGGGGTTTTACCTATTGGGCTTTTGATTTACATTCAACAATTATAAAACCAAATTACGAGAGTGGTAACATACCAAGTGAGTTTTATCCATTTGCGAAACAAGTGTTACAAGAAATATCAAAGAGAGATGATATTGTAATGATTATATATACTTGCTCACACCCACATGAAATTGAGCAGTATAAGGAATTATTCGAAGCTAATGGTATTCATTTCAAGTATGTAAATGAGAATCCAGAGGTACTTACAGACCGTGATGGTTATGGTTATTACGAGAAGAAGTTTTACTTCAATGTATTATTTGAAGATAAGGCTGGGTTTGATGCGGAGAATGATTGGTATGAAGTAGCTAGAACTCTAAAGTTTTATGATATTGTAAAAGAAAATGAGATATGAGTGGAAAAAGGATTGTAGTATTTACAGGAGCTGGTGTTTCCGCAGAGAGTAACGTAGCCACGTTCAGAGATACCAATGATGGTCTTTGGTATAATTACAAGATTGAAGAAGTTGCAACGACTGAAGCTTGGAAAAATGATAAAGAAAAGGTTTTAGAATTCCATAACATGCTTAGAAAGATGTTACCAGATGCTGAACCTAATCAAGCACACTTAGATATCGTTGAGTTAGAAGAATTCTTTGATGTTACCGTTATCACTCAAAATGTTGACGACTTACATGAGAGAGCTGGTTCGAAGAACATATTACATTTACATGGGGAATTGACTAAGGCTCGTAGTTCATATTATATACCACAAGTTGCTCATAAGGCCAAGTTATATGATATTGGTTATGGTGAGATAAATGTTGGTGATAAGGATGATGAACATGGTAGTCAATTAAGACCACATACTGTTTTATTTGGTGAATACCCATTTAACATGGAGGATGCTTATGAAGCTTTAATGAATGCTGATTATGTGATTATTGTCGGATGTAGTTTCCAAATAGGTTACACTATTGACATGATTAATAATGTTAGTGTGGATGCTGAAGTATTCTATATTGACCCACAACCAGTAAGTTACTTTGATGTTCACAGACCAATCAGTAAGATTGAGAATGTTGCTACTAAGGGTATGAGGACGGTTAAAGAACTTCTTTATACTAGAAATGGTATAAAGTTTTAAAAAAAATTGAAAAATATTTGGTAGATTAAAATACTTTTCGTATATTGCAGTATTAAACAAATAAAAAAATAATATTATGAGTAATTGGGATAAATTAGTACCAGATGGTAAAGGAGGATTTGATTTATTAAAAGGTTGGGGATTCGGTAGAGAACTATTACATAGAGGTGGTGCACAAATTTTAGTGTATTTATTTTTAATGCCATTTATAGGACCTTTATTCCCAATACTATTTTTATTAAGTTATGTGATAAGAACGAAAGAGGGTAAAATTGAAAATTGTGTAACTGGTGGGATACTTTCATTTGTCTTTCTATTAGATTTTTGGTTGGGTGGCTTATCTTGGGTAATTTTTAAGACTTGGGGGGCTGATGGTAGTGGATTCGGTATGAACATGCTTTTATTTTTCGGTAAGTTAAATTTATCATTAATGTTAATATTTATAGCTTTATATTTTTTAACCCCTTACATTTGGAACATAGTTGACCTTGTAACATCATATAGTTCTGCATTAATATTCTTCTTCATCGTATTTTTTATCATGTGGAAAGCATTGATGCCTATTTGTGGGTTCATAACAGATAATACTGTTGCTGAAACACCATTATTCTTTTTAGATGATTTTTACCAACATATGTCAGAATAGAAAATGAAAGGAAAAGTAAGTTT